CTGCCATTTTGAATGTACTCGTTTTGAGTACAAATGTACGCAGTTTGCGTAAGCCGCGCACCAAAGGTTGGACGAGTCTCTCATAAGGACTTCGGAGTTAGCTTTCGATTAGCTCGTGCGGCACCAAGACAACACAAGGAGAATACGTGGCAAACGCAATGGTAGGCACCGACAAACCGGACTCCAAAACACCGCAGACCACTAAGCAGAAAGTAGGGTCCGCCGTCGGGGCCGTGGGCTCTGCTATGCAGGCCGCTGAAGCCAAGAACGCCGCTGCTCGCGCAGCAACAACAGACGATCTACAAGCGAATACAAGGCAAGCCCCGGGCCCCAGCTACACCCCGAGCCTGCCGACTCCCAATTTTAGCAAAGCGTCTCCCGCTACTTTTCACAAAGGCGGCACGGTGAAAAAGGGAGGAATAGCCTTGGTCAAGAAGGGCGAGTTGTACATGCCGCCCGCGAAGGTTGCACAGTTGAAGAAGGATATTGTCCGGTTAATGGACAAAAGTTTTGGGCGATAGCATCGGTGTGCGGCTGGGCTTTATATCCCCGGGAGAGCGCCTCGAATAGCGCAACGGCAGGGTTCGACCCCCTGGTCGCCTACCACGGGTTGCAAGCTTTGATGGTTTGAAGCAGTCGGTTCTTACCCGACAGAGCAGGATTCGAGTTCCTGGCGACCCACCATTTTGGAGGACGTTATGACAAGTCGAAAATCCGAGGACGACAAACGTTGCCTCGTGAGTGTGATGGCTGGCATAACGGCCTTTTAAGCCGATTGGACAGGGTTCAATTCCCTGGCGAGGCACCAAATTTTGACCCCATAGCTCAAGGGAAGAGAGCAACGGCTTCTATTCGTTAGATTCCGGTTTGACTCCGGATGGGGTTTCCATTTCGCCGACTTAGCTCAATGCACAGAGCCCTTCGGTCCTAACGAAGTTGATGCGGGTTGAAGTCCCGTGGTCGGTTCCAGTTTGCGCGTATAGTTCAACGGACAGAACTCGACCCTCCGAAGGTCAGAATGTCGGCTCGATTCCGGCTACGCGCCCCATTTCTGTGGTCGTAGATTAGCGGCTAAATCGGCTGGCCTACACCCAGTTCACCGCAGGTTCGAGTCCTGCCGACCACACCATTTACGGGCGACTCGTCCAATGTTAGGACGCACCCTCGATAGGGGTGTCATTGTGGTTAGATTCCACAGTCGCCTACCAAGTTTCATGCGGAAGTCGCTCAGTGGTAGAGCCGTTGCCTTCCAAGCAACTGTCTTTGACATGCGGGTTCGAATCCCGTCTTCCGCTCCATTCTGGAGAAGTATGCCCTCTGACCCCGCCTATCATCGCGCCCACTACGAGGAAAACAAAGAGGACTATTTACAAAAGAATAAACAGTATAAAAGGGTTTTTGAAGCCCTTTTGGTCCTTTTGAAAAACAGACCCTGCCTGGATTGTGGGGGAAAATTCCCCTCTTGTGCTATGGATTTTGACCACATCGACGGGGACAAAGTTATGAATATAGCCTCAATAGTCAGGCGCTGCACTCCTGCGGCTCTGGTTTCTGAGCTTAAAAAGTGCGAATTAGTTTGTGCCAATTGCCACAGAATAAGAACCATTTCTCGTTTGGAAAAAGACGAGCCGACGCTGACCCTATCCGAACTCTGGGATATTTTCTCCGCCCGAAAGAAATGGTACGACAGAGAAGTCTGGCAAGAGCTTTTCCAAATGGTAGGTGCCGAGCTTCCTCCTCTTCCGGAGAAGCCAAAAAGAGCCCCCAGAAACATTAGAAAAGTGGGTCCAGAAGGAACCTCCTGGTGTAGCACACACAAAAGTTTTATCTCCCTTTCTAGTTTCGAAAGAAATGCTTCTCGTTGGAACGGGCTGCAAGGTCAATGTATTGATTGCAGAAAGAAAGCTCCTTCGAGGAGACCAAAGAAGAAACAAAAAGTTTTAGTCCGGGTAATGGACTAATCGCCGATCCGAGCCAGAGCGCCGGAATCCCAGAGAGCCAAAAATGACAGATGAATCCAAAATCGTCGCGGAACTGCGCGTGAAGAGTTGTGTGGTTGGCCGATTCCCCAAGCCCCCCAAAAAGGCATTGCCTTATTGGAACGAGAAAACTGAAGAGGTTTGGGAGATCAAAGCCGAAGGGATTTGGAAATCAGAAATTCCGTATCCTATTTCCCTCCACTTTACCACTCCTCCCGGACATCCCGTTCTTCCTTCCATCGGAAAACTCAAGATCACAATCGAGGCTCTTTAGCCTCCAAAGGACAAACATCATGGCTCGTCAAGACACAGTTGCAGGCTTCCCCAATTTTAACTACTCGCAGGTGATCGCGGTAACCTCCGAAACTCCGCTTCTCGCCCCCACCGCCGCTGGAGTATCTCCCTACTTCCCTTCCCCCGAATTTCCGCTTTCGACTTCGACCTACCCGTCCGGCGTATATGTTGGTGTTTCGTCTGACATCGCGGGCGGCGCTTTCGACGGTCATCTGTTCGAGGTTGTTCTGGCTTTCACCGCGTCAAGCACGGCGACAACCAACCTGTTGGTTAACCTGTACAATGCCAAGGCATCGACATTCGCGGGCGGCCCAGCAGCCACGGGATACACCCTGGGTACTCTCAGCACGGGCTGTACCAAGGTTGTTACGGGCACGGCGACCGCGAACCTGACTTCGAGCGTTACTGTCAACTACGTGATGAAGACCCAGTTCCTGTGGGACAGTCTTACCAAGATTCTGTCTTGGGCTGGAACTTCTCAGTATCAGAACGGTGTGTTGATTTCCAACGCGGCAAATGCCAACGCCACTTCCGTTGCCGTTACCGACCTGAACTTCATTCCGTCCTTCACGTTGGCGTCCGCAGCTACGACGACAATCAACTTCAAGGAGTTTTGCATTAACCGGATATAAAATCAACAACTTATGGGGGCCTTCGGGCCCCTACAAGGAGATCAATATGGAAGCCATGCTTTGGGTACTCGTTGTGGTTTTCGTCTTGACGGTGATTTTCGCTGCTGATCGGCAGTTGTGGATCAAGGAAATCGAAAAGGACCTGAAAGAATTCTTGGGCGATTCATTGGTTGCCCGAGACGCCGCAGAAAAATCAATAAAGGTTTACTACCAGGCGCAGGTTGCTGCTATCAAAGTTCTAATCAGAAAACACTTCAAGTTGTAAAGGAACCTAATGAGCAAGAAGACCGGCTACTATGTCTATGCTTATTTACGTTCTAAATCTTCGGAGTACGGCGAAGAGGGTTCTCCGTATTACGTAGGCAAAGGCAAGTTTCGATCTTCCGAAACCAAAGAAAAGCAACGGATCGCTAAATTGGGCAAGCCTTTGTCTGAAAATCATAGAGCCAACGTCAGCGAAGCTGTTACTGCGTCTTGGGTAAAACGGCGCGAGAAATATGGAAGCAACGGGCGGGGCGCGAAACTTGCTTCTTCCGTACAAGGAGTAATTCTTTGAACTCACTTACAACACAACCAATGATTTTGGATTCTGACATTACAACCTGGCGAAACAGCGCAGTTGTTTCCGGTGCTGGCTACACCACGGGAATCCGGGTCCAAAAACTTCTACTCATTGTCGGGGCGAGCGCGGCCAGTGTAGGAACGGTAGCGATTACCGCACCCTCTGATAGTGCTCCGCTATATCCCGTAATGTCAGTTGCAGCTTCAACAGCCGCCAATACGGAATTGTTTCTCGACAGCCCGACTGATACAACAGGTGCTTTGACTTGGCGCGACTTTGCTGTAACGGGACTGACGGCAACGGGAACAAAACTCTGGATTTGGTGGACGGTCTAATTAAATGAAGAAACTCCTTTTTCTCGCCGCGCTCATGTTGTCCATTACCTGGACAGCCTCGGCACAACTGCCGGTGAACAACCAAGTTATCTATGTCCCAGTCGCCCCCTCGGGAGCGTGCCCCGCTTCTCCCCCTATTGAAGTTGTGATCTCTACAGGGGTTGTGTATACTTGCAATAACGGCACCTGGGCAGCAACAAGTTACTCACTGCCCACGGCAACCAGCAGTGTACTGGGCGGCGTGATGCCGGATGGGACTACGATACTCAATACAGCAGGCGTGATCTCGGCGACGCCAGCGAGTATCGGCGCTCAAGTCAACCTTGGCGCAACGCAGACAGGGGCCATCGGGGCTAGTGGTACGGCCACTTTCCCAGGTACCATCGCGGCTGGCAGTGAGACGCTTGGATCGCCATTGCTTCCGGCGTCGGGCGGCACAGGTGCAACTACGGCTGCGGCGGCATTGACAAGTCTAGGCGCGGCAGGAACGGGGATTGCCAACACGTTTACAGAGAATCAGTCCATGACCGGCCTGACGCTGAGCACAGTTGCCAACGCAGCAGCGCCAACAGGCGTAGCGACAAACTCCGGCCAGTCTGTAGGCGCAAGCACCACGAACGAAGCTGCGGTAACGTGCATTGATTCTAGCGGAGCAAACACAACGCTCGGCGTTGCATCCGCCAACGTCACTACAACCGGCGGCTCAAGCTACATCGTCTGGAGCTATACGCTGCCGAGTGGCTGCACGACGGGCTACATTTGGATGAAGAATACCGGATCGTTCGCTTACTACTCAGTAGCGACCGGAACGAGCTTCCAGCAGAACGCGGCGGCTACTACCTACACAGCAGCGGCAAGCTACCCGGCAGGTGGGGCGTATCCTACCGCGAATACAACGGGGTATGTCAACGCAACAACTTTTGCCTCCACTGTACCACTGAATATGGGTATACCAGCATTCTCAGTTACCGATAATAGTACCCATAGTGGAAGTATAAGTATAGCTGGGGGCGGCGATAATCGTTTTGAGATAAATGGTAGCTCTGGCATTCTTATACAGAGTAATGGTAATGGCATAACCTTTCAGTCTACCACGGGCGGCTTCAACAGCTCGTTGATGATTCCAGTTGAAGCATATGCAGGAGCGGACGCAAACGCAAACGGAAGTAAGGCTGGGTTTAGTTTCATGCTTCCAACTTCCACACAGAATTCTACCGTACAAGGAGAAGTCTCTGCCACAACTACTGATTACCGTCAAGCAACTCTGAGTGCGGATTTAGTTTTCCGAACTGTATTGAATGGCACACTGGGAGAGGCTTTTAGGATCAAAGGTGGGGGCACAATATCGCTCACAGCCACAGCCCCAACAGCCTCAGCAGGAAGCGTAGCCGCTTACAGCAGCAACATGGGCGGAGAGATCACTGGCCTGAGCGCAGCTACAAGTGTGAATATCACCTTTGCCAACTCCGGCTGGACGAACGCGGCATTCTGTGTGGTGACACCGGATAATGCGACGGCCATTCCCTACATCAGCGCCATCAGCAAGACGGGGTTCACGATCACATTCACGGCAGCGGAAACAGGCGTAGTTTTCTATCACTGCGACGGAAACTAGGGCATGAAATCAGAACACGGACGCGCTGCATATCCAGTAATCGGGGCGGCGCAACAACGGGCCAGGGAAGCGGCCAGGAGAGATGATGCTGGCCGAGGAGATTTCACGCGACAATAGACCAGAGGTACAACAGGAGAAACACATGACCACGAAGAAACCGTCAGTCAAGGCCCCAGAGGCCAAGATCAAAATCAAGCTGAAGGGCTCGCCCCAACAGGTAGCCACAGGTTTGAAAGCTATCGCAAAGAAAAAGTAACCGACTTTTTCTAACCCCGTCCATTACCCGGACAGCACAAAGGAAACCAATATGGCAGAAGAAAAAACATCCCGGGCTCATTCCGCAATGAGCGGGGGCAGCAAGAAGTCCTCCAAGAAGTCGAAGACCAAGAAGCACCCAAAGGAAATTCATATCCGGCGCGGTAAGTCTGGCGGCTTTATCGCCAAGCATATTCACGACGCAGACCCCAACTCTCCCGACACGGCTCCCGAGCCGGATGAAGAGCATGTCCTCCCAGACCTCGAAGCCTTGCATTCGCACATGGATGCCAACATGGGAGATCAGGCCCCCGTTCCGCAGGCCGCTCCTTCTCCGGATATGTCTCAAGCAGGACCCGCAGCCGCAGGAGCGGCAGCCCCCGGACCGGGCGGACCCCCGGCTCCCGCGCCGCAGCAAGGAATGTAAATGACAACCACCGTCGTTCCAAGTTCGAAGCTGGGCTGGATCGTTACCGCTGTCGTCGCTGCGGTTCTGATCTTTGGTGCCTACGAATGGTTACAAGAGCACGACGCCCGCATCAAGGCCGAGGCAACGGTGGCTACTGCCCAGACGCAGATTCAGGCGGACAAAGCTAACGCAGCCAAAGTTCAAACAGACTTGGCGGCAAGACTGTCCGATTTGGAATCAGCAAGAAGCCTCCCAGCGACTCCGCAGCAGATTGTCATTTCGGCCTCCAAGTTGTTTCCCAATCTGGCTCAGCCCTTGCAAGTGGTTACTCCTCCTCCGACGCAACAAGTCGTGAACGGAAAACCAACGGAAGTTCCGTCTGCTCCTGTAGTTCAGATTCCTGCCGTGGATTTGAAGACCCTTCAGGACTACGCCATTAACTGCGAAGAAAACAGCGCGAAACTCTCAGCGTGTACTCTTACTCAAGCAACGACTGTGGACGAACTGAAAGAAACTACTACCCAACGGGATGCCTATAAGACCGCGCTTAAAGGCGGTACGTTTTGGCAGAGGTTCCGGCACGACGCAAAAATCATCGGGATTACGGCTGTTGTCGCGGGTGGCACGGCCTATGCCCTTGGGAAAAAGTAATGAACGGAACTTCAACATTAGGCGGCAACTGGGCGGCGGGGTTCCTGCGGTCGCAGTTGTCTGACAAAGACGGGACGGTTAGCAACACTAAGGTTTGTATCTTGATGGTGGTGACAGCGGCCCTGTCCTGGATTAGCTGCCTGATTTACAAACTCCACGGGGCCATCTCGGTCACTGACATCGTTACTTTTGTCGGGTCGGTCGGAACGTTCGCCACTATGCTTTGCGGAGTGCTTGCCGGTTTGAAATACAGCGCGGACGCCGTGAACAACCGGGCACCGAACGCAACCCAGCAAGTTCAACCACCCACCACACCAGCACCATAACAGCACCATAGGAGAACAAATGGACTACGTTTACACAGCAGTATTGTCGGCTATCGTCGGATTCGTCGGGGGTCACTACTTTTCGAAGCAGTTGGCCGCCGCTGTCGCAAGTTTGGAAACCACCATTGAAGCCCGCTTGAAGGGCATCGAAACTGCGGTTGCAAAGAAGCTCTAACAAGCTCTAACAAGAGGCGTATGACATCTGAGTCTTTGGAAAGAATCAGACTATTTGTTCTTGGACATCGGCACAAATCTTTAGTAGCCGCCGTGTACGCCCGAGAAAACGGATACAAAGCTGTCGCCCTGGAGCACGAGAACGAGGCGGCTTTTGCCGATCTTATTCTCAAAGACTTGGAGAACGAATGCCAGCCAAAGAAATAATGACGGATTTTAGAGCCGGAAAACTGCACTCGGGAAAAGGCGGCCCCATCGTCAAAAACGCGGCCCAAGCCCGGGCAATTGAAATTTCATACGCCCGGAAAGAGGGGGCTAAAATCCCGCTCCCCAAGAAAGCCAAGAAGAAATAGTCCATTACCCGGACAACTATGCTTAGTTTCTCTGACCAAATAGACGCGCTCTATGACCAATACGGTGGGTACGAGCTAATCCCCGATGACGCGCTCTATGACCTCCTTCAGGGCGGCAAGCAGGACCTGGTCAACATGTCCAAGCTGGGCTCGGACCACATCCCCAATTCCAACCTGGGCAAGGAAGTTCGCAGGCGCAGCATCGCAGACCTGAAGTGGCTGGCAAAGTATTTCTTGTGGGACTCCATGTCCGTGAGCAACGGGGGCGAAGTCCCGATTTCAGAGAACATCTTCCTCGACCCGCAGTACGACATTTTCGCTGAGTTGTTCGTTAAGAAGGACCCAACCAAATCCATTCAGGATCAGGACCCGGTTAAGACCCGAGTTTTGCTCTGGCCGCGTGGCGGCGCAAAATCGTCGTATGACCATATCGACGCCCTTCAATGGATTATAGCTTTTCCCGTACTTAGAATCCTGTACCAAACTGCCGAAGCCACGCTGTCCAAGGGCTTTACCGGAGAATTGAAAGGGTATTTTACTCTGAGAGAAGACGCTCCGACTCTCTTCAATCTATTCTTTCCCGAACATTGCTGCTTGCCCAAAGATATGGGGGCTGGAACCCTTTTTACAACCCCGGTATACAAGGCCAAAAAGACGGGCCGCAAAGAGCCGACGGTTGTTGCTTCCTCTGTGGGAAAGACTAAATCCGGGTGGCACTACGAAGTCATCAAGTCAGACGACGCCGTTTCGGACAAGAATACTGAAACCTCGGAACAGTGTTCCACCGTGTCGGAGAAGCTGTTTCTTTCCGAAAAGCTGCTGATGCCTGGCGGTTTTTACAAAGACTACGTGGGAACCCGCTATGCGGAAGAAGATCATTATGGGATTTTGCTCGACAAGTACCTAACCAACGGCGAGATCGAAACCACGACCGGAGTTGGTTGGACGCTCACTTACAACAAAACCTACGCCATTAAAATACTGATTGGCAAAGCCTGTCAGATCAATCCAGAAGTTGAAGAACGGCTCCGACGCGAAGGTAAGCCGGTAAATTACATCGAGGCCGGAGAAGACGGCTGCATACTCCTGCTTCCCAAAAAGCAACCCTATCCCTGGTTGATGGGCGAGTACGCGAACAACGAGAGGGTCTTCGAGGGGCAGCTAAATCAGAACCCCAGGACCGCAAGCTCGGTGGTCTTCGACCTGCCTTCCCTTCTACGCGCTACGGTTCCTTATCACATGCTGCCGCGCCAGGGCCCAGTATCCCAGTTTTGGGACTTGTCCTTCAGCGAAAAGAAAGGCACCGACTACTGCGTTGGAAGCTCTGTAATGTGGGGGGAAGAAGACGTACTTGACTCTGTTGAGAAGAGAACCGGAGCACGCAAAACCGTAGGCTATGTTCGAAAAGTCATTCGGGACCGATTCAACCCTTTCTCGGCGGCCCAAGCCATTGTCCAACTTGTCGTGGAAGAACGACCTTTCATCCTTGGGATAGAAGACGCGGGCGGCTCCAAGAACTTAGAGCCCGCCATCCACGCCGAGGCGCAAAAGACAGGCGATCCTTATGTTATTGCGGTTTGCACGCACATAGATTGGGTAACCCCCAGCAACGAGAAGGACGCCAAGAAAATTCGCATGGGCAGTTTGCTCCCCTGGATTCAAGAAGGCAGACTGAAGTTCGCTAATTTTGCGATGCAGCCGAAGTATCCAACCCTGGACGCTCTTTACAAAGAATTCCAAGCCTGCATGTCCAGTCACCACCACGATGATATTCCAGACAACCTCGGATACCAACCTCGCTACGCGCCGAGGGCGACTCAAGCCATAGTCGAAAACAGCACGGAGATGTTCTTCAATATCGACCGACAGGGCTGGGGTCAATTGTTTGACGAAGAGTACATGGCAAGGAAAGGCTCGTACCTGGACGAAAACGGGAACATCGTGAGTGCTCAGCCGGAACCTGTTGTTTCTGATATGTTCTCCCCCGAACCAGAAGTTTGGTCGGGAACCCCCCACGGAATGCCTAACATTTTGGGCGCTGGTATATTTGGTTAATGAAACTCCACGTAGAAATCCAAGATGATGACGGAACGGTCCTCTACACACACGACGCGGACCACCTGTCTACTCCTAGCCGGTGGAACATACCTATCGGACAGCGGCTCATAAGCAAAATGCCGCGCAACGCCTCGGACGTGGAAAACAACGGAACGTATGAAATCTTCGGAATTACGTTTCAGCCGCATCTCAAAGTAGACCGCCCCAACGGGTGGACGACCCCGCCCCCTGGTCCGAATAATGGACCGGCGCTTCCTCCGAACTTTCCTCCCGGGCTTCTCCCTAAACAACAAGGGGCTAAGCCCATAAGCATGTGGGGCGCGTCTGCCCCGACACCACAATTAACGAACAACTCAACCCTGGGCTTCGCGCCTACATCAAGAGGTTAAAAATGGCTGTTGGAACTCTAGTAAAAAGTGGCGGCAATCTCGAAAATCCTCGTGATTCCAAGCCGTCTGACTATCCTGCCGTAGGCCCTACCGGAGCCGAAGGTTCTTCATCTGGCGAAGGCCAGTTGGTCAAACAATCCCCGACACAGAACGTCAATAACGACGTGACCGCTTCCGACTTCAAGGTTGGCTCAAGTTCGGCGGATGCCGGAACAGCGGTGAAAGTCGCTTGTTCCGTGAACCTAACTTCCGGAAGCCACGACTGCGAGTAGTCCGGTTAATGGACTATTCTATATTCTTGAATATTGAACGACAAGGGGAAAGATGAGCATTCTTCCAGAGCCCGTACCTAATCCGCACCAAGACATAACGCTCAAAGAAGCGAAGTCCTTCCTTTCTGTCGGGTCCTGGGCCTCCGAAGAGAATGCCAGTTTGAAACTGGTTATTCAGGATACTGAAAGAGCGGAGCAGGAAGAAAATCGTCGCCAATGGATTCTTCAATTTGCGACGGCCCGCGATCTGTATAACTCGCAGTTCGTTGCTCGATACTGGCCTGGCACTCAACTCGAAGCCGCCTCCGTCAATTTCTTCACGGTCGCGCTCGCTGTCAACGGCATAAATCCCCAAGCCCTGGCCGGGTTGTTCTACGAGAACCCACCATTCCTCGCTCAGGAAAGACCGGGAACAAGTTCGCAATGTGCCCGAGCAGTAAAAGCGTTGCTCGGTTTCCAACTGGAAGACATCAACTTCAGGGAAGAACTGCGCTTGGGAATGGCAAACTGCCTGTTGTTTGGCACGGCCATATTCCAGGAAGGATGGGAAAAGTTCACACGTGAGCGCAAAATAGTCAAGCGCAAAACACCTTCGGTAACAATCAAGAGCGCGATCCCCGGAGCCCCCGATACTACGATTGGGGACGATGAGTTAGAAGAAGACATCATAGAAGAGGTCATAGACCGACCCACCTTCGAGCACATCGTCAACCTGAAAGAAGTCTTGGTGGACCCCGGACTAAACGTGCCGGACATTCGCAAAGCGAAGTATGTTATCCGCCGCCGCTACATGACGTGGGATGACCTGGACAAGCTGCGCGACCGGGAAGGCTATGATATTCCTTCAAGGGAAAAACTCCTCGAATTGTTCTTCCCCCCACAGGAGCCTGTTGAGTCCAACATCCAAGAGGAAGAAGGAAGAAATCCCTTGTATGACGCAAGGGCTGAATCCCGGTGGGAAGAGACGACTGCCGATCCTTTCCAAAAACCCCTAGAGGTTTTGGAGCGGTGGGACAATAAAACCTACATCATCGTCCTGCAAAAGAAACTTGTCATCTACAACGACAAGAACGTCTACGGCAAGATTCCGTTCCTCAGCATTGGCTGGTGGGACAGCCCCGGAAGTTTCTGGGGCATGGGTTTGGGCCGGACCGTGGGCACGGAACAACGCCTGCAAACCGGAACCACAAACCTGCTGCTTGATACAGTAAGTTTGAAGTTGCAAGCCCCGTTTGTCCGCGTGCGAGGCAAGAGCATCCCGACGCAGAGCGTGCGCATCGGACCCGCCAAGATGATAGAAGTGGATACCAAGGGAGATTTAGAGGTCCTCAAATTTGGAGACCCAGTCCCCGAGGCTGGACAAATCTTGGGCATGTCCCAAAGCCGAGTAGACTCGGTATCGGGAAATAGCTCAATGAGCGGGCAAGGGGTATCGGGAGCAAGCGGACACTCAAATCTCGCTCGATCCTCTGCCGGAGCCCAAGGCTTGCTGCAAGGCGCAAGCACCCCCGTCTCCGAATTCGTGGACAAAATTGCCAACCAGGTTATCGTTCCGTTTCTATATGATATGCAGGAAATGAACCAGATGATGCTTCCGCTTTCTCAGCTTGATTGGATTATGAGCGAGGAGTTGAAGCACGACTATGTGACGCAGGGCGGCGACTTGATCGACATCCTGAATGCCAAAGTCAAGTTTGCGATACTGGCTGGAAGCAAAATGCAGACCCGCCGAAACATGGCCCAGGGCTTGCCCATGCTATCACAGTTCCTGTCCAACCCCGCCATCGTAGAACAGCTTGCGGTCGAAGGCAAGAAGATTGACGTAAACGAGATAGTTCGCATGTGGTTTGAAGCCAGCGACTGGAAAAATCAGAACGATGTTGTTGTTCCGATGACGCCCAAGGACTTGCAGAGACAGCAACAGCAAAGCCAGGGCGGGGTTCTGCAACAAAAGTTCCAGGCGCAGCAAGCTCTGCTCGCTCAGAAATCAGCGGCTCAGCAACAGCAAGCGGATGCCGACAACACGGCTCGCGCCGCGCGTGACGTACTCCGCGAGACCTTCAAGAAAGCAGTGGAACCGGAAGAACTTTCCGGCTCTCCGGACACTCAGACGACCGGGTTTGGGAGTCAGGCGTAAGCCGTCCATTTCCCGGACAACAACCTACCCGTTTCGGCGGATTGCCGAGAGGAAATTGAATGAAGAATTGGTTTGAAGACCTTTGGAAGCGCCTTAGACTTGCCAAGTTACGCCTCAAATACCGCTGGCTTGAATTTCGGGGTGTAAAGATTAGGCCGAGTTCTTTAGAAGAATACTCGGACTCTCAGATCACAGCCTTGCTGCTTGCGGGAACAGCCTACGGGGAAGCCAAGAAGAACCCAGCGGCTTTCGTGGATAAATACTTCGCGGCTAAGATACGACCAAGCAAGTCAAAAGATAGCTGGCTGTATGATCTAGTGGTCTCCGACAGAGACGGCAGCGGAGCGCCTTGCGGGTTTAGTTGGGATGGATGCTCCGGTCAGGACGCCTATAAGCCCTGGAAACGGGGGGCCGAGAATGTCTAGTACAACGTACCAACCCAATTTTCAAGTAAATACTAGCACCGATGCCAGAATTCTGGGCACCGAATTCGATAACATGTCGGAAGCCGATTTGCAGCGACTCATCAACGCGGCCCACCAAGTCAAGACAGGAAGACCAGGAAACTTGTCTTCCGCCCCGCCCCCGGTCGCTAAACGAGTAGTTAACCTGGAACACATCCTCGGGGGACTGTAATGTTGGAAGATGAGAGATACGAACCTTCCGAGATAGAAGCCCAACTCGGCTTGTACGAGAAAGGCCGGGCCCTTCGCATAGTCACCACACACCCCGGGTGGGAAACCGTCATTCAGGTTTTGCGGGACTATAGGGACAAGGCAGTACAAGCTTTAGTCGATCTCCCCCCAGGCGACCCCACAGTCCCGACCGTACACGCTGCGGCCTCTGCCTTGGACGATCAGTTTGTGAAGTTTCAACAAGACATCAACTCGGCTATTGAGGCGGCCAACCACCCGTCAGAAGAAGTGGCCGCTTGGTTGTCCGGCGCGTACAAAGCAGCGGATGTAGCTCAGTTAATGAAAGAGAGGGGGGCATAATGACTTTAGAACCTTTGGGAAACTATCAGAGCGGCCAACAGCACGTATGTCCTGCTTGCGGCTATTGCCCCTGTTGTGGACGCAAAAACGCGGTGCCGGTTCCTTCTTACCCTCCGTGGCCGGGTTGTCCTTCGCCGTATGATCCTATTCCTTTTTGGGTGCCTTATAATCCTGTTTACACGACGGGCGGCTGTAATACGTTCGAAGGCCCTCAAGTTCAATCTTACAACTAACCCGTCCGGATAATGGACAAACCTAAGCGTTCCTGGGGATTCCAGGAAGAAGGAAAGACATGGCAAACCAACCAGTAATTGATCCCTGGGCCCTCAATTCAGACGGCACCCCCGACCCTTTCAACAACGTTGATTTTAGCGCAACCCACTTGGACGAGATCAACCCCGACCTTTTGGACGAGCACCCCTTAATCACTCCGGAGATAGTTACAAACTATCCTCAGCCGGAACCAGAGATCGTTGTTCCCGTAGTGGAGCCCGAGCCCGAAGGCCCGGAAGTCTTTCAGTTGGAAGACGGGGCCTACGTTACCCGCACGAAGGAAAAAGGGCAGTGGAAGGCTGTGCTCGACCCAGGCACTGGCGCTAAACCGGAGGTCTTCTGGGGCAAGAACAAAGACGAGCTTCTGATTAACGTTCTGACCGGCAAGCTGAACGCCACGAAGAAAATCCGGGAGTTGAGTGGGAAGCTGAAGTTCGGAACGCCCGCCCCCGCGCAGCCCGCCACGCCAAAGATGGCGACCACTACCCGGAAGCTGACGGCGGACGAAGTCTTCGAGATCAAGACCATGTGGGAATCCGATCCCTCTGCTGCCTTCGATGCTCTGATGCAAAAGACACGGGGAGTAACAATGGACGAAGTGTTCTCCTTGGCGCAAAAGGGAGCGAACGCGGACGCCAACCTCGAAACCGGGGCCGTGGGCGAGGAGTTTGTTCGAAGGAACCCCGACTATTACCCGGACAGAGAGGGAAAGAATTTCAACCTCATTGTCCGCTGGCTGAGCAAGTTCAAGCTCGGCAAACCCGACGCGAATATGTTCGATCTTCACTCCGCCGGACAATGGACAGTTTCAAACATTGAAGAGGCTTTTGCGGACCTGAGCAGCGATGGATTGCTACTCACGGCCCCGAGGTCAAGACAAATTCCGCCTGAACCACAGGCCGAACCCACTCCGCCGGTAGCGGTTCCGTCAAACGGACCGGCACTGCCTGCGCCGCGCCCCAACGAACGGATTGTTCAAGTGGTGACGCGCCCGAGAGCGGCTTTGGGAATTGGGAGAAACGACGTAACACCCGTCGCGCCGCCCGAGACCCTCACAGCGCCCTCAGCCGAGGACTTAAACAATATGTCAGACGAAGCCCACCAAGCATTGTGGCGGGCAACTCAGATGCACATTGCAAAAAGTCGGCGCTCTATCTAACACAAAGGAGTAACTCAAATGAGTTATTCACCAGCCAGTATAGTCACCTCGGGCGCTCTCCCCAACTTGGTAGCAATTCACTACGAGCGGGAAGCAATTCCTAACCTGAAGGCAAACACTCCATTCCTTAGCATGACCAAGCAGCGTCCGCTGCCGTTGCGCCAAGGCAACCAGATTCAGTATCTATGGTGCTGAATTAAAATCTAGCTAAATCGGTGAAAATCTGCTTGACAAAATACTATCGGTGTGGTAGTATAATAATTGGAGCAGACAATGCCGAGCAAAGACCCTATGAGAGAAAGAACAAAAGCCTACGCCGCTGGTTTGATGGACGCGGAAGGGTGCTTTTCGATATACAAGCCGACTGTAAAAGAAGGCGGAAAAGCAACTCCTTACCAACCTAGAATCGTTATGAGCAGCGTTGAACTGTCCCTGGTAAAGGGGCTAGTCGAAACTTTTGGGGGCTTCTACACCAAGCACACGCCAGCACGCGGCCAAGTTTGGTATCAGTGGAACATCAACGGCAGGAATGCCGCCCCACAATTTCTCTCTTATATCCTTCCGTATCTGCGAATCAAAAAGGAAGAGGCTCTGGTACTTCAGGAGTTCTACGACCTCGGCGATCAGCAGAACCCATCGAAACGCAAAGAGTTGATGGACAAAATCCGGGGGATGAAAAACAGGGAATGCGTAACGACTGACACGCTAGACGGGTTTGTTGAAGACAAACTAACGCACGCATACGTGGCCGGAATCATGGACGGCGAAGGTTGCATATCAGCAGCTTTTACTCCTGACGGTAAACCGATGCTACGAATTAGAATGGGCAACAATTATGCCCCTCTTATCCAGTTGTTTCTGCGGTTGTACGGCGGGTGGTTTCACACGCAAGAAGCCAAAGGAAACACCAGAGAGTTCTACACTTGGGAACTCACCGGAAAAGAGAACCGCAAAAGTTTTCTACTCCAAGTGCTACCCTACCTGAGAACAAAGAGGCCGCAAGCCAAGATAGCTCTAGAGCTTGTCCGTCTTCCAAGAACTCCAAATAGGGAGCTTCGTAAGAAGTTGTGCGATGCAATTCGTTTTCTCAATAATCCGAAGACACAGCCTGTTCTCGTCGGCGACGACGAGAGCGCCCCAGCAGAGATGCTGACGGCCTAAACACATAAAGTCTACACCTACGCACTGCTTTCCGCTAACCTGAACCAGTCCGCAGAAGGCACTGTCGGAAGTCCGATCTCTGAATCCAGCAACAAGATTTTGGCCACAATTGGGCAATACGCCGATTTTATAAATTCTAGCGACCTCGCACTTGATGTCGCAATCGACGACCCCGGTCTACTCCAGAATCTCGCAAATGAGTTGAACTACCGCTTGGCCCTCACCCTCAACACCCTTGTCCAGCTTACCGCTGACTCGGCTGTTGCGATTGACAACCTGGTCAACATTCAACTCGCAAACGGTTCCTACCTGACGGCCAACAACGTTCGTTCCGCCGCTCAGTCCCTGGTAGCCGTGAACGCACGTCCGCTCGTGGACAACAAATTTGGCGGAATCATTCACCCGTCAGTGGTCCGCGACATCCTGAACGACACGTCCTTCAACGGATTGTCCGACATCATCAAGCGCGACGACTCCATGCGTTCCATGCTGTTTGAACTGCCGAAGAACGAGGATGTTATCTCGTTCGCTGGCGTAACGTTCAAACAAACCACAACTGCTCCGACCGTGACTATAAGTGGCAACACGTCAATAATGTAGGCGTCATCGAGGTGAAACCCTCGAATGAGAACCCCGTCTAATCGACTTGGAAGCTGAGAAGCCAACAAGGCGGAACCCGAAAGGGACCGTGAGAGACTAAACGATGGGGCGTCCAGGTAATGGACGATGCGATAGTCCGTTCTCATACGAAATGAAGTATGAGAGATACGCAGAAATGACGTATCTTGCTGATAACACAGCAGTTAACAGAGAGTTTATAACACTTATATTTTCGGTGAAGACGCGATCTTCAGCGTTTTCCTGGGCAAAAACCCGAATGATAACAGCAAGAACTACAAGCTGTTTATCCAGAGCGCACCTGAGCAGGGTTCCAGTTCTGACCCCGCTCGGCAAATCGGTGGTGACCAAACCCAGCCTCCGACAACAAAGTTGATGTAAGTAGTCTCCGTGGGTGAGCTACAACGTTCGCTACACCAACACACTGCGTTAAAACATCGGCGCAGGTAAAACTTCTTCTGATTGACTCGAACGCTGAAATGCCAACGAGGCGGAACTCGAAAGAGACCGTGAACGACTGAGCGAAGAAGACCCGAAAGGGTATGCAACAGTCTGGGCATACGGGAAACGAACCGTATGAGGCAAGCGGAACAGAAACGACTTGCCCGCGTCCATTACCTGGACGAGGTAACAGAGCCGCCGGGTTCTACAATGACACTGCGTTAACACAACGGCGCAGGATAAACCCCTTCTGATTGACTCCGACGCTGAAATGCCAAGGAGGGCCAAGCGAAAGCAGGCTGAGAGACTAAGCGAAGTGGGTCCGAAAGGACATGCAATAGTCCGACCATACGGGAAAGAAAACCGTATGAACTGACCAGAAATGAGTCAGTCCGTTGATTCTAAACGGGTAACAGACAGCGTATTCAGGCGCAGACATCGTCCAGCTAGGACGAAAATAGTTCGAAAATACTTGTTGCAGAAGCATGAAAGTGTGGTATAATACAAGTAGATTCGAATCAGACGGTAAGGGGTCGAGCTTGCCCTCGGCCCCAAACCCTCATGGCAAGATGAGGACAAAATGGAAACAGTAAGCATTTACAAAGTCACAGACTCGACTAACGGTATTATCTACGTCGGGCAGACGGTACAGATTCTGCGGAGGCGTTGGAGTCGTCATTTGTACGACGCCCTCGTTAAGAAGGCCCCACAAGATTTTCACCAAGCAATTCGAGACCACGGAAAAGACTCCTTCGTTATTGAGAAAATAGACGAGGCGCCCAGTCGAGAAGAGGGCAACGAACTCGAAACCTTCTACATCGCTCATTTTAATGCCACCGACCCCTCTGTTGGATATAACAGAATGTTGGGTGGTCGGGCTGGTAGACACCTCCCAGAGAACAAAGTTAAGATTTCAAAGAAGAGCAAAGAGTGGTGGCAGAACCCCGAGAACAAGAAGCGAGCTTCAGAATCCCGTAAAGGTCTTTTAGTCGGGGAGCGCAACCCGATGTTTGGTCGCCACGACCTGGGTCAACCCCACACGGATGAAATTAAGAAGTTAATCGGGGACAAATGCAAAGAAAGATGGAAAGACCCCGAGTACGCGGCCCGCATGTCCGCCGCTAATACGGGAAAGCATCATACTCCCGAAGGACGAGCGAACATCGCCAAGAACCACACCGGAAACCACAAACTGGGAACAAAACAGACGGAAGAGACCAAGGCTAAGATTAAAGCCAGTATGGAGAGAGCTTGGGATCGCCGAAGAGCAACTTTCCCTCTCGATTCCTTCCAGCAACCCCCGGTCGCTTTGGGCTACCAGCTATCAAACCGCGTAGGCTTCGGCCCCGAACAAGAAATTCGAGTCAAGAACGTGGAGACCCCATGACCGACCTAGAAAAATACAAGTCAGCCTGCGAGAGATTTCGGTTCCTTGTCCACCTTTGGCTCGACGAAGATTGCGGTTGTACTTGTTCTCAGTGCGAAGAATATCTCGAAGAAGCAGAAAAACTTTTGGAGCCCACATGCCCGCCAGCCCCGCCTCAGCAGTAACGTCCGCCGCACTTCCCAGCACGACCGCTGTCTACTACGGAACCAAACCCAGACCGAAGACCAAGAAGAAGCCGAAGAAAAAGTAATGCTCCTCTTCCTAACCATACTCGGGTTGGCGGCTTGCTTCGGGTTTCTGACCTACCTGGCCTTTGGGGCCAACATAAAGGAGCCCAACTAATGGACGAGCACTACGTTCTATTTCTTCCCGATTTCCGGCCCCTTCCCAAACACGTGGGTATTGCTTTACGACTTCCTGATGGACGACTCGTTGCCCGAAAAGTGGACAAGAAGGCAGAGAAGTAATGGCCGACATCCCCATGCGCTTGAAGCCGAGCACGAACGTACATGAGGCCCGGTACGACCCGAGAGCCCAACGCTTGACCGTCAAGCTCAACGACGGAACCTTCGCTGTCCAGAATGTCGATCAAGACAAGGCCATAGCGTTTGGAGAAGCGGACAGCCACGGAAAATTCTTCCACCAGGTCTTTGTAAAGGGTGGGCACGAAATTACTAGAGTAAGTTAAATCAAGATCGACCGTCGCGCATACTCCTCCTTTTCGCGGCGGTCCCGGGGGTCGGCTTCTCTCCTTTCTCCGACCCCCGCTCCTTCAAGTTTAGTCCAGTTAATGGACTTCCAGCGGGCCTTTGTTCAGCAGGGGTCAAACCGCTTCTCTACTAGCCCTAGAGCGGAGGCAAGATTGTTCCGGCAGGTAAGGACGACGAGTTGGTTAAGCAACGGACGATCTCCCTGCTTGTCCGCTCAGAAGCCGAACCGGGCAACGTCGGTCCAAAACCGAGAGTTCATCGGCCCGCACTTTTTACATTATTTCTCGTCCGTTACCCAAGACCAAGGAAACCTATGATCCTAGCAGACCCGCTCGACGACCACTACTCCCACCTGCAACATCTTACTGATTCGATCCTCCGGGATGTGGCCCGTAACGACAGTGCCCCCCACGACTACCGGAAGTTCGCGGTCGAACTGCTTCTCGCAAGAAAATCCCCCTACGCCGAACACGAAGACCTGAGAGAGTTTGTCCGGGAACTAGAAGCCGAAATGGGAGAACTTCAGTTTGATTATCCTGCGCCCGAGCCGGGCCCCGGGCCGATGGTGGCCGGGTTTACCACCAAAAACTTATTCGGAGAACCGAATGCCACTGAAAATCCCTAAAGGAACTGCGGTCTGCTTCGTTGCCAGACATGGCAGAACAGCCTTGAACGCCTCAAATTCGTTCCGAGGGCAAGCAAACCCTCCCCTCGATTCGGTGGGCGTAAAAGAGGCGCGGGAACTGGCCGAGCTTTTTGCGCCAATAGAAATCTCCCACATCTTTTGCTCCGATAAACAAAGAGCAACTCAGACAGCCGACATCATAGCCGAAGTCGAGCACGCCCAAGTACACACATCTGCGGCTTTGCAGGCCCTCGACGTAGGAGAATTTTCGGGTCAGAAGCGCACTCCCGAGTCCGAAGCCAACCTTCAAACATACTTGGATGACCCCGATACCCCTATTCCGGGCGGAGAATCTCTGAACGATTTCAAGCAAAGAATTGGCCCGTGCCTGCAAGAAGCAGTAGAGTTGTTTTCTAAGTGCGGGGTTCCCCCGTTAATTGTTGCGCACTCGTCAATCATCCATGAAATAGGAACGCTACTAAAAGGGAAGCATACCGCCCTTCTAGTGGAGCCTGGCGGAGCGGTTGCAATTTTCTTCAACGGGTCCAAGCTCGACGCCGAGGCTATCTTCAAACCCCTGAAGGCTCCGGGTTCCCACGCGGAGACAATAACATAATTTCGGGCTTATGGCCGAAATGACCTCAACAGCCGAACAAGGCAACCAACCAACAAAGGACACAAAATGAACTCTGATTCCTTCTCTTCTGCCGGATTCGGCACAACACGCAACACTTTCGCAACCGTGACAGCAACTTCAGGTTCGGCCTCTACTGGTCTGTTCCAGGTTCAGACCGACTCCGGAACTAACCTTCCGTACTTTGCCAGCGTCCCTCTTCAGACTTCGGTAATCGGAACCAAAACTCCGCTTGACATTAACCGGAACGCGGCGGCGCTGAAGAACAACTTTGGTCGTACCGGCGAGGATCGCGGGGCGTCTCCATTCTTTAGTTCGTCCAGCTTCGACGGTCACCCCCTCGCGTTAGAGATTCAAGGCCGGTATGTGGTGTCGGTTGGTGCTTGCTCTGTGGCCCCAACTATCAACGTATATCAGTGTTCTGCGGCTACTATGGCAACCGCGCTGGCTGCTGGTACAGGTGGAAACGCCGCCCTCGTTTCCGCTTCGGCTGCTCTCTTCTCGGTAGCCGGAACCACAACAGCGGCGACTGGAACCTACAACTTCTTGGCAGGCGCTTCGTTCTTCTGGGATTCTACCACGCAGATTCTGGGTGGTGAATACTTCGGGGTACACTACGGCCCAGCTTACGGCTCCACACCCACCTACGCCACCCGTGCTTACACAGCGGGAGCCTCGGTAGTTGCCTACACAGCGTTGAACTTCTTCGCAACGCTGACGTACACAACCGTTGCAGGTGCTGTGGTCAAGGTGACTCCTCTGGAGTTCACGCTTTCGACTATCTAATGGCACACGCCCACGATACGGAAGCCCGCTGGCAAACGGCTGGGCCTCCGTATCTGGGAATCATTAGTATTTCCAAGACAAGAAGTTTGTCCGGTTAATGGACTAAGTGAGGTAAAATGGCAATCACGATAGGTGTAGAAACGTCGGATATAGACCACACCAAATACTATGATGGGGTCATAGGCCACGTCCTTGCCCTTGTTGTAAAAGGTGAAGACGGCTCGATTACTCTTGAGCGAGACATTGCTGTCAACGCCGACTCTGCGGAGGACAACCAACTCGCAGAAGCAACGGTCAAGGAAATTGAGGCCAAGCTGAACGAGGCTTTCCCCGACCCGAACAAAGAACCTGAGCCAAAGCTCTGGCTCCCCAACTAACCGCCCGAGAAATGGACAGAGGAGTTTGTATGTTTAAGCCCTTGCGCGACCGAGTAGTAGTTAAAGTCGTCGAAGTCGAAGAGAAGACTCAGAGCGGACTTTATATACCAGACGTAGCCAAAGAAAAGCCTTTAGAAGGGGAAGTTCTTGCAATAGGAAAAGGCGTTTGGAGAAGTGATGGAAAGTTGTGGCCCGTCGATGTTTCTGTCAAGGACCGGGTTCTGTTTGGAAAGTATTCTGGAACCGAGGTCAAGATCGACGGAGAGGACTTGCTTATTCTCCGCGAGGAAGAAATACTCGGGGTTCTCTAATGGGACTAATTCAATCCGACTACGACGTTATAAACTACGAAGCCGGGGTAGATAACGAGGTCCGGGGCCGCGAGTGTAGTTCTTGCTTCCGTCTCCTGACCTGGAATTTCTTCGACCGAGACTCCTCTTGCGAGGGCGGACGCAAGTACCAGTGCTCTTGGTGCCTCGCCCAACCCCGGCTCAGCCTCAAAGAACACACGGCCCGTCTCCAGGAGATGAACTATAACTCTGCCGGAACTCGTCGCCAAAGACACGAAGATCAAGAGTTCTTCCACCAAGACCGCACAGGCCGCCCGATGGACTGCTCGTTATTCCTCCAGAAGCTCCATCACCTGTACACAGCCCTCTATATTACGCAAGGCGGAATCCTTGGGGACATAGCCCTCTACGCCACGTCCGGCACAGCCAAACCCGAATGGGGCGGCAACACTTTCGCTTACGCCGGGTATGCTACTCTCGGTGTCATGCCCGAATTCTCGAAGTACGAGTTCGACCGGGCCCGCGATATTATGCTTAGAGCTTCTCATATAGGCTGGCGGTCTATTCTTCTGCGTTTCATCGAGAAGAAGATTTTGACCGAAGCCCAGGTTCTCGCCGAATTCGGACCCCCGTCCGGCGGAGAGAACTCCATTTGGTACAAGAAACTCCGTCAGTACCGCAATCAAAACTAATCAGTCCAGCTAATGGACACAACCCAACCCGCCGGGCCGGATTTGCCCGAGGAGACCGCTATGCCCGCAGGAAGACCCCGCAAGAACCCAGTTTCACCCGAATCCGTTGATTCAACAGCCGTTGAAAACGAAGTTGTGGAAACCCAGGCCGAACCCGAAACTTTACCTGCCTTGACGCAAACTGATTTGCTCACCATTATTGCTTCGATGCAGAAGCAGTTGCTGGCGTCCCAATCTGCCACCGCCGAACTGGCCGGAGCCATCAAGGACCTGGCGACACCCAAAGCTCCGCTCAAGTCCCGCAAGCAGGTCGCTGACGAAGAAAACGAGAAGCTGTTCCAGGACCGTCAGATTGCTTTGGAGCGCACGAAGAAACGCAACGACGAGTATCTCCACGGTATCTGCGAGCACATCGCGGGCAGTAACAAGATCGGCGAGGGTTTCAAGGACCTTCAAGGACGAACGTCCTACCAGTGGCACCGCAACGATGTCGGCGTAGAAGTCGGCGTTTGCAGCATCTGCCAGGACATCCTTCTGCCCGACAATCCGAGGTACATGGAGTGGCGGAGAAAGCCGCAGTTTGGCAAGATGTCTTCTGCGGGCCAGCGCACTGTGTTGAACTACGCGGACGCTCTGGATAAATCAGTTCTGCGCGATAGCTAGTTCCGAAGGGTAAACATGAAGAGATCAGCTTACGAAAGCTGGGTTGTTGGTTTCGTAGAGAATCTCTCGGACTACTTTAATCTGTCCGGGTGGACGATCCTTGTCGAGTTTTCCGAGGCGGAAGACAAAATAGGCACGTATGCGGAGAACGACATCAACTCCTTGTATATGTACTCCACCCTGACGTTTTATAGGCAGTCCCGGTTAGATTTTGAAGCGGGAGAAATGGACCATTTAATCACGGCAGTCGTGCATGAGATGGTCCATATCTTTGTTGACCCGTTTCAGGATTGGATGCACCCGCATCTGTCCCTGACAACGACCCCGTTGTTCATGGGAACCCTCGAAAACCAAACGCAAAAGATAACGATGGTCATCCGCAAAACCCTCCCCAAGAAACTCATTCCCCCGAGGCCAAAGAATGGCAAGCACCATACAACTGTCTAGGACCATTGGATTGGCCCAGCAATACCTGTACAACCGCCCGCTGACTTTCTCCGCGCTATTTAGCCTGACGGTCAGCGCGGGTGGAACTGCGTACACCGTTGGGGATGTTGTTACGGTGGCTGGGGGCTCGGGCGGAACCGCGCAAGTAACCAATATCAGTGGGGGTGGAGCAACAGGTCCAGTAACCGGACTAAACGTTCTTACCGGCGGGGCTGGGTACATCAACGGAGCCACCGGAGTTGTCACTACAGGGGGGACCGGGTCCGGCTTGAAGGTCAACACCTCCACGTCTTCTGACCCCGCCTTCTCGAACGCAGACTGGGTGATGCAGACTATTCTTGCTCCCCCCTTCGCCTGGTCTTGGAACCGAGCGGGGGCCTCGCCTTCTGTTCCAACTTTTCCCACTATAATCGGGAATACAGACTACAAAGTCAATCTACCCTCTTTCGGATGGATCGAAAAAGCTGTGGCCTACGACCCGAGCAGCGGATACTACGCTTTCGAGTTGCAGAACGAATTGGTTATGGGGGCGGAGACGCTGCCCAACCAAATGACCAGGATTGCGGCGCAATACAGAGACACATCCGACAACATAACCTTCCGCCTTACCCCGGCCCCGGACAAGATTTACAACATTGTTGTCGAGTACCAGAAATCTGCTCCTCAATTCTCCGCGCTCACGCAAACGTGGTCCCCCGTACCAGACTACCTATCGTATATCTACAACGAGGGAATGTTGGCGAAGTGCGCCGAGTATTGCGGTGACCCCCGCTCTCAGGGAGCCTTGCAGCTTTTCCTCACAGATTTAGTAGGAGTGTCCGAAGGATTAAACATTACACAACGTAACCTGTGGCTGGACAGTAAGTTAGCCTCTATGCGCCAAACGATGCAAGTTCAGCAAGGGCGCGGTTGACGATGACTAAGGTTTGCGCTAAGTGTGGGGTTGAAAAAGATATTTCGTGCTTTTCTCCCGGAAAGGTTCGATGTAAGCCCTGTAGGTCCGAAGACAGCAAAAAGTATTATGAAGAACATAAACCAGAAAGAGCAGCATACTCCGCCAAACACGCCAAACAACACGAAGAAGAAATAAAATCCTATCATACGATTTATCGCAAAGAACATGCGGAAGAATTGGCTGAGTACAGAAAAACTCATGCGAAAGAGCAGTCCGTAAGAAACGCTATCTATTGGGCAACGATAAGAAAATTTGAGGAACCCACCGAAGAGCAGCGAGAGCGAAAAAGAATTAGTCAAAGGGCGTGGGTAAAAGCACAGGGTCCGGAATATCAAGAAGAGCGAAACCTTTATGTGAGGCAAAGAAGGACTAACAACCCTCAGGTAAGAATTGCCACTAACCTTCGCGTTCGCCTAAAAAAGCTCCTTAAACAAGGGTATAAAACGGGCCACGCTGTACGAGATTTGGGGTGTACCGCTGCGGAACTAAAAGTATACCTAGAATCTAAATTTCAATCGGGGATGTCCTGGGACAACTATGGTGCGGGCGATGACAAATGGAACATAGACCACATTATTCCTTTCGCGGTGCATGACCTCACTAAGAGAGAAGACGTTCTTCACGTCTGCCACTATACAAACCTCCAGCCTCTCTGGCAGAAAGAAAACTTCTCAAAAGGCGCTAAGATTTTAATCACAGGAGATTCATAATGGGAGTTGTCACAACCGGATACCACCGCTTTGGCTCTGTTACGGCCCGGGCACAGGCAGGAATAGAGCAACAGGTTGTCCCTGGTGCTTCGATCTATGTTACCTTGACTTCTACCGGGGATGCGGCAATCATTTATTCCGACCCAGGGCTGTCCATTTCTATCATTGGGTCCTTGGTGGTAGCCGATGTAACAGGAGCTTATGACTACTATATCCCCCTGAACTACTCAGTTACCGAAACCATTTCCTCCCCGAGCGGAGCTTTGCTGACGCTTGTGAATGTTGTGCAGAATGGCCCTCTAGTTGCTTCTCTGACTACAACCGCAAACACAACGGACACGGTCATCCTCGCAGGAGCTTTAAGCACTAGCCATTTTTCTGTACAACCCACCAACGCGGCGGCTGCAACAATGCTCACCTCCACCTATATTTCGTCCAAGTCTGCTGGAAGTTTTGTGGTAACGCACCCCGCAACAGCGGCAGCAACCTTCGACATAATCGTTACCCCCTACTAATCAAGAGGAAAGATGAAAAAGTTTCTGCTCGCCGTCGTGCTCGCCGCCCTGTCGATTTGTCCATTATCCGGACAGTCCACTACGGGCTACCATCGTTTGTCTCAGGTTATCGCCCGCGCCCCCCAAGGGGTTGCGGCGAACGTGGTTCCCTATGCAACGGTTTCGGTAACTAGCACCACCACCGGCCTAGCGGCAACTATCTATTCTGATCCTCTTTTGACTGCTCTGATTTCTCCCCCCGTTGTACATGCAGACGCCTCGGGCAACTATAGCTACTACATACCGCTAAGCTACTGCGTCACGGAGTCCGTTTCGTTCCCGGGCCAAGGGATTCAAAATATGCCCAATATTTGTTCTGGAGGCTCGGGCGGAGGCGGCACTCTCAGCGTGGACGGCACGGTAGTATCCAGCCCCAACCTGGACAGCACAACGCCAACGGCAGACGCGGGCTACACGCTCGGAACGTGGAAGCACAGCGGCAGCAACATCAGCGTGGAAGTGCCAGCGAGTATCGGCGCTCAAGTCAACCTTGGCGCAACGCAGACAGGGGCCATCGGGGCTAGTGGTACGGCCACTTTCCCAGGCACCGTTGCGGCGGCCACTTCGGTAACTGGAAAGCAGATCGGTGCACCCTTTCAGGCGGATCAGTTTCCGGGGGCGGACTGGGGCGCGAAAGTAAACGCTTGTCTCGCAGCCGTAGTGGTGGCAGGGGGAGGCACTTGTGATGCACGGAACTTCGTTGGCCTCCAGTCCTCGTCTAGCACGGTAACAGTAGGTAATGGAGCACTCTCCGTAACGCTCCTGCTTCCTGCCGCGTCAGTATCGTTTGCCGCAGGGACGAATATGGTTTACCGCTCTCACGCTCAAATCTTAGGCGTGGGCATGTTCGGAACTTATAACTACTACGGACAGCCTGCTGGTAGTGGTTCGATCATCTATTGCGCTACATCAACAACTAGCGTGTGTGTGCAAAACTATAACGAGAGTGGAAGTACCTTCGCTGGTTTACAGGGGGCACAGCTTGCCGATTTTAGTATTCAGTCTGTATTTGGGGTCACTCCTGCGAGTGGTTCTATCGGGCTTATGGTAGGTGGTAATGGAAGCAATGTACTAGGCACTCGCATTGAGAGGTTGACCATCAATGCGTTTGATACTGGAACTTATATGGACGGCCCCGGAGGGTGCACCTGCTACAACAGTTTTCATGATGTTGATTCCAATGGAGCTACCTACGGACTGTACACAAAAAACAGCAGTGGTTACCCTTCAGGAGTCAACTCAAACAGCTTTTACGGTGGTACGTGGTGGGGAGCTACGGGACTGTATCTCTCTGGTGGAGCGAAAAATACCTTCATTCATCCAGATATCGAAGGTGCTAGTCTGCACGGAATTAACCTTAACGATTATGGCGACTCAATCATCAGTCCTTATGAAGAGGCTAACGGGTGTGACGTTCTTGGCGGGACCGACAATCTTATACTAGGCCCGATGTCCTACGGCGGTGGTGCGTGGGCACCTTGCGGAGGATACGGCACTAACTTCGTTTGGGGGCCTGATGCTACCACACCGACCATCGGCTTAAGGACAGGCATCTATTTTGGTTCAAAGTTCATGTACAGCAATGGGTACGATGTTAGCAATCTACTGCAATTGAACAATGGCGGTTTGAGCTTATCCTATCAAGGGCTACAAACTTCGATTTACGGTCGTTATGGGGGTGCTCCATTTTATGCAGGCGAACTCATTCCAACATCGGGGATCGCTAGTACAGGAAAGGTGACAGTAAGCGCCATTGCAAATCCGGCGACGCCGACACTCACAGCCACTGGAGGTACCGGAACAACTTACACTTATGCAGTGATAGGCTATGACGCTAACGGCGGAATTACAATGCCATCTGCTTTTGCGACTGTGAGCGGGCCTGCCACATTGGATTCTACGCACTATATAACTATCGTACCCCCTTCGATTGATGGTGTTGTTTGTTGGGATGTCCTTAAAACTGATACGGCACACCAGCTTCCGCAGAATTCGGCTAGTGGAGCGAGTGTATGTCCAAACTCTAACGCACTACCATCATCCAGCGATATTGGACAATCTGTGGTGTCTTTTACACCTCCAGCCCTTAATACCACAGGCGACGTGCTAGTCTCCAGAAATTTGGCCGCTGGCAGTGAGACGCTTGGATCGCCATTGCTTCCGGCGTCGGGCGGCACAGGCGCAACCACAGCAGCGGGGGCAAACCTGAACATCACCGGCGTAACACAGACTGGCACGCTTGGCACAAGTTCGCAGGTCAGCACATTTCCAGGCACCGTCGCGGCTGGCACTATAACACCTACGACCATAGGATCAAACGGTGTTTTGTTAAATGGGGTTCCGGCCCTACAGGCGCAGACATCACTCAATAACTACTACTCTGGGGGAGCGGGAAACCTGACTGGCACCGGCGCCGACAACACCGCGAATGGGTATCTGGCCCTCATCTCCAACACCACCGGCAACAACAACACCGCGCAGGGGTACAGCGCTGGTCAATTTATCAGCGACGGTTCGACAGCCAACACAACCTCTTCAAACAGCGTCTATTTGGGCGTTAACACGGAGGCAAATGCCAGCGGCGACACGAATGAAAATGTGATTGGCAACGGAGCAGTTGGGGAGGGCAGCAACACAACAACGCTGGGCAACACAACAACGCTGGGAACATGGCTGAATGGCACTCAGCACATCACAGCAACAGCGCCCATAACCTCAGCGGGAACTATCGCAGCCTACTCCACCAATGCAGGTGGCAAGATCACCGGCCTGAGCGCGGCAACGAGTGTCACCATCACCTTTGCCAACTCAGGCTGGACGAACGCAGCGTTCTGCACGGCCAATTCCAGTACAACGCTGGCAACCAACGTCTATAACAGCACCCAAAGCAAGACAGCGGTGACATTCACTTTTCCGGCACTGACCGGCAACCTGTTCTATCACTGCGACGGAAACTAGGGCATGAAATCAGAACACGGACGCGCTGCATATCCAGTAATCGGAAACGATCCGAACACAGACACAAAAAGTCCATTAACCGGACGGAGATAGTATGACAGTATTGTCAGGAAGCCAGAGCACAAGCCCGACGTTGCAAACCATCGTTATGCAGATGAAGGCGAATCCGGATTTCTATAGCGTCTTGGGCGGCGCTCCTGGTTACACCACAGAACCTTTCCTTTCCATTTGCAATGAAGTGCTTTCGCGGATTCTGGCAGAAAACATGCCTTGGAAGTGGAACCGGAAAATCATTCCCCCATTTCTGACCGTGAGCTTACAGCAGGACTATTGCACGCAAGTTACCGACATAGGCTGGCTGGAAAACGCTTGGGTCGTGGACATCAACAACTCCACATCCAACAACAACGGAGCGCCGAAGCCAATTCGTGAGATGGAGACTGTCCGGGATTTGACTTGGACAGCCGCGCAGACGGTTCCCTTCAATATCTCCTTCATTCCCAATTCTCTTGCTTCTCTCGGCTTGTGGCAGGCTAATACTGCGTATAGCTGCGGGTATGGCCAGGCTCAACTTCCCCGGTCGCCCATTCAGCAATTCATGGACATAAACGGGAACATCCTGTACATCGACTCCACCAATCTGGGGCTGAACATCGAGTCCCCCGGCTACACAGGAACTACCCTAACCCCACCCGGATTTTATCCCTATGGAATTTCGGGAAGCACACAACCCTTCGCTCCCCCAAACGCAACGCCCGGGACCATGATTCAGGATGGGACGGTTGTGTGGACCGTCGCCGATCCGTTGGGGATGTGCTTGAGAATGAGCCCCGTTCCCGCGTTGAATGGGCTGGAGTGGTGGGCAGTTGTACAATACCAGGTACGGCCTCCCGTACTATATACCTTGCAGCAGACAATCTGGCCGCTTCCCGCTGAGCTGTCTTATTTGTTTCGTGCTGGAGTTCGGGCGGCCCTCTATAGAGAAAACAATCTACAACAAGGAATGCAGATGTACGGCGAATGGCTCGAAACTCTTCAAAAAGCCCTCCGCGCCGCAGATCGTCAACAAGAAGATTTCAGATTCACACCGGAGCAGAGCCTGATGGGCGGCGGCTATGGGGCGATGAACGCTCCTCAAAACATTGGGGCGGCTTGGCCTTATGGACCTTGTCCGGGCGTAGGTTTCTGATACTTCTCAAGATAAGTCCTCCAAGATTACTGTACCACACCCGCCCAAGTTTTGTCAACACTTTTCTGTCCAGATAATGGACTTTTCGGAGACTTCTAGTGCCAAACGAGTTAGCGAAAAAGGGATCACAGCCTAGCCGCCCGCCGAAGTTCGGAGTTCTCTGGAACAACTCCTTCTATGACGGTATCGTAACTCAAAGAAACCCACTTCGTTCTAACGCCGCGCATATTGAGGCTGAGTTCTATGGCGAGAGAACCGAATGTCTGATCGACGGCCTAAACACCGAGATCAGCACCAAGCTAACTCTTGTCCGTCGCCCAGGATCGTCTCCCTATCAGACAGGAACTCCCGACACCTTCCCCGCCGTTGACCGCTGGTACTCCTGGCACTTATTCAATTCCAATACCGAGAAGATAAAAGTTCTGGCGGATACGGCGAATGCTGTCTACGATGTTCCGCCCGCAGGCTCGGGAAACGCGAGCCCAACTCCGGTCTTTACTAAATCTGCGGGGGCTGGAAAATCCTCGTTCCTGAGTGTGGGCAACACGCTGTATTTTTCGGACGGCGTGGATGTGCAAAAGATTGTCGGAAGCCTGCTGTCCTGGACGGCTTCGACTTCCTATGACCAAGGCAACTTCATTGTAGACTCGAACGGATACCTACAAGTTGTTATTGGCAGCCAGACAGCGACCATCACCAACATTTCGATTGGGTCGGGCACGGCCACGCTGTTTTTCGATCCTTCGACTCAGTTGTCCATTCCTGTTGGTACAAAGCTATATTTGACCGGGCTAACCTCGGTTCCCGCTCTCAACGGCACTACTCAAACTGTTACTTCTGTTGTGAACGGACAACAGGTCCAATTCGCTTCCGCCCTGACGCAAAGTACTCGTGCAGAAACCGGAACCGCCACCACAGGAACAGGAGTGAGCGGAGCCGGACCATCTCAACCCACCTGGGCCACTACGTTTGGAGCAATAACACAAGATGGCGGGGCTCAGTGGGAAAACGCGGGGCTTCAGACCGAGAATTGGGGAATAGCAACTCCGGTTTCCGCGCCTCTCGTAACACAGGCTCCCGCTCCGTTGTCTTCATCCTGGGCACAGAACACATGGTACGCTCCGTCGTTCGTTATTGAAGTCACGGTCGGGAGCAATCTCTATCTGTTTCAGCTAACTTCTGCCGGAACAACTGGGACTTCGGCTCCTACTTGGGACACACACACAGGACACGTTACTATTGACAACCACGGGTCCCCAGCCACCCCAGCACAATGGACTTGCCTTGGCACCCCCGCTTGGGTCGCCGCAACTCCCTACACAGTTGGGGACGTAATAGAAGCTCTCATCTTTTATTACATCACTGTCCCGCAAACTGTAACAACATGGATTCCGGCTAATGGGTCGATCCCGGGCCACTACTCCTACACCACAGTCAATGTCCAACAGCTTGTTAGCGCCGAGGGTGTTTTCCAATGCACTGTTGCGGGAACAACTGGGACTTCGGCTCCGCAGTGGACTAATGGGCTCGGCACAACCGTAACCGAGACCACGGGGGTGTCCTGGACTAACCGGGGAGCTTCCTCTTCCACCTGGCCGGGAGCTAGTCAAAATCTAAGTTTGGCTACACAGATTCTTGACTCCAACGGAAATTTACAGCAAGTACAAGCGTTCGGAGAAACTGGAGCGGGGGCAGTTCCTACCGGAGGATGGAGCACAACCACAGGAGCTTATACTTATGATAACACGCAAACTTGGCTAAACACCGGACCGTATACAGCCGCCAACACGGGCGCGTGGATATATGCCTTCAGCTACGTCAACACTTTGACGGACACAGTCAGCACTTCTGATCCTCAAAGTGCTCCGATAGTTGTATCTGCTGGAAACCTCGCCGTGGTGCAGGGTTTAGGATCAGCCGACCCGCAGGTTAATGAAATCTACATTTGGCGCACAGTTCAAGGGGGTTCCACTCTCTTTTACTTGGATGAAATTCCAAACCCCGGCGGGGGAAAAACCTGGATTTACACGGACACAACAGCGGACACGAACCTAGACGAACTTATTGAAGCTCCGGTAGACAACTCGAACGACCCTCCGCCTGTTGGAATATCCGCCTTGGTTTATCACTTGGGAAGAATCTGGGGCGCGGTCAATACCTCTGTTTATTTCTCCGCCGGTCCTGATGCTTTGGTTGGGAGCGGAAATGAAGCTTGGCCTCCGGCCAATGTCTTTGTCTTCCCCGACACAGTAATTCGGATGTTCCCCACCACGAGTGGTTTGTATGTCTTCACAACAGCAGACATCTACCTCATTCAGGGGCTTGGGACTTCGTCTAGCTCCTTTTTCTCTACTCCATTTATGACCGGGATCGGGCTGTCTTCCTACGACGCTTTTGCCGTCAACGGAAGCATCGTGTTCCTGTATTCCTCGGACAATCAGATTTTAACCCTGGACCCCAGTTCGGGTCTGTCCGAAATCGGCTTTCCAATTGGAGATCAGTTCCCGACCTCAACCTTTACCGCTCTGCAAACTCAGTTGACTTGGCACGTTTCGGGGTCGGCGGACAAAGGTCTGTACGTCTCCGATTATGCCGATACGTGGTGGAGGATGTGTCCCACCCCCTCGCCCGAGACCGGAACTGTGTGGAGCCCTAAAGCTCAAATCGTTTCCGGTTTTTCGGCGGTGCAGTCCGTCGAGACTTCTTCTGGGGTTCATGCCCTTCTGATAGGCCCCCCAGCCGCAGGCGGACCCATTCTGAAGCGGGATTCCGCTGTTTACGAGGACGACGGGGCTCCTTACCCGGCCTGGGCCATATTGGGCAGTTTGGTTTTGGCACAGCCCGGCCAAACTGCACACACCGCATTTTTCACCACGGACTCGGTCAAGGTCGGAACCCCCCTTACTCTGGCTGTACAGTTGGACGAGATAGCTCCTGTGTCCTCCGGGTATTTCGAACCCCTGACGGTCTACACAACAGACCCCCCGCAGTTGTCTCCCAGTCTCTCGGTAGAAGCACAAAGATTCTGGCTGTCTCAAACTGAAGAACCCGCGCTCTGCCGTCACCTTCAGGTACAAGTCAATTTTGGGTCTGATGTGGTTAAGAATGAGCTACTTAGCTTGTCCTTGTTCGGGGACTGGGAACAGGAATTGTAATGCCAAGCATAGCCTCCAGACTCGATTCCGAACCACGCTCCGGTGCTGTGGGGGCAGGACCAATTCCCCCCCGGAGTCTACCACATCCTCCTTTGCCCACCTCGGGAGTGAGCCCGATTCTGCGCTGCCCCTTGCCGATCATGCCCACGGCTTCAACGCCTGATGGCCTTCGTCAATATCAGACCGGAGGGCAAATTCCGCAGTACAGGCTTACCCCCGCCGCTGCTTTAACTGCTAGTCCCGCTGCTGTTGTTCCGACGTTAGCCCCGGCACTCGCTCCGGCTAAGTCTTTAACTGGCACGCTAACTACTACAGCTTCAACTTCGGACATAGTCACAATCGTGGGGGTGACTTCCAACAGTTCGGTAACGCTCACCCCGACCAACGCGACAGCCGCTGCCATGACGGGTGTATATATTTCGGGGAAGTCCAACAACGGGCAGATTACCGTGACACACCCCGCAACCGCCGGGGGGACTTTCAGCATTATTGCAGTAAATTAGTCCGGATAATGGACTACGTTAGAGACTCATCCCTTGCTTTAGGCCGACAAATGTTTAATTCTCCTTGGAACCCCGGTGTGTGGCTCTCTCAAAACTGGCAGTATGTTGCGGGCTGGGCTGCGCTCCTGCTATTTCTTCAGCGGCTGTATTCTGTCGCCCGTAAGTTTGAAAAATACGGGGATAAGCTTGATACCGCCAGCGGCGACCTTGTCCAAATCAAAGACAACCATTTAGCGCACATTCAAGCCGAGCAGGAAAAGACCAACGATAAGCTGGACAAGACCAACGACGCTTTATACGGCTTGCGAGAAGACCTACGAGACGGGTTTTCTCGTTTAAGCGACAGCATCAACATCTTACTCTCAAGGATGCCGTAGATGACCGACATAGATCACCTTTCAAAAGAATTCGAGAAGGTTCACGCCGCTCTTCCGTCGATCTTTGTTCGCCTGGCGGTGGTTGAGAAGTGGCAGGATCAGCACCCGGAGACCCATCGGCTGGAAGCCAAAGCTCTTGATTTGGCGAAGGCAGCAACTGATATTCACTTGGTACACCTAAACAGGACAAAGGAACAACTCGCCGAAGACCGGGCGGACTTTGTCAAGCGAGAGGTGTACGACCGGGAGCATCAGCGGCTTTGCGAGGAGATAGACGACCTGCGGGCAAGTCGTGACTCTTCGTCCGGTGAGAAGAGCTTGCTGGAAAAGTTTTGGCCCTTGTTCTTAGCCGCCATAATGTACGCCGTAGGGCATTTTTGGAAATAGTTAAAGGAGAAACAATGCACAATCTTGTTTTCGTGCGGCCTGCAAAACCTGACGATACGAAGAAATTTGTAGACTGGTCCCTGGAGACCCCGGACAACGAGTTCGACCCGGAGGTTGTCAAATACCCGTCTACGTTCGTGCTCTGCGCCTACGACAAAGACGGGGCCTTGGCCTACCAACCGATTCAGCAAGCGTTCATAATGGACAGCTTCGCCGCCCGCCCGGGAGCCACCAAGCTTCAAATTGCAACCGCGATGAAAGAATTATTTCAGGAGACGGTTACGCAAGCCCACCTCAAGGGCGTGGGTGAGATTTATTTCCTGGGGACACAGGACGGAACGAACCACATGACAACGAACCAGGAAGTCTTTGAGAAGCTGCCTTGGTCCGTTTACCGCGTTAAGATCAGAGAATTAGAGGGCTAAATGAAGGTCACTACAAAAGCAGTCTATGTTTGGAGCGAGCGCCAATCCCGCTATATCCTGCTCTATGAAAAGTCCATTACCCGGACGGGCCCCTTTGCTCTCCTGAAAGGTGCTTCGGCAGCCCAAACACAAGCTCAGGACGCCGAGCTTGCCGCGCAAAAGACTTATCTTGACGACGTAAACACACAGTTTGCGGCGAACCAAAGCATCCTGGGGTCTTTGAACACGACGTTCGCTTCTGTAATCGCTGCGGGTTCGAACCAGCAGGGCTACAACACGCAGGAAATGAACACCCTGAACTCCTCGGTGATTCAGAATACTGGACAGCAGTACGCCTCGGCGAAAAAGACTCTGCAAGAAAACCAAGCCGCCCAAGGTGGAGGAAACTCCATGCTGCCCTCCGGCGTAGCTTCGCAGCAAGCGGCCACCCTCGCAACCGCCGCCGCAAACGAAACCCAATCCGGCCTGACCCAAAACCTGCAAGCCAGCTACAACCAAGGCTATCAGAACTACAACAACGCCTTATCCGGAGAACTAAGTGTGGCCGGTCAGCAAAACGCTACGGGTATGGCCAACGCCGCCACGGGCATGAGCAACTCCGCCAACTCCGAGGCCAACGCCGTTCAGGCTGCCAACCAAGAAGAGATGAACAACATCATGGGTCTGGCTACCGGAGCTATGGGCGGGGCCGCTAAAGTGATGTCGGGAGGATAGCCTGATGTTTGAATACTTACTCGCAAAAGCAAAAGCACAGAGAGAAGGTACGCCATGTCCGTTAATCGCGTAGAAGCCCTAGTTGATGCTTTGGCGCACCTCAAAGGGGCAACCACAAACCCCGATGGAGACCTCTACCAGGCTCGTAATCCAATTGGAGTCTTGAACTTCAGTCGCCCGGGCAAAAACTCGATAGATGAAAAAGGCATGAGGTTGTTTACGTCGTGGCTCGCCGGGTATCGTGCTTCTTGCTTTGACCTGGAGATCAAGATCAAAGGGGAGTCTCGCGCCGGTATTAAAAAGGACGACAAACTCGAAAACCTTATGAGGGTCTTGGGATTCAATGAAAAACTTGGACAAGATCAGATTTTGAAGTTCCTGAAGAGGGCCCTGAAAGACACGTCCATTTCCCGGACCACACCACTTAGCTACTTCTTGGAGAACAAATAATGCCAGGACCAACCGACTCCCCAAACGCAATGGCAACCCCCTCCCCCGCAGCAACTTCCAATATGTCGGGCTTTTCCCCGTCGCCTAACGGGGACGCCGCAGCAGCCCAGGTGCCGCCTACCGTGTCTTCTGTTCCCCCCGCTGCGGCGGCGAACACGACCCCGGGAACTCCTGCGCCTACTCAAGCTCCGGCTCAAACCACGACGGCCCCCGCTTCGAGGGCAGGCGGAACCCCTGCTGAGGGGGCGGCTCCTGCTGTTCGGAAGACCGTCGGGTTTGTGCCGATGTCCGATGTTGGAAAGCCGTTTCATACCACTCTATCGGACCCCGTCGTGCAGCACGGTTTTCTTCATTCAAAGATCATGCAAGCCATCGAAGGCAAGAGCGACCAATATGTTCAGCCGGTAGACGCGGATGGAAATCCTACAGGGGCTCCGGTCAATCAGCCAAAACAAAACTCTCCTGGCTTCTTCTTCCGCAATCTCCTGGCCGGGGTTTTGGCCGGGGCCGCCTCCGGAGCGGGGCACGGTGTTGCTGGTGCTGGTATGGGCTGGAACGCCGCAACCGAAATGCAAGACAAAGCAAGAGCGCGGGCCCACGACCAAGCACAAGAACAATGGCAGAACCAGCGGCAGGCGACTGAAGATGCACAGAAGGCTGATACTGCTTACCAACAAAAGCTGGTGTCACAAGCCCAAATAAAAATGTATCAGCACAACATCATAGAGTCCCAGCACACAATGGACTTTGAGGATCAGGGTCGTATTGACAAGATCAATGATTCGACAAGAGTCATAATGGACACGCTAGAGGCGCGGGGGGCCCAAGACCCTAAAGACTTGCCCCCGATTATGAATTTCTATGCTCTTCGAGACAAAGTCGTGGAGACTAAAGGGGCTGCGCTACACCCGGATAATGATCCGACAGAACAAAACTCACATCGCATTTTCGTGGACACGATTACTGGGGACCAAGAGAAATGGGACCCAGACCAAAACGCTTGGACGGATCAAACCACGGGCAAGCCAATGGACAAGACCGCGAATACCAACGTTCGAATTTACGACGTTCCGGTAGATTCTATGACTAAGTTGTTCCCTATGGACAAGGCGCAGGTAAACAAACTCGCGGGAGAAACGGTGTTCCCGAATCCCGAAGGCACTGTCAACATGTCTCTTGACCGAGTTATTGGGTTGGGAAATCAATTTAGAGCGCAACAAAATATGAACCGTGCGAATACTAACGCAAGCAGAGAGCAGGGGGAGAGGGAATACAAGGACTTGTTCGACCTAACTAAGGCACAGAACGACGAGCTTTTGAAGCAACAGAAAGAATTGCAACCAACAGACCCAAATTACAAAGCTCTTCAGACGCAAATGGACGACGGTTGGAAAGCTGTCGTGGACAAGTACCACGAGCTACATCCCGGAACCAAGAAGAAGAAAGAAGACATAGTTAACCCGCCACCTCCGCCCGATGCGCCTTCATCCCTGCTCTTGGGTAAGATGCAACAGGATGATAAAATTCAGCCAGGAACCCCGGACGCTTACAGGTATATCACGTCTTCTAATCTCAAACCAGAGGACCAACAAGCCGCGCTGCGGGATTCCAAAACTCCGATGCCTTGGATAAGAGCCACGGAAGCCGCCGATCAATTGATAGCTAAGACCCCCATGTCCCGAGAAGCTGCTCTTCGGAAAGTAATTCAACAGGCGCAGGAGAAGGGGATCACTGTTGCCCCCCGCCCAACCGATGGCCGCGTAATGTCTCCCTATCCCAATTTGAATTCTTCGAACGTAACAACCAGCGCCTCTCGGTAAATATAGGACAACATGCCCGATTCAGCTTACTCCCTGCTTTTCTCTTCGGAAAACAAAGAAACCCAGACTCCTTCGACAGGAGAGGCCGCCGTTGGCGCAGCGGCCCCGGCTGTTGGGGGTTCTGGGTCTTCTGCGTTTGGCCTATTATTTGGGGGTTCTTCCGCTTCTAGTCCGGGTAATGGACAACAATCTGTTGGCCCCGCCACTCCTCCTCAGCACTTGTACCAAGACCCAAGTCAAAGCTGGTACTCTCGCGCTTGGGATTGGGCGAACACCCCCCTGCTCGACTCCTCTGTCTTTGGTCTTCCCGAAGATTTGGGAATGGGCGGGTTTGGGCGCGGTGTGGAGCACATCGCGGCGGGTCTCACGAGTCCACTTTCGCTGGCTCTAGCTGCCGCAACTTTCGGCTCCGGAGGATTTATCGCCGGAGCGGGCGAAACTGCGCTCAAAGAGTCTGGGGAATTTACCGCCGCTCAGATCGCCGACGCCATAAGTGCGTCAAAAATCGCGCTGAAGACCGCCAAGAGTATGCCCGATATTGAGCCGGTCATCTCTGGTGCCCTGAAAGCGGGCGGACACGACCTGGGTTTGTTGGAACGAGCCCGGGCTCTAACCTTCCCCATCAACAGGGACGCAGAACTAGCCTCGGAAGAACTTCAGAAGAACCTGTCTGAAGTAGGCTTGAGCGAAGCACAGAGGACTGCCCTAAAGGAAGGAACACTTTCCGAAGCGGAAAGGTCTGCTATCGCCACGGCGAACACAAAGATGCCCGGGTTTTCCACCGACGAACTGAAGGCTCTGTCGGATACGGGCGATACGGTAGCCAAAGCCAAGTCCGGTTTCCTCCCCCTGGCTGACGCGGTTCGTGACGCCGGGTACAACGTAGACAATTGGAAAAAAGCAACTGCCATACTGTCCGATAAAAAACTGGACGTGACCAAGGACCTTCTGGGAGGAAACCTTCTCCAAAGAGGAGCCTTCCAGATTCTGCACAAAGCAGCGCCCGATGTGTCTTTTGGGGCCCTGACCAAGGCCGCCGACACGGCGAACACTGTGATGAACTGGGGATTCACCTACCAACAGTTGGAAACAGCGGCTCAGATGTCGCCCCGGTTCTTCGACGCCCTGAAAGAAGGGGACGCCGATCACGCTTGGGAATATGGAACAGAAATGTTCGCCTCCGGGGCTATGGGAGCTTTGGGGGCCCCGCACGCTTTGCGCTCGGCGGGCGAGTTGTTTAACCCCCTGCTAGGCTCCACAGACGTTCCCAGGCTGTCCGACCGCTGGTTGGCAATAGAGAGAGTCAACAAGGACAGGGAGGCCGCCCACGCGGTCGCTGAGCAGGACGCTGTCAACAAGTACAACACAGCCTTCGACCTGCTAGGTCTCCGAAAAGCACACCCAGTTCTCGGTTTGTCCAAAGAGGATAAAGCCTTCAATACCGAGCGCCTCGCCGAATGCCAAACCCGTATAGCGACAGAAACCGACCCGGAAAAGGCGCGGGTACTACATAACGTTTTGGTTGAAGCCCAAGGTGGTGGAGAGTACCAGCCCATACCGGCCCCGCTGGGAACCCCTCTAGCCGACAACGAAGCCCCGCCGAGAGCAGGAACCAAGTCCGTTGCTACTACCTCTTCGGGAGAAGTGCGTGTAGGCTCAGATGGTCGGCCTGTTGTTTGGCTCAGTCCAGAAGATTACGGCGACTTTCAAACGATTGCTCAAGCTCCGGGCACGGGCGTAAACTACTCTCCGAGGGAAGCGGACATCCTCCTAAGTCGTTTCAATCCAGAGAGTTCAATCGGACAGTTGATTTCCAAGGCCCGTCAACTCGCCGGACCTACATCTGTCCTCAAAACCCCGGGGGAGAATCCTGAGTTTTCAATTCTAGTTGCACAAGAAGAAGCTCAACACGCCGAGCAAAGATGGCTCTCCCAAAACGGGGAGGTATACAACCTCCTAGACGGGGCCACAAGGCTTCCAAGCGGAGAAATTAAAGTGGAACCGGGTTCCCCCTGGGACCGTTTACATGGTATAATACCAACAGTGACTCATTCATATTTTGATTCGCTGGATTATGACCAAAACCCGGTTGTTCGTGTGGCCGAGACCGCTGCTAAATATCAGGCGGGCGTGGACACGGGCGCATCAAAAACAGAGAGAATCAATTTCCTAGATGAGTATTTCAAGGAACTTGAAGCCAAGCACGGACCCCAAGCGCGGGAGAAATTTGCCCGCATCAACGAAATTGCAAGACAACACGTGGAGGACATTTATGCCGAAAGACAAGCAGCAGAAGCAAGAGCAAGTGGGTTGGCCGAGCAAGGAACGGGCGCTGGAAGTGTACGACGCCTGGAAGAAGGAGGGGAAGGCGGGGCTGGCCAAGGTGCTGAAGGAGAATGGTACGTCTACGACGGGGAAGGCCATCTCCTAGATTCTTTCCCAACCCACGAAGAAGCTACCAAAGCAGCAGAATCTGAGGGCACTCAGGCTGAAGTTCGATTTGAGCCTACTAAAGGAAAACAGCAAGGTCTAGCTTCCCGCGTCCGGGAACTGGACGAAAACAAGGACCTTCGCCGCGTCTACCATTGGAGCAGAAAACCAGACTTCACGGAAACCAACCCGGAGTTGGCAGGAACAGGTGTGCGCGGGGCCGAACGGGATCGTTTACAGGTTCCAGGAACGTACTTCGGAGAAGAATCCTACAGAGAACCCGCTGTCCAGGGAAACTCCAAGAAGTATTTTGCGAACCTTGACTACAACAAAATCTACGACAGGGCGAAAGACCCGCTCAGTCTTGTAGACCAGGCCCGCAAATTAACTCGCAAAAATGGCGATCCGATTGAATATAACCTCGAAAAGCTGCTTCAGCAAAAAGGCTTCTCCGGGTACAGAGCCCAAAACGTAGTCAAATCCTTCGAACCTGTCAAAGTTTTCCGTGACTATGGCATAGTGCCAACGTCGGCGGAGAAGTTCCACTCTGCTATTTCCCAAGTCAAGAAAGCGCACGAGTCCTCCGGAGCGGATCAGCAGCTTTCTGTCTACTCTCCAGAAGAGTATAAAGGAATGAAAACCTTTATGAGCCCGGACGGAAAGACCGGAATCGCTCTGGATGGAGACCTTATTGTGTCGAAGTTCTCTCATCCTACTGATACCCCAAGAGCTAATGCCAATTTGATGCGCGTTGCTATTGAAAATGGAGGGCGTCGGTCCGACGGATTCGATACCTACCTTCCGGCAATAAACGCTCGGGAGGGAATGAAGGTCGTGGCTCGTCTTCCGTGGAATGACGCATATGCCCCCGAAGGTTGGAACTACGACAAAATGAAGCAGTACAACGGTGGCCATCCCGACGTTGTGTTCATGGCGTATGACCCAACGTACAAAGGACCTTACGAACCCGGACAAGGGGTACGGGTAGACTCATACCAAGGCGGGGAAGCCGTTCAAAAAGCTGCTCTTCGCGGAGAACCAATCAGTCCATTATCCGGACTGGCTTCCCGAGAAAAACCCGCAGAGTGGGAAGACATCAAGTCCCACCTTACCCCAGAGGAAGTTCAGAAGCACGACACACCCGAAAAGCAGAACCTGCTCACCGCCGCCTTCAACTCCATGCCCGACCACGAAGAGTGGACGGCTGCTATTCGTGCGGGCAAAGCCGGACAGTTGTGGTATGAAAGATCGACCCGGGCCTTCGACGCTCTGATCGACTCTGGAATTCCGTGGCTGGGGAAAGCGGACAAAGACAAGTTCCTGAACTTTACCGCCGCTCTATCCCCGGTTCAGCCGGTTCAAGCCAACCTGCGCATGGCCCTCAACCTCTGGGCCAAGTGGGACAAGGCGGGCCGCCCCCAGGACGTAACCTGGAAAGACGGGAAGGTCGCCAGCAAGAACGCTTCTCTCTACAGAGTTCTCGCCGGTCGTGGAGAAACACAAGGCGTAGACCTGCCTGCAAGAATGGGCAACGCTATTCACGCCTTACAGGGAGAGCCTCTATCCGGCCCCAAGGTATCTTCTTTCACAAAGAACCTGGGCAAGGATTCAAGCCGGGTCACAAACGACACCTGGATGGCGGTCTTCGGAGATCACGACCCGAATCGGATTAACAAACCAGCAGTTTATGACGCCATGTCTGCCAAGGTCCGCGAAGCGGCCAAGGCGGAGGGCGTCGAGCCTCGCCAGGCGCAGGCCGCAATCTGGTGCTTCATCAAATCTCTGGCCGAACTGTCTGGTTGGGGGAACGACCGCTGGATACCCCCGCAAGAAATTATCAAGCAAGGACTGCTAACACCCGAACTTGTGGCCCAACACTCTGCTGACTTTGCGGACATGCTCAAAACCAACCCCGAAATCAGGGGCGTAATCAAGAAACTTGGAGGAGACCTCAATGCCCTCGACACAAAACTCGAAACCTACGTCCCAAGAAAACCTTCCACCGGAGAAGCTGCGGGCTCTAGTCCTGAACTTCTTAACGCGGCTGGTAGACTCGAAGCCGCCCGCAGAGACTCGCGGATAGCCTCACACCTTGCTCGGAAATCAGGAGCTTCATTATTTGACACAGAATTCGGTCCGGATAATGGACTGTTTTCCAAAGAGAAGGATAACCGCGCTCCCGTCTGGTACTTGAAGTCCAACCAGCTAGTTGATAGCCGGATGCAAGGACCCATGCCCGCCGACACCGTTCTCAAAATGCTGGAGAACAACGGCGTAAAACCGGACGAGCTAAAATACACAGGTCTCTCTGACTTCCTCCGCGAGAAGGGAAGCGCCCCCGTGCGTCCGGAAGAAGTCAAGGACTACCTGGCGGCGAATAACTTGCAGGTACAAGAGGTTACGAAACAGGAAAACACTCCCCCGCCGGATAGGATTTCCAGACAGCTTTATGGAAGAGATTATGGTGGTCTTTCTGAAGACCAAAGAGAGGTCGTTGATAGTGCGGTAAACAGGTGGGATGCCGGAGAAAAATTTGACCCCGCCAAATTCGGCACATACACCCTCCCCGGAGCAGAACCAGGTTCGTACCGAGAGTTGTTGATGACGCTTCCAAACTACGGGCAATCGAAGAATGTATTCGATTATAACGAGGACTTCCGCTCCGCTCACTGGGACGAACCCAACGTAGTAGGCCATGTCCGCTTCAACGACCGCACAGGCCCCAACGGCGAGAAGCTGCTGCACCTGGAAGAACTGCAATCTGATTGGCACCAGAAAGGAAGGACACAGGGGTACAATCTCGACCCAGCAAGAATTGAGAGTCTCCGTAAGGAAGCGTCCGATCTCCGCGAAAGACTGAAGGACCCGGTAACCGACGAAGAACTTGCGAACTACTTCAAGCCAGGAAATATTGTAAACAGCTACGGAGGAAAAGACAAGGTAATCTCTTTCCATCCCGCAGACCCCAACGGAAAGGGATGGGATCGTGTTTGGAGTGTCAAGGTTCATGCGATAGACCCGGAAACGGGAGAACTAGACCCCCGAGAATACGACCGGACCCACTCAACAAGACCGGACGCCGGAGACGTTCATCCGGAGCTACAGGCTCGTCTGAACGAAATCAGCAAAGAGACTGTCCATTCTGGAGTCCCCGACGCCCCCTTCAAGAAGACAGACGAATGGACCGGATTATTCTTCAAGAGAATGATCCGATACGCCGCCGAAAACGGATATGATGGAATCTCGTGGACCCCGGGAGTTGAACACTTCAACCGGTGGGGGTCGGAACGCTTCGATTGGGAAAAGACCGAAGACGGAAAATGGACGGTTGCTGGAACATATCAGCACGGCGGAAATGCCGGAGGGGTTGATCTAGAAGGCGAAGCTACGCGCCGGGGATTGCTCAACAAAAGTGGAGGACAAGTAAAGTCCCAAGCCGACCTGAGAGCAATTGTACACCGGGTCCTGCATATTGCTGGTCGTGAGAAGGTAGACGCTGTCACCAAGAAACTCTGGGATCGGATGCAGACAGAGCCAACCGGAGCGAGCATGCCCCGGAAGGAAGGATTCGAAAGCTACTACGATCAGATCACCCCGCAGGTTGCCAACAAACTTGGAAAACAGTTTGGGGCTAAGGTTGGGGAGACGAAGATCAAGGTATCTGACGGGTCTAAAACAAGAATATATGAGGGACCGACCCTATCGACAGCGGACCTAGACAAAATAGCTTCGGAAGCAGAAGGAACTCAACTTGAGGGGCAAGCCCGGGCTGTTGCTTATGAAGTGCGTTATAGCCGGATTCCTTTTGCAGAAGCTGTACGGGATTTTGGATCGGAAGCCTACGCAGAAAAAATCGGCGGAAAGTTAAATATCCAAAAGGAAGTCAAAACTTCTGCTGTTCCCTACTTCCCCATCACAGATTCCATGCGTGAGTCTGTCCTGCATCAAGGTCAGCCGCTGTTCTCAAGAGAAAGTCCGGATAATGGACATCTCCCGCCGAACATCGACGACATGATCCAGAATAACGTCTTCAAAGACAAGCCCAAGGAATACCGGGACTTGGTGATGAGTGTGCATAGGAAAGCGGCAACCACCGCGCCTGACCCCCAGATGAAATCCGCAATGGACTTCATCAGGAACGAGCACGACCGCAGCTTCGAAATAGGCTCGACAAACGACATATTGCAACACTACATCGACGACTACTTCCAGCGGACATGGGATAACTCCAACCCGGAAGGTCGAGTTATATCCTCTGATGCCAAGAACGGAAAGTTTGCCACCAACGTAACGATGGCACGCCGCCGCGTATATGACTCAACCTTGACCGGGCTGTTGAAATCCCCCAAGCAGTTGAAGTTCGACATAGTGAACAACATGGCCAGGGGCAGAGCCGAAATCATCAAGGCCGCAGCCAACCGGCAGTTCATTCGTAGCCTGAGAGACGATTTCTCCCGGGGAAGCGATGGCCGACCGGCGGTGGTTCTCGCGGGATCGGGCAGAGTTGTAACTGGTCAAGACGGGGAAGACCCCAAGACATTCATCTCCCCGGACCGCGTGCAGAAAATCAACATCGCGCAGAGCAACATTGACGAAATGAAGAAGACGGGGTACTTCGACCGCTTCCTGGCCGACGGCACCATCAAGGACATAACGCCCCACGTTCATCCGGACAACATCGGGATGGCAATTGATCGTCTGGAAAAGCAGGCTCTGAGTAAGAACGCACAGTACGACGAAATGGGAAACAATAAACTTCGGACCGACCTCATGTACCTGAAGTCCATGCTGGCGAACAAAGACTACTCGGGCCTGCGCGAGTTCAACGGCGCACAGAAGCCCGTCTATGCCTGGGACCCGCAGGACTACGTCACGCTGGATCACAACGCTATGCGCGGCTGGAACTTTGTGACCAACGACTCCGCCGGGCACGGTATCCTAGTTGATGCCGACATCAAGGCCCACCCCGAATTTGCTCAGTACCTGAAGAACAGGCTGGGCTTGGAAGAGTCTGGAATCGCCAAAAACCCCATAGGCAAAGCGTTGTTGGGCGCGGGGTCTGCGGCTAAGCATGTCCTGCTGTCTCTGTCTCCATTCCACATGGTCCAGATTGGGCTCCGTGGTGTGATGACTGGGATCAACCCGTTTACTCTCCACGGACCTGACCTTTTGGATGGGGCTAAGATCGACCCATCTAATCCACATTCAGAAACGAAGCTCCTGGCAATGGTTCGCCAGGGCTACACCACTGGAACGGACTTCCGGGGCCAACAACAGATGTCCGAAGGCTTGTCCACGGGGGGTGATGCCTTGCGCAGGATTCCAGGAATTGGAAACACAATTGCCAACTCCATGAACTGGTATCAGGACTTCTTGTTCAAACGTTACATTCCTGCCATGAAAGCGACGGCGGGCGAGCACTTGTTTGACCAGTACCGAGCGTCTCACCCAGAGTGGTCCAATGACCGCGTGGCCAAAGCTGCGGCTCTGCACGCAAACGAAAGTTTTGGCGGTATCAATTGGAGAGCGATGGGGCGCTCCACAACTACGCAGGACTGGGGCCGCTTAATGCTTCTGGCCCCGGACTGGTTAGAATCGGAAATGAGAAGTGGGGCCCGACTCTTCAACCGAGAAGAAGGTAACATAGGCCGCAAACAGGTCGTGATGATGACCCTGGGAATGTGGGGAATCGCAAGAGTCCTCAACACCTTGTCCACGGGAAGTCCGCACTTGGAAGCCCCCTTCGGCTTGGCTGTCAAGAACAAGGAAGGCAAGGAAATCATCTTCGGGATGAGGACGTTGCCGACTGACCTTCTTCACGCTGCTACAGACCCTGTGGGCTTCATCAAGGGCCGGTTGTCGCCCACAATTCATGCCGGACAAGAACTACTGACGCAGCGCGACTCCTTCGGGCGTAAGCTAGGTCCGGAAGACCTGTGGGCTGACGTGTTCCACAACATGATGCCTATCCCTGGACAGGCTATCGGACAGGCTGTCACCGGAACCGGGCCCCAAGTTGGAACCGTGGGCCAGGTTTGGAAAGCGGGGGGCGGAACCGCCCAAGTGTACGCTACTCCTGCACAGAAGATGGCAGCCGAGCTTGCCGCAAATCACAACGAAGACGGCCCGATAGACAAGGCTCAAATGGACAGGCACCGGAGAATCATGGACCTGGAAGATCAGGTAAGGTCCGGGGAAACTTCGTGGCCGGAGTTGGTCAAGTTGGCTTATAACACAGACCAACTCAAAGAGTCCGAACTGAAGAAAATCCAACTCAACCTGACCAAGACAAAAGGCATGGACTCCACGATGGCCTCGTTGTACACGAGAGCATCTAGGCTGCCCGCTGCTGAGTTTTTCAAGCTGTTCGATACAATGAACAACAGCGAGAAAACCGCGCTCATCCCCTTAACTCAGTCGGTGATGAAACGGTACACAGCCAAGGCCATGAAGGACATGACTCCCTCTGAAAGAGCCAAGGACCCGGTGCTCCAGAGGATTCTGAACATGATGCACCCAGGGGGAATCCCGCAAGCATCGGCGGCACCCGCTCCTGTTATTCCTCCTGCGGTTCAGCAAGAAGCAGCACATCTTAACGCGGGCGTCCAACAGTATCTTCACACGGCAACTCATCCGATAACAGGACACCAGGTCGCTTCGAATGACGGGCACAATTGGGTTGATCGCCAAACGGGAGAACCTATAAATGGGTAGCCCAGCAAGTCCATTATCCGGACAACCAACCCCTCCCCCGGGGTATGTATTAGACGCGGCTCTTCCGGCTGGGTATGTGATGGACTCCGGAGTCCCGACCCCCGGAACAACCAAACCAAACCCGCAGCCGGTTCCCCCTCCTGTTTACGACGTGGGGCCGCTTCAAGGAACGCCTGTTCCCGGCATGGTTCAGTCCGGAAATATTGATGTCAACCACCGTCCTGGAATTCGGAACGAGGATGGCTCCTATAGCAGTATTTATTCAGCAACCATCCCCCTCGATGAAAAGGGAGAACTGTGGCCGGAAGAAGATTACGACCACGCCCCGAGGTACGCCCTGATCCCGCAGATAGCCGACGGTAAGTTCTTGACCTCCTCCGGAAAGAAACCGGACGAAAAAGACAAGGAGGCTAACGACGCTTTGTACGAGGAGGCCAAGAAACACTACGTCAAAACCAAAGAACATCTTGGAGTCTTTTCTAGCGGAGATGCGGCAGATAAATACGCGGGACAAACACACGCCTGGACCAATACCGGAACACCGGACAGGGTGTATACTCCCTCATACAAGGGGGAGGGAAACATGCCAGACAAGGACCCGAAAGAAATGAAGAAGCTCAGACTAGAAGAATAACTAACAACCCGCTACAAACACTAAGGCCCTCCAAAACGGAGGGCCTTTTTGTGTGCCTGTTTTTCTCACAAGACAGGCGGCTTGCTTTATGAGACCGGCTCCGACTGATGGCGGATGCGACACCGGCCTTCGAGAACCTTGTCCATTACCCGGACTAAAGTGGTACTTCGATTTCGACGGGGAATATGCCAAAGGTTTCTTCATAACGGACTGAAGCGGCCTCTGCGGATTCTTTGGAGTCGTAAAGAAGTCGATCCGACGAGTAGTATTCATACTGCCTGGCCGGGTCAGACACGCACCCTTGTTCGGTAGCCGGTATTACGATCAGCCACCGGGTTACCTTCTTGGTGAGCAGTTTCTTTCGCCGGTCTTCCATCAAATTGTTGACGGTCTTCCCCGGAACTTCAAGCAGTGGAAAAGGCTCTGTCGCCTCTCCAACCGCTTGCCGGTATCCGGCTATAAATTCCCGAGTGTGCTCCATGTTTCTCCTCATTACTTGTGGTTAAGTGTTGACGTTTTGAAACTCAATCAGCGGTCCGTAGGGCACATACAAAGGATGCCACGGATTTCCATCTTTGGTTTTCTTCAGGCACCACAAACTCCGATTAAGAAGTTCTATGGTTTTACTAACTCGTCTTTTCCAGAAGTATTCGTTCTTGAAGGTTGCTCCCCAGGCAGCTACTACAGTCTCTTTGGGAGGAATTTCCTGGACATAGGAATCGTTGTTTGGCCCTACTATGTCCCCACCATTGATATGTGACCACTGCATGTCTCCGGGCTTAGTTGCTCTGAAGGCAAATAAATTGACTACCCGGATTGCATTAAAGTTCCCAAGTTTTGCTAACCCCACGCATTTTCGTATAGTCGGATCGTCCTTGTCGGCGTCGGCGGTACTGGGGTTCAACATAACGAAGTTTAGAATCCGAACATCAAACAGGTCCTCCGACCACTCTCGGTAAAGAGAATAGCGATAAACCTCGTCGTCGCTAATAACTGCTTCTTTGTACATAGTCTGTCCGGTTAATGGACTTCCCGCTCGGGAACATTATTCTGGTCCTAAGCCGGTATTGCGTTAAGATTCCTGAACGGTAACTTCGACGGCGTCCAGTTCCCGCTCCAAAACAGCCAAAGCTCTCCAAGCCATGCGGGCGGTGGCCCTGATTCCGTTCTCGTCTACTGTCCCTCTCTCGATGAAATGTCGAATAAGGGCATCCGCGTCGTCCACGGACTTATCCCGGTCCCAGTGCAAAGGAGTCCCAGGAGGAAAATGCTGCCTGTTGCCCGCCAGAGACACACGTGAAATCTCGGCCATAGACTTGGGGAAGTAGTCGAGGACTCCTGTGGCTATTGGGGTTTCCTTCCGCTTTTTTGCTCCGCTCGGCAGTAAGCTCAAAGCCGCCCCCCGTTCTCACGCACCCATTGCGCTACGTCTCCCCAGTTATCCTCGACCCGGAGAGCTTTGTCGTCGAGGTAAAGATCAGCCAAGGGTTTACCCTTTTCCCCGTCGTCAATCTCGTCGTAGGGAACACCTTCTTTGTCCAAGAACTCAATCATCTCCCGGACTAGAGGCCGTTCCAAAGTCGGGCAGTCCCAACTCCCGAAGGTGTCTTCCTGCCACTTACAAGTTCGGCAGGACCAAACAATGATGCGGAATCCCATCCGACGGAAAGCCTGGAGCGCAGACCGGGCCCCGGGTTTGAGCGCACCGATCTTTGGGAACTCGTGGTCTACTATGGTGCCATCGAAATCGACACAAATGGTTTTCTGGTAGGCCATTACTGTCTTGCCGCCTCTCGTTCCTTCTCCCCAGTTTCAAGAGCATTGATGAATTCTCGGCCAGCCCAGGCCCGAAGTTCTTCTGTAAGCTCCGGGTTCTTTGTGACGATAAAATCCGCATACGTCATCATCGCGGCTCTCGAAGCCCGAGCGTAGTCGTCCGTCCCCTCGGGTTTCAGCACGAAATACTTCATCTTCAAACCGTCTGACATGATTCCTCCTGTCCATTATCCGGACTAAACTCGCGTAAATTTTCCGCCCTTTGAAATGTTTTCTTTCGCCCATAAGGGTTGAAGATTACGAAAGTTACAAGCGATTAGAAACTGCGTTCGATCTTCCAAGTTGAAGGATATTAGAGGACGAACATGGTCGATATGCCAACAACCTTCCCCAAACCCCCAATTGTCCCAAGTCATTCCCGGTTGAAATTTTGATTCGAGGTGCTTCTTGAGTTCTTCAATTGAGCACCCCAAATCCTTGACAGCCGATCCAGACTTAGAACAGAGACGAATAGCCCGATTCATTCTCCAACGCAAGTCGCACGCTAACTTGTACTGAACATCATTTCCCATCCGGAGGTCGTGTCGTTTCTTCTTCTCGTCCTTGTGGAGACTTCGATATTGGGCATCCATTGCTTTCTTTTCTTCGGGATGCTCCGCCGTCCAGGCCCTTGTTCGGGCGTTGTCCCTCTCTTTCCGAGCCTTCGGTCTGTTTTGAAAACGAGTTTTTATAGACTCCTTGTTGTCTGCTCTCCATCTTTTTTGATACTCTCTCGTGCAGCCCTTACACAGTCGGCAAAGCCCGTCTGGAGAGTTTTGGTTTTTGTGAAAGTTGTCGGCCTCCAGTAAAGATCGACAACCCGCACAAATCTTAGTTTTTATGGACTCGATCATTGTCAGACTCGCGTGTAGATCGTGCTAGTGATCCCTTTTGCTCGGTCTACTACATAACTCGCCAAAGCTGCTTCAGACAGGTAGGCTTGACGTTCGTGGAATCGGTCGCGTCCTCTGAGAGACGGCATCTGATAGTGGGTGCCCCCCACCAACTCGCGGACAACTTCCGAATGCAGGTGCCCTGTAAAGAAGGCCCGATAGATCGTGTTTGCCCACAACCCAGGAGCCTCCTTGGCCATTGTCGCCATGTAGTCCTTGGGTTTTAAGGCCCCATCCCCGTGTGCAAACCCAAGCAGCGTGTCTCCATAGGCAGCATACGACCGAGACTTGGCGCTGAATTCGATTTCCACGTCGTCCTGGTTTCTGTACCAGGCTTGGAGGAATTTGAGCAAGGCCACAGTCAAAAGTCTGTCGTGGTTCCCGGGAATTGACAGAATCTGAATTCGAGATACGCTTCGGAGAGCGTCAATGTCTCGAACAGCCAGATCGAAGCCTTCCGCCAGAATCTGAGCGGCGGTTCCGTCCATTTCCTGCGGAGTTCCCTTGGTCGTGGTTCCGAAATCGGTGTCAACTGTTAAGAAGTCATGGCCCACACAATAGAAGAACTTCTCGGGCCTCCCCTTGTCCGCCACTTCTTCTAGCATCCTGGTTCGGGCATAAATCAGACGCTCTTCCGCATCTGCTCGGTTAAACTCTTCCCCAGTTTCCAGAACCCAGCCGCTCCCCCCGTAGTGAAGTTCTCCCGCGCTGGTCACAACCGCAAAAGGATTACGAGAAGTCTTTAAGTTCAAGCGAGGAGGCTCATAAGAAGGAATCAAAGTGGACAGTTGATCTTGCAAGGGGAGCATGAAGTTCTGCTCCAAGTTGTTCCACTTCTGAGCGTCCTCCTTGGTCTGGTGCCACTTTTTCTTCTCAAACCCTTCCCAGATAGACTGCCTGCGTTGCTGGAAAGCGTCGTCGGCGAGGTCGTCAACTTCACGAGACATCACCTCTTCCCGGGTATATGGCTCCTGCTCGTGGGTCCAACCATGAATGGCTTTTAGTTCGATGAACTGATCCCGGGGAACAGCAAATCTACGGCATATTTCGTTGATCGTCGCCGGGTTTCCGTCCCAGTTGCTGTACGCCTTTTTCATGGCTCGGAATTTGGTTCCCGTCATTACCAGGGGTTTCGGGCGGCACTTGAGGACTGTAACATAGCTGTCACTTGTTCCGTTGTAGACGTAGGACTTCCCCTCCACCCACTGTCCGTTGGGAACTTCATTCGCTGTCTCGTCCAGTAACTGGACGGGCTCCTGATCGTCCGCTTGAATCCCCTGCACAATCTCGTCCACTTCCTGCTGTTTGAGTATTCTCGAAACGGTCTTGTGATGAAGACCTATTTGCTTGGCAATCGTCCGCGCCGATGTTTCGGGATGCAAGGAATGAATCTGGTGGACTGACTTCTTCAGGTATTCGGGTACGGGGGTTGTCTTAGGCATTCGAGACCTCCTCTTTCTTGAGAGTTTTCTTAAACATATCTGTTAACCAAGGGTATTGAACAGGCAAACCGAGAAGGAGGGCCGCCCGATAGCTTATCTCCTTGACTACTTCTTTTGCTTCCTCGGGAGTCATCCCCGCCAGGGTCAACTCCACCAATTCTTCATCAGTTTTGTCCATTATTCGGACTCCTTTTCAAGACCGTCCAGAACATACTGCGCCAAGCTTGCTCCCCCGTCCAGGACTCCCGCTTCGTAGATGTCGCGGTCTTCCCCGAAGGCGAAGGTGTAGTCCAACAGGGGGCGGCCCGCTATCTTTCTCAAACCTTCAACCACTGAGTCAGGCAGTTTCATTGCTGCTCCTTGTGCGGTTGATTACCGCTGTGTTGATTTGTACTGTGGTTTGGTGCGATTGTCAATCCTCCTTGCGGCAACCTGCCGCGTACCACCGTTTCGTCATAAGATCGTCGTCGTCATGTCCGGTATACTGAGCAACCGTTAGAGTCCTTACAGCTTCGCGCAAAGCGTCTCCGAGGAGAATCGCGCCTAACCGCGTCACCGAAAAGTGCACATTGCCATAGTCCACAAAGAACGCTCTAGCCTGCGCATTCCAGCGAATCTCGATGTCGCACCGCCCTGGGCCCTCAATAGGACCGGCGCTAATGCTTTCCGTCCGCGTGCGCCGTTCCCAGTGGAACCCTTTCATCGGATACCCACAGCCAGGTTTAACGCCAAACGGTAGGCAACCAACGCCAGGAGGAACCTTGCAAGCTGGGCACATTCTGTCGATGGGCTTCATTATCGGTCCGCCTTTCGATTCGCACGTCGTCTTTCTTTTTCCTTTTCGTCAACCATTGCCTGCCAGTCGGCTTCATCGGCAATCGCCTGTTGCTCTGACGTAATAACATCGACAGTCCACTCAGGCTTCCCAATAGCGCGAATTTTGTCGGCCACGTTCTTCCAAGCATCCGCTTCCGTTGCGCCTTGGCCCTCAACTTGTTCATTCTTGAACGGGCTAAAGCGGCGGATCGTTACCATTCCCGGCCAATCCCGCACAGCATGGGCGCTCTTCCAAACCGACTTGACAACCATTTCGTCATCGCTCATTGCTCACCGCCCGCATCGAACACGTCCCGAAAGGCTCCGAGTCCTTGAATGTTGTGATCTTCCAGAGATTCCTCGTCTCTAGTGTCGCCAGGCTCTCTGCCGTCATCACGGTCCGCCTCCGCGTCCGCCGCTGCAATTGCATGTAAGAGCTTTTCGTCAGTGCGTGATTCATCGTGGCGGATCAGCTCGTCAACGTTGAACTGCCGCCGGTACTCCCGCGCCTGCGAGGATAATACATGTCCTCTTCCATCACAGAACTCGCAAGAGAGATTCATTCCGTCGCACCGTGGGCAGGCGACCATGTGATCGACAAACTCCACGCGCTCACCCGTAACCCGCACCAAACGGCGAGCTTCTTCGCGGACGGATGCGACGGGAGATTCCGCCGCGATCTGTTTGGACGGAAGTGCCAGCAGTTAGCGGGCTCTTGGCAGATACCACACTTGCGAGGTGTTGCGAAATCTGGAATGGGTTCGGTCATGTTGTCTCCTGTCCAGTTAATGGACCTTGGTGTTTCTCAAGGTAGTCCGCCGCCACTCTAAGAAGTTTTGGGTCGTCTGAAAATTTCTGCAACCCCGCATTGATGGAGTATGTGAGCAGCCCCCGAACCGAAGCACGAAGCAGTTTACGTTTGACTTCTCGAACAGCCAAAGACTTCTTGGCTCCGTACCCCGTGTAGTCCGTGTGAAGGTAATTCGCTGTTGCCACCCAATTGCCCGTTTCGGAAAGTTTGCTGGTGGTGATTTTTACCTTCTTCCAGCTATGGTCGTGATCGACGTGCAACCGCCTTGAACCTGGAGGTCTTCCGCTTATCCAACACTTGCCCCCGTGGGTCTTCTCCATTTTTTCATAGTCGGCTAAGGTGATGTTGTACGCTTTTTGCAGCCGAAGGTCTGTGGCGCGGTCGAGTTGCGCTTGCGTCTTGGCTTTCTTCGTTGGCGGTTTATAGTTCGGGTTTCCGCCGTGCTTTGATATTCCCATCACAAGCTCCCTCTCGAACATTTCCAAAAAGCGACGGCTGGTACACTCCACACCTGAACAGTGGGCTCTCCGCACTTCGGGCAGGGAAGAGGCGGCGCACCCTGCCTGACGATTTCCTCGAACTTGTGCCCGCAGTTCGTACAAGTAAACGTTTGAATCGGCATAATCTCCTATTCGAAAAAGGCAGCGAGGAACAGGCCAAGGAACATGAGGCAGGCCCCAATGCAGACCCCGGCCAGGAACTCCCACCACTGAAATTTCTCGTCCATATCCCTCACCGGATGAACACAACACCACCAATCGTTGTGGTTATTTGCCCCTCGATCTTTTCGGGCAGTTGAGACTTGGGGCAGAAGTACATAGCCCCACCTGTTCGGTCAGGCACCAACCCCGAGGTTACGGAGTCAAGCCTGGCCAGCATTTGTCGGAACTCTGGGTCGCGTGTGTCCGGAAACTCCCCGGGGTTTTCGATCAGCCACTGAACGCAGTTCTGATAAAGGTCGTGTTCGAACCACCCAGCGTCCGCCCGGTTCTTGAAGACCATGCAGACAGACAGCATGACCGAGTGTAGCTCCCCCCGGGCCGCCCGCCAGCAAGCGGTGGCTATGGTGGCATTGGAGTAGTCGGAAGTAGTAATCATTCGTTGATTCCTCCCGGTCCGTTGTTCTTCTCGCCGTAGACAAAACCGGATTGTCCATTATCCGGACTTTCTTCTGACCGAAGCGGTTCATCCACCCAAGCACGCATCGGCGGGCAAGGTCCCGGCTCTTCCTTCGGGGTTGGAAACTCAATCACTTGTTTCTGCTTCGCTTCGTACCCGGGGGGAAGGAAGTATTCCGCCGCGTGTAGTTGACAGCAAAAGGCTTTTTGAATGTTGTTGTGCGTGATGAGGACCAGGTACTTTGCTTCTTCCGGAAGTTCGGCTTTTCCAGACGAGACATCCGTCTCATTCCATTGTACCACAGCCGGGCCGGTTTTGTTGCCCAAACATTTGGAATAATCGCAAATAACCGTTACTGTTTTCGATACGCCCATTTCAAACCCCCAGCACTTTCTTCAGTTTCTCGACAGCGGCTTTGTACCGCCTGCCCACTGCTCTCCGACTAAGCCCCAAAGCGGCTGCTATCTGCTCCCGGGACTCGCCCCCAAGAATCCTTTGAACCACGTCTTGTTCCTCCTCCGAGAGCTTGGAAACAGCCGCCCGCAGGTCCATGAATAAAAGCCCAGCGTCCGGGGCCGGAGAAAGAGAAGCAACCTTGGCCGCCTTCCTCTGTATCTTAGGCTCAGACAAGGAATCGAATCTGATCTGGGGCGGGTCGTCTTTTATCTGGTTGAAATTTGGAATCCCGAATCGCTCCTTCGACCAACACTGTCGAATTCTGTTCCGGCAGATTGTAGCTGCGTACCCCATGTCGTCGTCTGCTGCTTTCAGCTTATCTTCTCCGGCAAGCAGAGCCAAGTAGCATTCTTGTGTCATATCCTCCTGCTGGTTTTTACGCACCTTCAGTTTGGCCATGACATCTTTGATTACGGGTTGGTATTTGAGAGCGTCCATTTATGATCCTTCGGGATCGAGTTTTGCTGTTTGCCACCGCCGATTCCCGTGAGCGGAATCTGGACTACCCTGGTGGCATTGGTGGCACAATGCCTCACAATTTTCGAGGGAAACTTCTCCGCCGGTCTTACCTCCCCCGGCCCCCTTGGGCCGGATTTCGTTCATTTCAAAGGTCTCCCAGGTTATTCGTCGTCCGCAGCGTTCACAGGCGTAGGCTTCGATACAAAATACGGGGCGCATATTCTTGAAGTCTCTCGCCCGCCAAAACACCTGCTCTCTAATCGAGAGAACAGCCCTAGCTCTGTCCATTAACTGGACGGGGTTCTCGCACGTCAGCCAGGACTTGTCCCTGAAAATTCGGATTGGGCGTCCTTCATCCCCGAGTTCAACGCGGACGAGTTTGCTCGGCATTCGCCAACTCCCCTCTCCAAGTTGATGTGGATTCCCGGGCTGCGGCCAAGAACACCTGCTTCTTTTCTTCGTGCTCGGACTCGAACGTATCCTGCAAAATCAGTTTTCCGAGTTCCCAAAACTCCGCGATCTCTTTCCGTTCGTCTGCGGTGGCGTAGAACCCGGGAGGGTCAAACTCGTACCACAACCCCTTCGGAGCTTCGTGGACGTGTAGCAACTCGCTGACTTTGGCGCGGAGCATTAAAGCTGTTGTCTTTGGATCAGCAGCAAAGTCCATTATCCGGACGGGGCTCAAAAGCCCGGGAACCTCCGCGTCTACCCTGCCTCCTTGTTTGACCAGGCGCTTGAGTTCGTGCGCCTTTGTGATTCCGACGGTCTCAAGCTCCTCGTCTGTCAGAAAAGGGTGTAAAACTTCTGACACGGAGAGCACGGCGTACATCTGGCTGCGTTCCCTCCCTATCTTCTTTCGGATTACTTCCAAGTAGGAGGTGAAGCGGTCATACCCCAAGGGAATCCAATACTGCTCGACCTTCACTTCCCGGACCAAGCGGGAGAGGCGAGCGAAGTGTTTGGCCAGGCGTAGCTCGTGGGCAGAGATTTGTTCGAGAAGCCCGTCGATCTCTGTCTGTTTCTGCTGCGCCGCTTCTGAGTTGACCGGGGGAAGAATTTCAAGATCGGTCATGGCTTGGCCTTCGGTTTCCATGTGCAGGTGATGACGTACAGTTCACCCTGCTTATGTTGATGGACTGTGCATTTGAAGTTTTCGTAATCAGGTGGAGCAGTTATTGTAATCTCGCACTGGCCATCGTCTCGCTCGCGACCCTGCCACCCGCACAACGGAACAACAAACGACGCAATAGTAGAAAAATCGACGAGGTTGTCAGAATGCAGCAAACTTGCCGGAGGTACTGTAATAGTCGGTAGTGCTGGCTTGATAGCAGCATTGTCCGTCGCCGTGGTTGGTAGTGCAGGCTTAACCGTCTGCGCGTACAGCGCAGGAGCCAACAGTAAAGTGAGAAACAGGATTATGCGCTTCATTTCTTCTCCTTGGTAAGCATCGGCATGGTCAGTACCAGCATGTTTCCGGACTCCAGAAAGACGGGCTTGTTCGTAATGCTCAAAACCGCCGGTCCTTTAGTCTTGGAAAGGAAACTGGACAGGTACTTGACGTTCAGCTTCAAGCGGACTTCTCGGGGTTCGAAGATCGGGTCGGGGTCAATCTGCTCGTAAACCGTTTCGTCCTGGGCCGCGCTCCCCACTCCCCCACTAAGACATTGTACCACACCGTCTTTGAAATGTAAAGCGACAGCCCCTTGGTCTACTGATTCATCAACCATAGGCTCGACCGTGCGCAGGACGGACAGCAGGTCTTCCGCGAGAAAGCTCAGTTTTGTGTGAGGAACGGCGGACAGCAAGCTGTCATAATTTGGGTACGTCTGGATTGGCTTCGAGGCGTAGACCGTTGTGCCGCCGGAGGTTATCTTCAGGTGGGTATTGGTTTCACCCACTTCGATTTGGGCCCCATCCATTAGTTGGACAATGGATGCCGCAGTCAGGTTCAGGAGCATCCGGAACTCGAAGGGAAGTTCCACTTTGGCGTTGACCGTGGTCAGAATGATACCATCTGTGCCGGTGATCCGGTAGCCCTTCGGTCCTTCCTCCTCAAGACCCAAACCCAAGCTTTGAAGCTGGACACAGCCCCCGAACGGCGCTGATTTGGCGGGAGATGCGGAGGCAAAAGCGAGGGCCAGAGCCTGTTTGAATTCTGCGGCAGGCAGGGACAGCACCTTGTCCGGTTGGCTCGGGGTTGCCGGTGTTTTTGCCGGTTGGATTTCAAGCTCGATCCTCGCCTTGGCAGAACGGAGTGTCAGCTTCTTGTCTTCGCGTAGAATCTCGATTTGGCCCGACATCCTGTTGACCACGGACGATAACTTCTTGCCCGCGATGTTGAAGGCCGAACCAAGTCCGGATAATGGACAATCGACGACAACCCAGGCATCACTGTCTTGTGCGGAGACCGAGGTCTCGCTGACTTGGTAGGTCTCCGTCTTCACGCCGGATAGGCGCTTGAGGGCATGTTTGAGGTCGGTGGCGGCGATGTTCATTCTTCTTCATCCTTTTCTTGGGGTAGCTTAGAGAGCACAGATTCCAAAATGTCGGCGTGGTTCTGTAGTTCCGTCTTTAGTCTCTCCGCCGACTGCACCCCGTACTTGGCTTGGGATAAAAGTCTCTTTATCTCCGAGTCTCCACTCATTATAACACGAACAGCCTCTCCTATTTTTTCTACTTTCCAACCATATTGAACATCAATCCCCGACGCTTTATCAAAGGCTTCGACTCTCTCCTGAAGTTCTCGATATGCTTTCTCGTAGGTTCCCTCTTGAGTCCGAGCAACTCCTTCTGCGTAGCCGTCGTTCCGAGCTTTGGTGAGGACAGAAGCGTCCAATTTTAAGTGCTTCGTCTGCACGGCGTAAAGCAGGGCTGTCAGCATTCCTCGGTCCATCGGTAAGGGTTCCATCTTCGGGCAGGGAGCTACGCACTTCAGTTTGGTCTTCTGCGCGACGTACAAACCCCAATTGGCGGGCAACTCCCCGGGTTTCACCAAGTGTCACTCATTCTGGTGCTCCTTCGTAATTATTCTCGATGGCTTGAAATTCTGCGAACTCTCCGAAGAACTGGAGAGTCGTGCTGGACTTTCCCAAACCTTTAGACCTCGTCTTCAGCATCTCGATTAGCGTTTTCTCTTCATACGGATCATTGACACCAGTCCCGTCCGTATCCTTGGACAATTCCCGATGAAGGGCCATGAAGCTGTCGCACGTGTCTCCAAGACTGGCTGATCCTTTTGCGTCAGAGATATGTGTTTTCTTTCCTTTGGACTGAGCCGAAGCCTTCCTTGGCTGACTTACGACAATAAATTTCAATCCATATTGAATGGCCATTTGCTTGATGCGCTTCATTGCTGCTGCTTGAACTCGAACCTCGTCATCCACTCCCGTTGTGTAAAAGGTCAAGTTATCCAGTACACAAACTGTAGCCCCGGTGCGCCGAACAGCAGCCTCCATCAAATCCAGAACGTCCATGATGTTGTTGATGGTTGAATTATTGCCCACGTAGTATTGAGCGTCACTGAGTTGATCCGCCGCCTGTTTCAAATCTGCTTTGGATAGGAAATTCCTGTTCTTATGTAGAACCTGAGCCGCTACCATTACGGCGAGTTCAGACGGGGACAATTCGCATTGCCAATTTATCACAACTTCGTTGTATTTCCTAGACCCAAATAAACTAAATTGCAAAGAATAGCAAGTCTTGCCTTGGCCGGTGCTGGTGCTCATCAAACCCAGTACGGAGCCCGGAAGCAGCACCGCCATTTCGTCCACCGCTTTCCAAGGAAATCGCAGCCGGTCGGCTCGGTCCACGAGGCTAGTGTCTTCTCCGTGTTGCATGACTTCCTGAATGGAATAGATGTCGGGCATCGGCTGTGACTTAGCCTTGCTCGTCAGTTCCTCGACCAGGGCCCGGAACTTGTCTAAGTCTCGTCCGCAGTGCTCAAGAAACGTCTGGTTCGCGTCTTTCATTGGCGAAGGCCAGGAAAGCAGATAGCATTTCGTCCCAAGCTCTTGCCAAAGTTTCGACATATAAGAAGAGCCCGTCTGGTCGGTGTCCCCGGATAGGATAACCATCGAGGCTTGCATCAGTTGGTCTTTCTGGGCTGGGGTTAGTTTTGTCCCGGCGCTTGGAACAGAAACAGCGTTGTACCCGGCCTGCGCTAAGATAGCACAATCAAATTCTCCTTCTACGAGGTAGACAGGTTCAAAACAGTCGATGGCTTCCGTGTTCCACAGAGCAGTCGCCATTCCTGGCTGCCGGGCAAACCCACCAGGCTTTTTCCTTTGCAGGCTGCGGTATTTGACAGAGACGATCTGGTTGCCCTCTATGCAAGGGAAGGCCAACCAGCCTTGGTCGGCGATGTCGGCTCCCTGCTCTCCTGTCAGGTTACCAATGTTCTGCACAAACCCAAGTCTAAGCTGCTGCGCAGTCGCAAGTGTTATTCCGCGCTCTTTGTCCAGATAATGGACAGCATCCTTGGAGTTGGCCAGAGCAGTTTCCAGCTTGGTCCAGGAAGATAGGGGTAGTGTCCGGTAGGTCTTAGGCTCGGCAACGGGCTTGAAAGTAGACTCCACTTTCTGCTTAGTAGCTTCCCAATCGGACTGTCCCAGTTCTTTCTTCACGCGCTCGACCGCCGTTGCAAAATCGCAGTTTTCCACTTTTTGGATGAGTTGGAAAATGTTGAGGTTTTCCCCGCAACCGAAGCAGGAGCACCGCATGTCCTGGAAGATCGTGAAACTGGGTGTTTTGTCGTTGTGTCCGGGTAATGGACAGCAGCCGACGTACTTGTTCCCTGCCTTCTTCAGACCGGGAACAAGTTGCCCGTATATCCGGAGAACTCCGGGGTCGGATTTTAGGGCATCGAGGTCCTCAGTCAACCCGCTTCTCCTCTACAACATCTTCCCACATGAAACTGTTCCACCGGACGGCCCTGCGGTTTTCCCGAGAGGAATTAAGGACAAGGTAATACTTCGGATTGGTAAGCCAGGCCCACCGTTGGTGTGTCGCTTGTTCTGGGCAACTCCCGGCCTCATATCCACTGCTTGAGCACCCGCCTTCTTTGCGTTCGACACCGTGTTGGAGAAAATACCAACTTCCGTCGTTCCGCATAAACAATCCCGTATCGAGGGGGCTGAGAGCGCGAATTGCTTTGAACTTTTCGACCCAATCTTGCTGATTCATCTCTTCCTCCTACTCGAATTTCCTAAATCCGTCGGCGAACGCCCAGTCTTCAAGCTCTCTCTGGGAAAACACATCTTCCGGTTGGAGGTTGTCCCCGATCCAGACAACGGCTGTGTCCAGGAGGTCCTGGTTCACAACGTCGTTGATGAAATTTGCGTTGGACTTCTTGTCGAATCCGCTCATGCCCCCACCTCCACCCAGTCCGAAGCTCGCATCCGTGCGAGAGCTTTAGTAAGTTCGAGGGAGGCCCTTCGGGTTGAGGCCGCGCCGGACCCCTGGACCACGGTGTCAAGGTTGTTCAGGCCCTCTTTGTCCGTCAAGATAAGAAGGTCGGTGGCCTTGTCTATGAAGGTGTGTGCCTCGATGATCGCTTGTTTCACGTTTTCGTATTTCATGGTTACCTCCTACAAAACTCATTATACCACAGAAATCCATTACCCGGACAACTATTTTCAAGCCAAAGGGTCAAACTGAGAGTCTTCCGCCATTTTCTTCTTCTCGGACTCCGCTCTCTCTTCTTCGGCCTGGGCCTGGAGTTGGGCAACTGCCGCTTCTCGAAGAACCGCCGTCCGCTTGGCTTCTTCCCTCCGCCTTCGGGCACAGTAGGCGAAGCTGTCCACTACCTGGACGAACTTCCCCGGGGCAAACGATAGGTTTTTGGCGTCGGTCAGGTCTTGGTCCTTGAGCCAGGTCTTGAAGACGGAGACCACTTCTTCCTGCGAGAACTCTTTCAGGACTTCCGCTAGTCGAATCTTTTGCTTGTCTATGAAGCTCAGTTGGCCGTCTGCTGCGTAGACAAGCTCCCGGACAAGGGAAACTACCTCTGGGGACTTCAGAGAGGCTGCTGCGGGGGAAGAATCGGCCCCCAGGCGCTCCGCAGCGACGTGGAGGTACTTCGAGACGGCCCCCTGCGGGAAATCGTCACCCCGGTACTCCTGCATCCAATCCTCGAAGTCTCTGACAACAGCCCCGACCGAGTGGACGGTCGCCAGCGTTTGAATCTCCTCCCAGGTCGATTGGTAGCCCCCGGCCTTAACCCCAAATCCTGCACACACTGCTTGAAGTTCTTTCTTGATTTTCATTTCTTCTCCTTGTCCGTCTTAAAAAGTTTTTGAAAAAGAGCGCCGCAGGCTCCGTTCCTATCCTTACCAATCCTATACCAAACCAATACCAATCCTAGCGGGACTACTCCGGACCAGTCCCGGACTCTCCCGGACAGTCGGAAGTTACTGAAAGGGGGGCACTTGGCGGTAGGTTCTTGTATCGGTCCAAATGTTTCTTGGAAGGGAGCCTCCCTGTCTTGTCAATCCCGGTCCACCACCCCCAAATCTTTCCATTTTCTTCCCATGTGCGGAGCAAATCAACACTCTTAAAGTCTTCAAGCAAGTCCCGGACCCATCCCGGATCAATCCCATCCCGCAGGTATGCGTAAGCCTTGGCCCAGATTCTGTTAGGGTCTGCTTCGAACACACCATTAGCCTCGGCCAGGGGGATCAGGTACGAATACTCTGCCCGGTGTTCTGGCTTCAAGGCTTTGACTTTTCCGGAGAGGTAGATTGCGTCTCCATCAACTACTCTGGCTGGCATCTGTTCTCCTGTCCATTATTCGGACAACCTCAGTTTCAAATCTTCCAGCGAAACCGGAACGTAGTCCACGGCCTCGACGCTGACATGGATGTACCGGGGCCCGAACTTTCCGTAAGGCGATCCGTGGGTATGGCCGTGTACGTTGGCCTTGAACCGTCCCAGGCTCTCGGGATGGATCGGTATGTGGGTGAAAATCATGCCGTCGAGCACGCGCACCCCGTAGATTTCGTCGAAGAACTTCAGATATTCTTTGGTAGGGAATATGTCGTGGTTTCCCCTCACCAGGCGTAGATGTCCGTTGCAGCGGGAGATCGTCTCCAAACATGACTTCTTCATTGCCACATCGCCCAAATGGTAGACATGGTCCTGCGGGCGCACGACGGAGTTCCATCGGTCGATGGTGTGTTGGTCCATTTCCTGGACAGAAGCAAAGTGCCGAAGGGGAGAACCATCCTCTTTCTTGAAGGAAAGAATCCCCGCATGTCCGAAATGGGTATCCGAGATGAAGAATATGTTTGCCACTATTCGGACAACTTCCCGCCCACAATTTTCGGTTCTTCGGTCAGCATGTCAACCAACAGCGCAAGCTCCCGATCCGTAAGTTCTTTCTGCCGGGGGAGGGGAAACGCGGGGAGTTTGGCTACCAAGTCTTTCTCGCTTTGAAAGTCTACTACAATTGGAGCATTCACCGGCTTGTATGCTTCATTCAAGAGAGAAGCATTTACAAATTGGGTGGGTCCTTCTTTGAACGTCCCATACCCCCCGTGGATGTGCCCGAAGACATGCAGCTTTGGTTTGATTCGGCGGACAGCTTTGAGCAACTCCCCGCAACCCAGATGCTCAACTTCCCGTCCCGGACGAATCTGATCTAGCAGTCCCCACGGAGGACCGTGCGTAATCAGAACGTCGGTGTCGTCGGGGATCATATCCCAGTATTTCTTAATGTCCTGCCCTCTTTTTACGTTGAATGCCCAGTCGTTAAACTCCGGTTGGACGGGGGAACCCCAAAATTTGAGCCCCTCAATCACCGCCCCGGAGTTTTCCAAGTAGGTTGCGTTGGTCAACAGAGCCCGAGAACCGTGCTGCGTTTCAAACAGGATGTCGTGATTTCCTGCCACCACAACTTTATGCTTGTGTGGGAGGGAGCCCAGCCAATCGTTGAAGTCACTGATCTCCATCATGTATCGTCCGGAGTACATGAAGTCCCCTGCGTGGATCAAAACGTCTCCCTCCGGGATTGCAAATTTCCGGTGCTGGCCGTGCGTGTCGCTTATGAGAACTACGCGCATGTTTTGAAATCCTTTCGGTTCTCCTTGTGGTGAGGGTTAAACTCGACCGCAAAATTAAACAGGTTCAGGCCGAAAGAACCTCCTTTAGCCCGCCACACCCCCAATAAGCTAAAGCTACGGAGTCCTTGGTAGCTTTTCCAACAGTTGATAAAATGCCAGCGCGGCCAGGCCGCCCAAAAGCGTTTGTCGAACTCTGGGTCGGGCAGAAAGGGGTTGTTCGGGTTATGCTCGGCGGGGTAGACATAGATGCTTTGTGGCATAACCGTTTTGCTCCGGAGAACTGCCCAAGCGTTTCTGAGTCGTGTGAACATTATTCTTCCTCCCCGGCTTCTAATTCGGTAAGCCAGTCATCCTCTTTTGCTGCGGGACCGATCTTGACTAAAGTTTCATCGCGCCTCTTGTTGTCTCGAAGGCAGATAGAATTGAAGGAACACCATACACAGATTGCGTTCGGAAATCTCGTACCGCCATCCATAAAGAAAGCATTGGACTTAGAGGCTTCTCGGATTGCCATCATGTCCGTACCAATCTGCTGCCCGATCTCGGCCATTTCTTCTTCGGGTATTGTGCCTTTCACCAGTTGGATTTTTACGCGGGTCACGGATTCGCGGGTTACTTTACACAACTTTCCTTCCAACAGGTAGTCCGCCAACACTTGGGATTTGGCTTCGGTGCTTCCCTTTCCTTTTATCTGCTCCAAGGCTTCGTCCATTATCCGGACATCTTCGGCGACCCCAACGACGAGAGCGAGCTTGCTGTTGACAAGGGGGTCGGTTATCTCCTCGGTTTTTACTACTACCAAAGGTCGTCCGGCGTCCCACCCAAGTTCTCGAACGTCCGAAAGCAGAGTTACTACCGTTCCTTTGCGGAACTCGTTTGGATTCCCGGCCTTCACGAAATTGAGGAATCCCACGTCCCGGCATCCTGTAACCCACGCATATTTTCGAAGTTGTCCGTCCATAGTCAACAACTTAGGGTCTGCTTCCAAAGCAGATTTTGCGGTTTTGATGTCGAGCACCAAGCGTGATCCGTCTTCCAGGGTAGACAGCAAGTCGATGTATGCCATGAATTCCAGGTCGTCCAGGTCGGTCCCGGGCCACAGCTTCTTCAAGAATTGTAGCTGCCACTTCGGATTCCTGATGGGCAGGGTCGGGAGCAGAATCTCGAAGAGCTTAGTCATCTCCTTGCCCATCGTGTAGAGATCGAACCAGTTGTTCTCCTGGGCGGTGTAGACCAGTTCCTTGTTATCGGACCACTTGAGCCACAGGCGCTCGAATTCCGAAGTAGCTTCTCCTGGTTTCTTCCCGTTGTCGCAGTAGAACTGGATCGCGGCCTCGATGCACTTTCCAAATTCCAAACTGGCTTTCTTAGCCTTTTCCTTCCACCCGTCTACGCGGGACAGCCGGAACTTGCGGCGGCAGAACCGGAACTGATCCAATGACGACGAAGACCCGTGGGCGACTTCCCGCCCCGAGGCGCTGGTGTACAGAAAACTCATGCGTTACTCCTTGCATCTTCTTCTAGGTGCGTGTTAATACAGTTGTTACACCAATGTTTTGGCCACTCGCCCAGGCCGTCCTGCTCTGTAGCGTTCCCAACAAGATCGTGGTCCTTACAAGGGGACCCGCATTCACAACAAAAGCCCGTAAAAGGGCAATCGCATTCCCCGGTTGGTTTCCAATGCGAGGCGCACAGGCTCATTTTTTCCCTCTCAATCTCCGAATCTCCGCCGCCGCATCTTTCGCAGTAGATGGTTGTGTGTAGAGCCCGGCGGCCAAGCACATCTCTGTCCGGTACAAGGAACGACGAAGGTACTTTTCAACTTCGATCAGCCACAACTCGTACTGAGCCACACTTTTGGGTTTCTTTTCGGGTTTGGGTTCGTCCAGGTAACGGACAAATTCTACACTCAAAGGCACCTCCCGCAACCACCCTCCTTTCTGTGCGTGTTCGACTATTCGGAGGACTGCCGGTTTCATACAATCTCCGCAGTCCGGGCAAACTATCCAAGGGTTTTTGGGTGTTGGGGAAACCGCCCAGGCCGTCCTAAGAACGTGGTGATTTGTCAAACAAGCATATCCCGACTGAAATGATTCTTCTGTCTCGGGTTCTTTCTTCGGCTTTTTATTCCACCAGGTCATGTTTTCCTCCACATCCGTAGTCTACTACTTCTTTCAAGAAGTCCACAAACTTGTCGCTCCCTTGCAGGATCAGTTCGTGGAACTCGTCGGGTTGCATCAGCATGTGTCTCCTCAGAAACCAGCCCCAGGGAGAGTTGTTGTCCTCTATCCGCAGGTCGAGGGGTCCGGGTTTGGTGCCGTCGATGACTAAGCGTTTCATTGAGACTCCTTGTCCATTATCCGGACGGGGTTGATTGTGCAAGCGGCTAAATCATCTGCGATTTTGAAGGACTGGTTGAGCATTTTTTCCATATACCCGCAGAGGAGTTCTCCGAAAACCCACAAGACATCTCGAAGCTCTTTTTCGTTCGTAGGTAGGTCGCTGTCCAGGTAATGGACAAATGCTTCGGCGCTGATCCGGATGGGCTCATATTGGACTCTGAACATCCACGGGTCGTCGGGCCCCTCCTTCGGTTTCTTGGGCATAATCTTTTCCAGCTTGGCCATCAAAGGATACTTGTGCCAGATGCTGTCAGGTTCAGGAAACATCGGTCTTCTCCTTGGCGTGCCGCTTGGCGGAGTCGAGTTGGATAGTTGCTCGCTCGATTGTCTTTTGCGCCTCCCTGATCTGTCCCTGATAGTAGCGGACATGCCAAGCCCATGTTTTGTCCGGTTTAGTCTTGGAGAGAAGGCGTTTGGCTTCTTCTGCTTCGCTTTTCGTCTTCAACTCTTCGGCTCGTGCCAGAGCTTCTTCCTCGGTAGCGAAGACATCGGGCTCTTTCAGGACCCAAGAACTGTTACTTCCGGCGGAGATTCGATACTCGAAGTCGAAGGGTTCATAGGTTTGTTTTTCTACTCCGCAGATGCGCCCCTCTCTGGTGGCTGGTTCAAAGGTGTAACCGCTTCTGCTTCCGTTCGAGCCTTCATACCCTCGTTTGCAGTCCTCGCAGTCGATGGTAAAGGTTTCTCCGTTGAGAATGATGGTCAAATACCCCGAGCCAGAGCAACTCACACAGGGAACCCACTTTGTACTGGCCTCAAGATAAGCGTGGTAGACATAGTCTCCAAAGTTAAACATGGGTTTGGTTTGCATCCTTTTGCTCCTTCTCAGGTTCCATTATAACACACTTCATCCCTTTTAGGAAGGGGGAGGGGGGCCCGCTGTACGTTATCACGAGCCGGTGACGGGGGCGCGAGCAAGCCGTGAACCAGATATTCCGCTCTTCTTGAAGATCAGTCGCCTTGGAATGCGGGAGCACTCCGTCAGACACCCCAACGACATAAATTACGTCCGCCTCGGACCCCTTGAAGCTGTGCACCGTAGACAAGGCAACGCCCTTGCGGCTCTTAGAAGCGGCGGTCACTTTCCGGCAGTAGTCCAAAAACTCCTTGATAGTCTGAAACCGGGAGGCGAGCTTGCTCAATTCTGCCAAATTTCCTAGAGGATCATTGTCTGGGCTTGCCTCTTCTTCGGAATAGTAGTCCCCGGCTCGGAGGGCCCCCAGGATTTGCTTGAAGGCATCAGCGGCGGCCAGGCTTTTGTATCGACTCAGCGAGTGGATGAAGGACGTAAAGTTGGTCAGTGCTTCTTGATTCTTTGCGTCAACTAAAAATCCTCGGGCGGCAACCAAGGAGTTCCAATACGAAACGTTGTTGAGGTCCTTTTCCTTTTTCAGGGCCTCCATAAGTCTAGCTTTGGGCAGAAACTTGGCGATCCAAAACGGACTTCTTATGCAGGTTCCGAGAGCGTAGTCCGAGGGGTAGACGGCGGCCTGGAGAAAGGCCAGGCCGACGCGGACCTCCGGCTGACTCCAGAAACCGGACTTCCCAACTAGGTGATAGGGCACCCCCGCCTCGGTCAGCGCCTGCTCGAAGGGGCGGAGGCCGAGATTGGTCCTCGAAAGTATGGCCGTACTGTCCATTATCTGGACTCCTTAGTGCGCTTCATTTCTTGACAAAACGGGCAGTTTGGGTCGGTGCCTGGCTGGTGCTGGGGTCGGTCGTATCCCCCATCTATCAGTTTTTTAAGGACGTACCAGAGTTTTCTCATCACCACCCCCAGCCCTCCCAGTCGCCGCGCTTCCAATACCAGATAAGCACGGCTAGGCTCAGAGCGCACAGAGCCAGGTCTATTATCGTGTCCGTGTTCATAACCCCTCCTTGATACATTTTACCACGAACGAGTCGATATGGTCTGCTATTTTCCGATGCTCTTCAGCAGTTCCGTCATTTTTTATGGTGTTCGCTCGGCGGCTTATCACCTCTATATTTCCTCGAACATATCCCAATTCCGGAATAATTCTATCTAATGACGGACTGTTCGTTTTCATGTGGCCACCAACATTAGATTTTAGCCTGACACCTAAAATTGGGCATAGTTCGGGTATGTTTATGTCCTCCGGCTCGATGTCGAAAGTTAAGTTTTCCAAACTTCTTTCCTATCATTTCCATTCGTTTTGGGGCCACTTATACTTCTCCTTTTATCTCTGAAATAACCCAAGCCGCTTCGTCCCCAGTCGAGTTGAAACCCCGTATAGAAACCTCCGGCCCCGAGGGGTTTTGTGTGTGGAACTTCGAGGCCAGGTCTTGCGTTGCTGCAATGGGCCGGATAAAGTTCACGATTTCAGGGCTGCTGCGAAAATTAGCGGATAAGAAGAGGGTTTCGGTTCCCGGGAACATACTTTCCATTTCTAGGAACAGGCGAGAATCTGATCCTCGAAATCCGTAGATACCCTGCGAAACGTCGCCCACCGCACACACCGACTTACCAGAGATCAGCTTGGCTAAATCCCATTCGATTCTGGACATATCCTGGGCCTCGTCTAGTTGAAGCCAGTCTCGAACCCACCGTTTTCTCACTTCGGGATTCTTGTCCAGGATTTCGACCATTTCCAAAATCAAGCTATCAAAATCGAGAACGCCAGCGGCTTTCATGCGCTTGTCATAGTCCTTGTAGGCCAGGGCCATCCTCAGACTCTTTGCGTCCACCTTATCTTCAAAATCTCGGATGAGCGAAGGAGCACGAAGCCGTTTCCGTTTCCAAAGGCTGACCAAGGGCCGAAAAGCGCGGGGATCAAGTTCGTATCGTCTGGCAGCGTCTCCGGACAATTTTGCGGAGACAGGCTCCCCCGCCAAGGGGAATTCGGCCAACTCGTAGGGAAAAGCATCTCGTTCCTCCATAGCAAAAGCGAGCCCCAGAGCATGAAAGGTCTGTGCGCCTGCTGTGCGTGTTGTGGTTAGTTTTCCTACTTGGGCTTCGACCCGGTCCCGGAGGTTCTTCGCTGCCGTCCGGGTGAAGCTCAAACTCAAAGTATCGTCCGGAGAAACTCCGTCCCGGATCAACCGGGCAAAGCGTTGAACCAGGACGAAACTTTTTCCAGAGCCTGGTCCGGCTTCCACACAAGCGTACCCTTCGCCAAAGTTGATCGCGTCTAGTTGCTCTTCATTGGGGGGAGGAGAGTCTTTCTTCTCGTTCTTTTTCGTGCGGACAGTATCCATACGCTCCTCGGGACTGGTTTCTTAGTGGGCCTTGGGCAAAAGTCCGGTCAAGAACATAATGGAAATGCCAACAACCACAACACCGAAGCTGAACGCCATTACTGACCCAAAGAACAGTATTCTTCCGGTGTCCTCTCCGTCTTCGATCAGATAGTGCTTGATATTAAAAATGGGTCCTTTCCAAATACCCCACGTTACCAGAAGCAATCCGACGATCAAACAAAATAAAGCCATCACCCCTCCTTTCGTCCATTATCCGGACTAGCCATTCAAAGCTTCTTCTATGGGCCTCCTGAAGCCGTTACGGCTAGGGCCGGGCCGATTGCCTTCCTGGAAATTTCGACGGCCTCTGCGTATTGGGCCACGAACTCTCGGGCTAGGAGCAGCAAAGCAGTGTTCTGCTCGTCGGCGGGATTGCCGCAGACATAGGTCGGGATGTTGATATTGCGAATTTCGTCTGGTGTCATACTTCCTCCAATTCAAACTCAAACGGTGCCGCGCATTGCGGACGCCCGTTGTCAAAGTTGTACATAAAAGCCAGAACCTCTTCCGGCATGGGGTGGTCGATCATGGGTTCCCCCCTTGCCGTTCTGGCCCGAATCTGGGCCGGAGATACCCACGCCTCGCAAAACCCGGAGTCTTTTAGGGCAAGAGCGATGGGGTCGTTTGTACACGAACCCATAGACCCCGAATTGATGTGCTGTTGTGTGACCTGGATTTTCATGGTGGCCTCCTAAAACGGGCAGTCTTGGGGGTCTTGCTCTTTCGAGATTAAGCCCGCGTCCTGCGTCGGTTCGACGATCCACCTCGGGGCAGCCTTGACGATAGATTGACATTCGAGGATTTCGTACTCACCCCCGAGGTCATCTACCAGTCTCTGTGCTTCCTCGACCGCTGAGTTGTAAGTGGGGTGCCTATACGAAGGAGCCCCTCCCCCGCGTTTGAACACGTACCAGAATTTCGTTTGCATGGTTCCTCCTAGAACGGTTCGTTATCCCCGAAAGGATCGTCGTCGGCTGCGGGGGTTGTTGCTCGTGGGGCCGGGGCTGCTTGCTGCCTGGTTTGCGCCGGAGCCAACGTTCGAGCCGGTTGGCCGGAGTCGGACTTGGAGCCTCCGTCGGCAAAGTCAATCCGCAAGGCAACGATTTCGGTTGCTGTTCGGTTAGCCCCCGTTTGCTTGTCCACCCAGGACTTGGTTTGGAGGTCTCCCGTCACATTCACGGTCGATCCCTTCTTGAGGTACTTTTGGGCGAACTCTGCGAGGTCCTTGAAAGCCACCACATTAAACCAATGGGTAGATTTCTTGTCTCCGAAACCCTTGTCCACGGCCACGCTGAAATTGGCCACTTTGACTCCGTTGGGGGTAGAGCGAATATCAGGATCACGCCCCAAACCCCCGCCTACTTGCGCAAAAGAGAATCCTTTAGCCATTGGACGGAACCTCCACTAACGGGCAGTTGGAGAGAGATTCAACCGCCCATCCGTCTGGGCTCTGAGGGTCGGCGTATCTTTCCACCATGACCCTCGCGCCTGCTTCGGAGCCGAAGGGGACGAAGTGATTTCGCTCCACATTCACGATCCCCCAACAAGGGCCAACTGGTGTCTTTCTGTACTCGACCGGGTAGGAGACTGGGGGCGAGTTTGGGTCCGCCGGGGAAACTTGGGGGGCCGCTGGTGCTTCGTCCTCGGCAATCGTGGCGTGATACCCCTCGCTGAGGTCAAAAACAGCGTTGCAGAAGGCCGGGTCGTCCAGGAGTTCACCGGTCCGGCAGTCGTCGCACACGTCGTCCTCGTCCCCGTAGTCGGACGTGAGCAGGTGGTCTTCCCGGATGATGGCCCGGACCTGCACAGCGTTAAGCTCGGCCACGAGGTCACATTCTTCGTCGTAGAAGGCGTAGGTGTTGTCCCGGGTCAGGTTAAATTCTTCGGCTTCGATTGCGAAGTCAACGGAAGGATCGTCGGTTTTGATAACGAACGTTGGCATACTTCTCCTTTGTCCAGGTAATGGACGGTTAGAACTTTAGTTCTGTGGGCCGGTGTAGATGGGCCACAACTCGCCGTTTTGCCAGATTCGCCGGATTGGATACGGATCGGTGTACGTGTTGAACCGAACGGGGGTTTCAGCGGGAACTTCGGTTTCGATGGGGAAGGCCCCAATAGGCGCGGGGAATCCTTCAATGCTTTCTAGGGCTTCTTGTTTGGTGTCAAATAGCTTGCTCTTGGGGCTATCGCTTTGGTCCCAAAGGTCTTCCTTGCACACCCTGAAATTTCCGGAACCGTTGTTGTTGTACACGGCAAACCACTTGGTTACCTTCGTCTTCAACCGGGCGCTGTCAGCGTGCCCCTTGTATTCGAACACCCCGAATTTGATGTTGGGGTGGAGTTTGGCCAGACGCAGACTCTCGTTGTAGGCCGAGGCAAAGTCCGGGTGCTGTTTTGGGCTTGAGGCCGGGCCTTCGTCCGACACCACGATGAAATAGGGCTTCTTTTCCCAGAGGATGTTTCGGATAATGGGTAACATTCAGGTCTCCTTGATTCCTTTCATGTTGGGAGATTTGATTCGTGCAACCTCTCCGAATTTCTCTCCGGGGGCAGGCCGCGAGTAAAATACCACATACCCAAGCTCGTCGCAGCACATTTTGTCCGCGTCTATCGGGAGTGGTATCGGGTTGTCTTTCAGGTAAACTTCATAGTGTTGAATCATACAAGCCTCGCAAAAGCCCCGTGATATTTTTCGGCTGCTACGGAATAAAGCTCGGAGGCTTCTTCGGCAGTGTTGCGAACCCCCAAATAAATGGTTTTTCTGTTGAAGGTTATATGAGCGACGTATCGGTTCTCGTTGATTTTACACACTCCTTTGAATCCGCTTTTATTGGTTTTTCGAAGTTTTTGGTTTCGCGCTTGCTCCGCGTCAGTAGCTATCCGAAGGTTGTGTTTTTGGTTGTTGAGAGAATTGACATCGTGGTGGTCTCCTGTTCTGAGATCATTTGCCTCTAAACCAAGGATAAAACGGTGCATCAAAATGGTTTCGAGAGTGTCTGTTTCGGGCACCCAACGGCTACGTTGTGCATAGTAGCTTTGGGTGGTTTTATTCCAAGCGGCATACCATTTCCATTGGCTGAGGGATTCTACATCTTCGGCGTCTACGAAAACGACCTGTCCTTGGGTTAAGGGAATGTGTCCTATGCCGTCTTCAATCCAACCCTTCCTTTTAGAAAGCCGGTAATGGCGCATTCTTGGTGGCCTCCAACAGCTTGTCTTTGCCTTCTCCCAAGGCGGTTTCGAGCCGGGTCAAAGCATCATTCCAGTTTGCGACCGTCAGTTGCTTGGGCTCGTCCTTGTGCCCCACGGCCAGGATGTAGTTTCTCAAGTCCTGGGTGTTGGCTCCCGCAGCCGCCAGCGCCCTAACTCTGGAGGAGAACCCTGCTTGCTCTTCTTTGGTTGGGGTTGGGTCTAGGGCCTCCACGAACTCTTCGGCAGCCGCCTTGTTTGCTGCTTCGTCTACCGCCGGGGCCGGTTTCCCCGCATTCTCGATGTCCGCCTGGGTGATACCCTGATCGACCGGGGCCGGTTGTCCATTATCCGGACTTTCTACCTTCTTGGGACGACCACCTTTCTTCTTTGCTGGAGGAGGAAGTTCGGCGGCGGGCTTAACAGTCCCCGGGGGAAGGGCGGCTAGGGCTTTCTCCAACTCGGGGTTGACGGGGGGAACGGCAGGCTTTTCTCGGTCTTTTACCCCGGGAATCATTTCAGCCTCTTGAAGTTTTGAAGCGTTTCCCCTCCAAGGCTCGTTCGGCCTCGGAGCCTCGACGGGTTTGGCTGGCTCCTGATTCACTTTTGGCACAGGGGGAGGAAGGGGGACGACGGAGGCCGGGGCGGTAGCTGCTTGGTGCGGCTCTTCCTCGTTCTTGATTTCTTCGGACAGGTAGAGCGACCCGAGTTCCTCTGGAAAAGCCTTGCGCAGAGCGTCTGCCTCAGAACATTTGGCGGTCTGGGCATCGCCTCGCTTTTGCCACATATCTGTCAAAACAAGGATGTTATCCCTCTTTTGGGTGGCGGCGACGGAGTCAAACCGGACAATGCTGGTGATTGGCTCGTCGAAGTCCTTGCGCTTGACAGAAATCCGGACGGCCCAAGGTTCCCGGGGGAGAGACTTGTTGGTCTTGCTCGGCAGAGGAATTTGAGAGATAACAGTGGGGTCTCCGTTGTCGTCGAGGTAGATGTATTCCGCCGGGGTAGACCCCCCATATTGCCCCGTGCGCAGAGCGATAAGCCGCAAAGCTCCAATGGTGGTAATCCAATAGGGCTTTTTCACAAACCGGGAAGCCCCTGTGTCTGCGTCCCACTCCTTGGCGTTCCTGAGTTGGAAAACGACATGGGGTCCCGGTCTCAGGGCTCGCGCTTTGCATTCGCTGATGAAAAGCTCGAACTGCGTATCGGTCGCCCCCTTGCAGTATTCCGCTCGGATGGCCACTAATTCTGCTTCCGTAAAATCCATGCTCATTACTTCTCCTTGTCCGGTTAATGGACTAAACAAACATTCCCAGGCTGTCATATTCTGAGAAGACAAGAACTCCGCAACGATGGAGATCAATCAACTCCGCCTTGTTTGCTGCTTCGAGCAGCTTTTCGACATCCACGTCCAAATAGATTTCGTCATGCTCTGCTGAGGCAACGATGTCCTCCTTCCCGGGCAGGAGCTTGTCCAACAGCAGAAAGGCGTGAAGGTCTGGCCGGAGAGACAGCTTGTTCTCGACTCGGTCGAACTTGAGGAACTCGTCGTTGTGCTCCTCATAGAACTCATGCAAATCGGTTACCATTTTTCCTCCTAAAACTTGAATTGTGGGGCCCGCTTGGGAAATCCGGCGCTGCTACGGCCCGCTTGGGGCTTCCGGCGCTTCCCCACAAACTTTTTGGTGGTGGCCCGACTTGAATCGGTACACGGGGCGTCCCGCTGTTGCGTTGTCAATCAGACCCCGAAGGAGTCTCGCCCGCAATCATCACCACCAAAATCATTATACCACACTTCTGCCCCGGCGCAACATCTTTTTTACGCTTCCAGGAGGAGAGTATCTTTTCCTTCCAGCCGGGTGACCGCTTGTTCGACCGAGCCTTTGATGGTAAGGGACAAAGCGGGTTGCGCGTCAATGACGACCGCCGAGGTTCCTATTATCTGAGTCGGGAGCACGAGGGCCACGTGGTCCACGTTCACATACCCCTTTTTCCCATCCTGCTCAATTTCGATGAATCTGGTCATGCTGCTTTCCTTTCCTGTCTTTCTTGTCTGGTTTTTCCAAGGTGAAAATGTGGAGCGAAGGCACATTCATAAGGGTGGATTCGGGGGTTGATGCAGTTCTTGCGCAAGACCGCCCGATACATCGCCCGGACAGCTTCCCCGTGCGAGGAGTAGGCGGGCTTATCCAGGCAATGGTGGATGGTCTTATAAACGGACATCATTGTTTCGCCCCCAACGCCTTGCAAGCCTTATACAGCAAACCTTTCAAACTCGAATACGCAACCCCGTCAGCAAATCCGGAGTTCCCGAGGCCGACCAGGCACGTTGCCAGAGCGTCGGCCCTTGGTCCAAAGTCGGAGTCAAGCAGAGCCCAACTCAGTTTAGCAGAAACCACGGCCACCATCGCCCGATAGTCCCCGGTCGGGACCTTCTTGAGCAAAGCTGAGGTTTTTGTCCAGTTCCCGGACAGAACAGTGGTAGCAATTTCCGGGTACAGAGGCTCGTGCTCAGAGCCGTGGATTGCTTCTTCGAGGGGGACGCCCGCCAGGTACTGGTCGAGGACACCTAGGATTTCACGCGGGGCTGTGATCCCATGCTTCCACAAGAAATCGGTCAAACCCGGTTCGCCCCTCTCCGTGTCTATTGATTCTCGGAGAAGAACGTCGCGTACCAAAGAACTTAACTGCCCCCGGTTCAAAGGCTTCAAATCGAACGTAGCTGCCGCGCACCGGGACCTGATTGCTGCCGGTAGTTTTGCCGGTTCCGAGCTTGTCAGAATCCACACGGTACTCAGACAGGTTTCCATTGGAACTAGGAGGGCGTCGGCTGCGGCCTCTGTAACCCGCTGAGCCTCTTCCAAGATAAAGACGCGGTATCGCCCGACGAAAGGAACGCTTTTCGCTTCCTCCGTCAAGGCCCGCATGTCGTCCACTTTGCCCACAACCCCGGCGTTGATCTGCCGGATGTCCGACCCTTCCCAACTTCCAGGTCCTTGGCAAGCCCGGGCTACGATCCCGGCCAAAGTGGACTTTCCTGTCCCCACGGGCCCTGTGTAAAGCTGGCAGCGGGGGAAGTTGTCCTTCTCGATCCAGGACGCTATTGCTTTCTTGGCGTGTTCCTGGCCCAGGACTTGGTCCAATCGGGTTGGGGCTAAAATTTCGGCCAGGTTACTCATCTACCACGCTCCATTTGTCGGACAACAGGTCTTGAATGTGGACGGGAGGGGCTTCCCCGCTGTCGAAAACCACCAACCCCCGTGGGTCTAGGTGTACGGGAAAGTTTGGACGTTCACTAAAGATTTTCTTCCCTTGGATCAGGAACTCCGCCGCTTCAAGGATGTTCATTCAGCTACCTCCCAATCGTCGGCGAGCAGTTCCAGTGCTGTAAAATCAGCCTCACGTTCCAGATCGTCCATGACCTTCTCCCACGGATTGCAGACGTGCAGCCGGACTGGTGATCCTCCCCAAGACGTGCGCTTGACTACCTCGCCTCCCTGCATCCACTTTGCCGCTTGCTTGATGTCAGCCATTGGTTTCCTCCTCGGGTTTGACTTCGACGGGCGTGCTGGGCAAGTGGGAGAAGTGTTCAGGATCAACCTGGGGATCTACTTCCCGCAGGAGGCCCGTGATTACAGAAGCCCACCGCTTTTCAGTTGTGTCCCCGATGCTGGATGTTCCCACGAAGGCTCCAGTGTCGATAACCTCGATCCCTTTTAGGTCTACGCTGTCAACCATTCGGGCGACGACAGCCCCCAGGGAATCCAAGGGTATACGAAATCCGCGCTGATAGAACTTCAAGACCCGAAGGAGACTCCCACCCGCGTCTTCATTTCGGTCGGGCGAACGGTACACCAATCGTTTAGCCGCCAAGTCCGAGTAGAACTCGTCGTCGATCAGGCTTGTCCATTTCCCGGACTCGAACCAAATTGCGGCACAAGCGATAGTGAAGTCGAAGGACTCCAAAAGGTACGCCGGGGTTGGGAACGACCAACGGTGAATATATTGGACAAAATGCCGGGGCGATAGCTTAACGGACAAAGCATTGCCTGTTTCATAAGTCTTCTTCTTTGCTTCTTTGGCCAGAGCCTCGGCAAACAACTTGGCGTCTTCCGCTGTCTGCGTAAACAAGTCCAGGTCGTTGGGTTTTTCCCCCGAGACTGTGGACCGAAGGTAGCCTCCGCCCAGGACCAGGCGCGGCCCGTACTCAAGCATTTGGTTGCGAAGCCGGACGGGCAGCAAACGCACCGCCCAATTCAGATCGTGTGGGTTTAGTTCTCGCACTCTTCCTCCTCGTTGCTCGGGAACTTTACTTCCCGGTATGCAGTATAACACACGGGGCACAGCCAGAGTCCTTCGGGTGTGGATAAAAACGTGTCGTCTTCGTCCCCGCACCCGTCGCAGGTGTATATTTCCGGAATATCGTCGGGCGAAAGTAGCTGATAATACCTCGGTTTGTCCATTACTCCTCCAAAGCCTTTCTGTCTTTTGCATCAATGTTTTGCCGGTACTCGGTTGAAGCCCCGGCCATCTTCAAGAACTCAAGCTCGTACTTCTTTTTCTCCAGGAGTCGGCGTGTGAGTTTCTTGATGTGCTTTGCCTGCTGCACTATTACTTTGTGCTGCCCTTCAATAATCTCTAAGTCGGTCATGGTGTCCTATGCGGGTTTCAAAGGCCCCCCGCCCGAGGCTTGTGCAATAAAAACGGCGAAGAGCGCGAGGGCGGCCACTCCAAACAGGATTACAGCCACCCAATAGACGTTGGGGTCTCCCAAATAAGTTCCGGCAAGCTCGAAAACCCACCCAAAGGCAAGGCAACTCCACGCCCAGATTTCTAGTTCTCTGTTGCTCATTCGGGGGCCTCCGGTCGGTACCGCAAGAGTTCGGTTTTCTGAGCTTGGATTGTGTCTTCCGCGTCTTCAAGCTGGTCGGACAGGAGTTCGCCTTCTTCCTTCTCGCGTTCCTTGTCGTAGGTTTGGATCAGGTCCCAGATTTCCGCACGCTTCATTCGTTCGTTGGTGTAGCGGTTTGGGTCTGAGGGCTCTGAGTGGAAGGCGATCTCAACGATTTCGTCTACAAGGTCTTCTTGGTACATGGCTCCTCCTAGTTCCAACTCTGGTGGACTTCTTCGACCGATTCCATTCCGTCGTAGTCGTCGATTTCCCAGGCAGTCCCTTCCGGAATTTCGATAATTCGGAGTTTGGACAAAGACCCGCTTGCGGCCTCTTCTCCAAGCTCTTCCACTACTTGGATCAATTTCGGATCGGTACGCTCGACACTTCCGGAGTAGTGGACGAAATGTTTGTCCGATCCTTTTTCTGTGGGGTTCGGAATATCGTAGGCGGACCAGTATTTTCGTTCTGCATCCGCGTCTTCCGGGGAGATGGGCGTAAGTTTCCTGCTTGAGTAATCTTGCACGAAGAAATAGCAGTCTCTTCCGTTGAGTTCTGCCAACCTCTTGGTAGCTTTGGCGCTCAGGCCGAAAACGCCCCAGCATCTGTTGATTACAATTTTCATTCTTCCTCCGAGGATTTGTCCATTATCCGGACTTTACTTGTACTTCCCCAACTCCGCCTTCGAGATGGAGAACAAAACAGCAGCTTTCGGTCCGCCGTGCAGCCTCCAGGTCGTGCCGTCGAACGAGGGCACAAGCCCTTGATTCCACAGGGTAACAAGGGGCTGGAACGGATACTTGCCCTTGGGGTGTTTGACGTACTTCCAGACCGGGATTTTGAAGAAGGAGCCGGTGTACGCCCAAACCGAGCCCCAAACCGAGTCCCGAACCGAGTCCCAAACCGAGTCCCGAACCGAGCCCCAAACCGAGTCCCGAACCGAGTCCCAAACCGAGCCCCAAACCGAGTCCCGAACCGAGTCCCGAACCGAGCCCCCAACCGAGTCCCGAACCGAGCCCCCAACCGAGCCCCAAACCGAGCCCCCAACCGAGCCCCAAACCGAGTCCCCAACCGAGTCCCAAACCGAGCCCCAAACCGAGCCCCACTTTTTGAGGAGTAGAATGTGCTTGCGCTCGATTGAAGGCGGGGGCAGCTTGAACGGATGTACTACAGGATGCCGGTTGATAAACTTCTCCAACTGCTTGAGCCAGTTTTTGTGCGCGGCCAAAGCGAGTTCCTTTTGCTTCGTCCCGCACCACGGGGGCAACACGTCCTCGTCCCAGCGGAAAACCCATTCATCGGGGTTCAGGTAGTTGCCATTCTTGGGGGTGTACTCGAACTTGGCAAATTCCCCTAGCTGAGTATCCAAGTACCCGCCGAGCTCGGCCAAGTCCGCGTGCGAATCCACACCCAACTTCCAAGTTACTTTGTCGTTGAAATCGACCAGCCCGCTAAATGCTTTGCACATTTGCTCTCCTTTTCCTAACTTTCCTAGCAAAATCAGTATACCACAGGATCGTTGGCTGTCAACAAGAAATTTCGCTAATTCTTGCGGTAGACCTCGTCTTCAAATCCTTCGGCAGCGAGGGGAAGCTGTCCTCCGTATCTCGGGTGTTCTTTGGACAGGCAGGCGCAGAGTTCTTTCACTCCAAGTCCTGAGTTGATTCGAACCAGTGTCACCGCTTCATCGTATGTGTGGCCGACCACTTCAAAACCTAGTCGGTCGGCTTCTTTCAGTCCGTCCACAAGGATGTCTCTCGCTTCTCCCTGAGTCCCATTTTCAACCAGGTGCCCGCCGAACGTGTCCTTCTCTACCCACTGCCCTGTCTTTTGGCTCTTGGCTTTGTAGAGGATAACGTCCTGGTCGTACTCGCGCAGGATGGGCTTGAGAGTTCTCGGATCAATTTGTCCCGTATTCCATGTTTTATGCTGGACTTCTACGCGGGGGCTCCAATAATACAGAGGTCTCCCGGAGGGAAGGACCATCTCCAACACCTTGTCCGAGTGACACTTAAAGAACAACACCGGGGGCAGAACTTTGCGCCCGAGTTTCTCGAATTTTTGGATTTCCCACTGTAGCTCCGGGACCCCTACCCCCGTCAAGTGTCCCGGGTTTCGGATAGCAAAAACCGCCGCCCTCTCCATATCCTTCCACAACCAGGTGACTTCTATCCACTCTTTTCTGAGAACTGCAATGGACTCCTCAGCCACTTCAGCGGGGAGTTCAATTCCCATGTTGCGGGCGTACCCCTGTAGGCCGGTCCAGTATTTCAGGCCAGTGTCCTTATCCACATACTCATCCCCGGGGCCCAAGGCGTATCCTCCACCTAAAACCGGGGGTTTGCAGAAAGTCCGTTTGCTGGAATCTCCCTTGATCTTCCATTCCACCCACAGATCGTGGTAGCTCTGGTTGTACATTCTAGTGGCAAATTGGATGTACGGGTCTAAGGGAAACTGCATCCCATCCAAGATTTCTTTTTCAGGGTAGTCGGGTCCGTGATAGGTGAAGGTACTGGTGAACACCCCCTGAATGCTCGGGCATCTAGCAAGAAAACCGATCACTCTATTTTCGATTGCGTTCAAATCCGCCACGACGAATTTGTATCCGGAGGGTGCGCGGAAGGCCGACCGCTGAACCCCGGCAGCCACGTTCAAAGGTTTTCCGAACTCGCGGACGATCCCTTCGTAGTCCATTTCCCGGACAAGATTGATGGCCCGGTCCAACTTCTTCTCGACTTCTTTGGTGGGCTTCAACAAGTTGCCCACATTGACTCCGTGCGCGGCCCAGCGGCCCGTGTGCGCCCCGTAGTAGGTGTACTGATAGCGAAGGCGTCCGTCCTCGGCGGTCATGTCGGCGAGCGCCGTGTACTTTGAGATAGAGGACTTGGCGGTTTGCAGGCGGAGTTCCAAGACTTCGCGGCCTTCTGGTGTCAGGTCACACTCTCCGGCCAGGGCCCGGGCTATGAAGTCTTTTCCCAAGGACGTGAAGAGATACCCTCCGTTTTCCTGCACCCAACCGATCAGTTGGTCACGAGAACTTGGGTTTTCGAGTTGGGTTATTTCCTTGAGCCGGGCCAGCAACGGCTCCCGGGCTCGTAGAGCAATCTCCCTGGCATTTTGAACTAGAAGCGAGTCCGTGGGCCACCCGGTTTCGTTGATCTTGCTATCCAGTCTCCAGGTTTCCAATTCTTCTTCGGACATGGGGAACTGTGCTAGTTTCTTCCCCGCCGCTCTCTCTGCCTCCACGTCCATTTTTCCGTATTCACGAAACTGTTCCCACTCTTTGGGGTGGGTGTAGGGGGTATTGAAAGTAGGCCCGGAGAGGCCGAACAACGTTTCTTTCCCGCCCTTGTCCACGGGTTCGCAGAACAACCGAATGAGCGCCGCGCCCTTTCCGGTTTTCCCCCCGCCGAGGCGCAGCTTGGCCTTGGCCCCGAGACCCAAGACCTCGCCCGCCTCATGCAGCTTTCCTGGAACCCCGGCGTATCTGGCATGGGACATCGTACAAACCCATTCAGTCGCTGGCTTGTCTATGCCCAGAAGCGACTTGGATACTTGTCTTTCGAAGTTAGCTCCCCAAGAGTGAATGATGCAGAAGGGGTCGAGCAGCGCGTCTTCTAACTCGGCGGGGATTTGTGGATGGAGGTGAGGCTCCCATACCGTGACCGCCCGGTCGCCTCTAGCATACTGACCCATGATGATTTCGGCGGAGGGGTGTGCCAGATACACATCGAGTCCCACCTCGTCAAGAGGAGGAACTGCGCGTGTTTCCCAATCAAGGTGGAAGTCGGTCATTCTCTACTTTCGTCCATTACCTGGACACACCTGTTAGAATTTTGATTGCAAGGTCGGCGTGCTCTTCCGTCAGGCCCGTTTCAAAAGGCGTGTGAACCAAGAAAGGCAGCAAATGTTCCATGTCGTGGTCATCATCCAGGATCACAAAGGACTCGACCTCTTCTCGGTCGTATTCCTCCAACCACTTTGAGATTTCTAATCCCCGAGGAAGCTGATTATACCCTTCATATAAACGAGGGGTCACACCAATCACAGGAGCCACTACGCCCCAAGAGTGGAGATTTTCTCGACACTTCATCAATCCGTCAGTCCGCCACACGCTGCTGACCACGATCTTGGCTCCTGTCTCTTCTGTGATCCGGTTCAAAGCGGAGACGCAGGGCGGCCAGGCCCTAGCTTGTTTTCCAGAGGGAGGATAAGAGAGTGAGGGGATAATCGGCCCGTCGAAATCGAGAAAGACAATCCGCATACGTCCTCCGTCCCTTACCTGGACACAACACAATTTTCTGCTTGGGGCGGCGTGTGCGCCTGGTGATAGAACTCGGCCCCGAAGACGAGGATCACGAATAGAGCTAAAGCGATGTTGAGCTTCATCTAAACGCCCACATATCTGACAGCTTTGCAACAGACACGGCCAGCGTGGCGTGTATGTCTTCAAAACCTCCACCCTCTTGAATTCGTACCACACTCTCCGACGGCATATTGTCAACCACAATCTCGATATTTTCTTCGAGGAGGGCGAGTTCTTCGATAAGCGAAACGCACCACTCTATTGGCTTGGTAGAGGGCTCGCCAGGATGCGCAAGGAATTCGCTGCATTGCCGATAAACATCTCGCCACTTCTCCGGTATCTTCAACTCAGCCATTGTGGGCCTCGCTTTCCTTGAGCGCAGCGAGCAATAATTCACTCACAAGTTCATCGCTGGGTTGTAGCCTGCTCCCGCTGATGTAGACATGCTTTATAAGCACATCTTTGATCCGCTCCTCCGCTGTCTTCGGCTTTGGCGCGGTGAGGCGGAATATCATATCGTCAAGGAAAGCTGGTGGCATGGGAATCTGACAGTAGCCAAACTCATCCGTGACCGCCGCTTTGATCTGCTCCAGCGTGTACGACGCGGGGCGCTTGGCGAGTACGGCTGCAATGTCTACTCTTACCATGTTCAGGTTGTATTCGACCAGTGGTGTGTTACCGTAACGCTGCCAGATGTTTATTATTTCGATTAGCTCCTCGTTGTTCAGCGTCCCATTCGCTGTTGTCTTGCTCATGGCTTCCGCCTCTCTTCCAGTAATACCTTGAACGTCAAGCACCAGCACCACGGATTGCTGGACCATAGATGCTTATTTCTGTTGATGGAGTCCCAGAGTTTACGGTAATCTCCACGTGCATTATCGCGCAAAGTTACCTCGCTACCAAGTCTTGTTCCATCGAGCAAAGATTGTGGACGCGGTATGCCCTCCTCAAAACAATCGTATGCGCTTATGTCCTGCACACGCTCTACGCGAACTTCCGTAATCTCCAGCCAAGTCCTAGCGTACCGCTTTGCCATGAACATAGCCGCCAGGCGCTTCTCTGACTCATTTTCTACACGGCGTCCATCCATGTAATAGCCGATGAGTGTCCCGTCTTGTCTCTCTGTTAACGCAGACCACCCCTTCCTTTGGACGATCACGCCCTCTTTGATGTAGAGCCGGTCGCCCGCCACTCCGTAATTCTTTGGTCCATGCTTTCTAACGAAAGCGTCTGATCCCATGCCGTGATACACACCTAGCGATTCACACTCCTCGATCACGAGTCCAACCGGACCTCCGGTAGGAAACGGATCACGGCAGATGAACAGATTCCCAACCTTCGTATCGTTGAAATTGGGAGGGCTGGTTCGTGACATATACGGCTGCTTATTCCAGACGCGGCGTGTCTGAGTCTTGCGCCCTTCACGGATCGCTCGAATGTTATCCGACGTAAAAAGTATGCCTGTTTCCTTCACGATTTCCGCCTCTCTGCGGTAGTAGGGATATGCGCTCATCTCAGACATGTGGTGCCTCCGTCATGCCGGTTCTAAAGCTCAGTTCCATTTCAGCCAGTTCCCGTTGAAACTCATCTAAAGGCTGAGGATTATCGACGAGAACATACCCAAAGCTCACTAGCTCTACCGTATCGCTGTTCCAAGGAATTCGTACACTATGCCCCGGCTCGGTCATTGTTTTGTCACTCAGTGGTGCCATGTGGTTCCTCCTTCATGCCGCGTTGCGCCTCTGTGAGCGCGGATTGCACGAGGGCTATCGTGCGCTGCATTATTTGCATAGGTTCTGGACAATAATAGCACGCGCTTAGATTCACGAGTTGATTAAGTTGTTCCCGCAACTCCGTGATCTCCTGCTGGCGTTTGATAATCCATTCGGCACCGGCTTTCCATGTTGAGGCTTTAGTCGCGCCGACAAGTTTAGCTATGATCGGAGCTACTCTGTGACCATTGAATTCTCCATAGAGACGAAGTGTGCAGGCTGTACCAGGGTAGTAGTCGTTGCAGAACGTCAGTTTATTCCACGCCGCCCGTACCAGCTTCTCATTTGCGCTCATCTCAGACATGTGGTGCCTCCGTCCAGGTAATGGACTTTTCAATCCTCAAGTTCACTATACCACACATTCCTAGTTTTGTCCACAAGATTGTTACCACCAAGGATTCGTAAAGTTTGTAAGCGGTTGCCAATCGTTGTGGGCAAGAGCCTTTTGTGTTGCAAAACGTTCTAAGCGTAAACAAAGTTGCTCTGTCATTCTACCCCTTCTCTGTTCTTGTAAATTTCCGCGCAAACTAAGCACGCTCCTGCGAGGGCAGCGGGGTGGATGTTGCAGTTCACATCCCAAGATACTTGACGACCGCAAAGAGCTGCAGTATCCGCGCCTCCGGAGGGCTTCCTTCCTTTGTTGGACAAGGGCCGAATGTGCCACCGGCTCGCAGAACCAGCAGTTACGGCCTCACAAAAACTGTAGTCAACCATCTCGCTACCTCCTCGTCCATTACCCGGACTTTTCCATTATACCACGGATTCGTTCCTGCTGCTTGTCTGTTGTTGCTGCGTAAAATTTCTCAACGACCGCGTGTGAGTCCCCGAGCAGTTTGGCTACGTCGAATAGAGTCGCTCCTCGTTCGAGTAGCGTACAGGCGAGGGAGGCCCGAAATTTGTGGGGGTGGCAGTTCTTGACTCCGGCACGGATGCCCAAGTCAGCGACGAGTTTGTACAGCTTGGCGCGAGAGAGCCCGAACAGAATGGGAGAGTCGTCTGCCCCCGATACAGTTCCGGTGCGGCCAAGATAGACAGCCTCCAACGTCTCCAACAGTTCGCCGTACAGCGGAACAACCACCCAGGTCTTTCTCTTCCTAGTTTGAACGTGCAGCTTTCTGTCTGTCCAGTTAATGGACGACCAGCGCACCGTCACCGCGTCTGATCCTCTCAGGCCGGTCCATCTCAGCAAAAGGAAGGGCAGTCTGTCTGGTCCAGTAGCCGCCGCGTCGAGTTTGGCGATCTCTTCCGGTGTAAATGGGTCTGGGCCTTTGGGGTCTGAATCTGGTTTGTACTTGTTCCGCAAGGGGCTGCTCTTGATGAGTCCTTCTTCCACGGCTAGGTTGAAGACAGCTTGGAGTACGGTGGTTTCGGTCACAAGCCCGCGCCCCGAGCCGCCTTTGGCCAACGTGGCTTCTTTCCTGAATATCAAATACTCCTCGGCCAGAGTCGGGGTAACGGCGTCCATTTTCCGGACTTTGAGTTCAGCCATGCGGGAGAAGAACCTGTCCGCCGCCCACAGGTACAAGTTCCGGCTGCTCTCCGCCAACTCCCCGAGCTTCACTCGCCGGTCAAGTTTTTCTTGAAAGAGGGTTTCAAATTCTGCCATGTTTGGCTGCGCCGTGAGACCCCGGCCCGAGGCCAAGATTGCGAAGCTCTTGGGGGGCAGGACCAGCTTCAAAACTTCCCACTCCTCTGCCTTGGGCCCGCCAGCGATAGCGCACTCGATCTGACGCGCCAGGGTTCGAGCGGCCTGGGGGAGGCGTGTGCCCAGAGAGAAGCGAAGCCTTCTCCCCCCGGATGTGAGGTCCAGGTGGTAAGAGGCTCCGCGTTTGATTAAATTGGACATGGGTTTCCTTTGTTTTTTGCGGGCAGGACTAAAACGACCCCGACCACGACCACGACCGCGACCCCGACCACGACCACGACCGCGACCCCGACCCCGACCACGACCGCGACCCCGACCACGACCGCGACCCCGACCACGACCGCGACCCCGACCACGACCGCGACCACGACCACGACCGCGACCCCGACCACGACCGCGACCACGACCACGACCGCGACCCCGACCACGACCGCGACCGATATTTCTGTTTGCTAGCCCTCATGCTCGGCCTACTTTCCGAGGCCAAAGGACTCGATGGCGGCAGTTTGGACGTACCAGGTGTTGTTCGGCAAAGGCTGTGCGTCTTTGTAGTCCTTCTCGCTGGATGGCCCGGTTTCGTACACGATCTTTGCCCCTTCCAACTTGACAAACTTGTCATTGACTCCGACGAGCTTGCCGGTGTAGAAGTAGTTCATGCAATAGATCAGAACGTTTTCGTTGAGCAAGGCTTCGAGACCCTCGCCTTCTATTTCGGTGACTGTTACAACTTGCTTCATAAACCCTCCTTCGGGTTTTGGTTGCGTCCGGCTAATGGACATGGTTATTCCGCCAACTTTGGTTAGACCTGTTCGGACAAGGTTTCGATTGCACACTCAAGGGCATCGACGGCGCGGCGGGCCACATCTTCCAAATTCTCGATCTCGTCCTTGAAATCGCGCAGCCGTTCTTGACGAATATACCCTACACGCTTGCCCAGAAGCCTGACTTCAACGGCTAGGTCATTCGTGCGCCAATGGTCGGGGTAGAAATAGGTAATCAGGTTTTGCAAGCCCATTTAGTTCTCCTCGTAGTCAAAACCGCTGATTTGCCGACACCGCCTCTGTTCAGCCCAGTCGCCGTCAGAAGAAACGCGCTCTCGTGCCAAGGCTTCGGCTTCATATTGGTCGTCGGCCTCTACGATTACAGAGCCTCCGAAATCAATCTTCCATCGCTTCATAAACCCTCCTTCGGGTTTTGGTTGGTTGTCCATTACCTGGACTTGTTGTTTAGAACGTCGCAACCCAACAAACTTTCTTTCCGCCGAAGCTGGAGTCGAGTGGCGTGTCGGCCCAATCGTAAACCCGGCCCCACACGTTGTCGAAGTCGCTGGTTGTTGCTCCTTCGTCTTCGGCTAGGGCGCGTAGTTCGTCCACGAGGTCCAGCTTTTCGTCGTCCAGGTAGTTGCCGCCGAAGGGGGCCAAAACCTCCAAACGGTCTGCCGCAGTGCGGGCAACAAGAGGAATGTCTCCGCTGTCCCACACGTCCTTCATGTCCAAGTGTCGCTGCCACTGTGCCATAACATCTCACTTTCTGTCCATTACCTGGACGACTCGCTGGTTCCCGTTTCCGGGTTCCAGGGCGGTAGATTGTACATTTCGTGAATAGCGACGGTGGCGGACGATACGTTGAACCGCGTGTTAATGAAGGACAAACCCACGTACTTTGTCGCCAGGTCGTGAAGGGCGCAGATAGCTTGCGCTCGGAATAGACACAGCGTCCGCTTATTCAGGGGCCGGTCGTCCGAGGTTTCAATCACAATGACGTGTTTCATTTCTTCCCCTCCTCCTTAATAAACTTTCCCAAGGCGTTTCGGCTTTGAACTCTCTTTGGTTTCACAATTCCTTGCTCTTTTCGCCGGAGTTTGGCTTCTTCCAATCCCTTTCGTGTTCCTTCTGAGATTTTCTTTCGGACTTTCGGGTCGGCCAAGGCTTCCTTCGATTTTTCGGATTGTTTCTGACGTTTTTCTGGATCAGACCACCGTTTTGTCATGTTCTCGGACATTTTCTGCTTAATCTCCGGGCGGTTTGCTACTTGCTTGGCGCGTTTTGACCGGATCGGCCTCCCTTGGGGGTTTTCAAGCCATTTTGTTTGGCCAGCCAGTATATTCTTTCTGATGTCGGGGTCGGACCACATTCGTTTCATGGAGTCAGACTGCCTCTTGCGCTCCGCCGGGTCTTCATACCGTCGTCTATGAGCTTCTGACATTTTTTCTTTCGCTTCGCTGTTGAACTTTCCTCCTCTTCCGCCGTGGGTAGAGTTGTACCCATATTTTCGGTCAGCAGAGTCGAGAAGCAGTATCCAAAGGATTTCCAAATCGTTCAACTCTTCTTCGGTTTTGGCCCACCCCAAAACCCCCGCTACAAAATTTTCCTTCCCGTACTTGTTGAGAGCGCGGTGAAAATAAAACTGCGGACGATTCTCGGCGTCGTGCAGATGGCTCGTCCACCGAGCGGACACCGAACCCCAAGTCTGCCCAACATACACTTTTCCATTGACAAGATTCGTAATCAAGTAGATTGCCCCCTGTCCAGCGGGTACGTCGTCGATGCTGCACGTCAGTTGTTCGGACATAAACCGTTCAAAATCTTCAATTTGCATTAAGTTGCCTCTTTGTAGGGAATTGGGGTCTGAATTGGCCCGCTATACTACTAGCAATTCCCGTGCCAAACTCGCAACCTTTGCAAAGAAATCTGTGGAAAACTCACTTTTTCTTCGCTTTCTTCTTCTCTGCTTTCTCAGCGGCGACGGCCATCTTCGCCGCCAAGCTGTGAATCGCGGACCACTCGATGGTGAAGGAAGTTCTCATTCCGGCAAGGCGCACGGTGCAGGTTCGGGGGCGGGCTTCGATCACAACCTCCCGGTGCTTCCCCCTTTCCCAAACGGCGTCCGAGGTTTTGAAGTTCAGCCGGGTGGTTCTCAGAGATAAGTCGGTCATTTCATCCCCCACCTGACGGCCAGGATAATCAGCACCCAGCACAGCAGCGCCAAAGGCAGAGCGTACATTAAGCCCCGGAAGCAGCCGAGGCCGTCGTTGTGGTTGGTCATTTCTCCTCCGGTTTATCTGTCTTGCTCCCCATCTCTGAGGATAGAAACTGTAGAGCGTGCGTTTGCCCGCAGAAGTGGAAGGTCTTCGGGCCCTTGAGTACGCCCACGGCTTCTGCGTCCTCCCACTTCCAGAGTTCTTTGTAAAAGTCCACTACCCGGACAACCCACCAACCGTTCGAGGCTGTGTGAGTCTTCGTGCAGCCGAGAGTGTCACACGTTGGGGTTGAGAGTATCAAGCGGCCTCCGGTCGAGACCCGGTCTGGCTGATCTCATCCACCAAACGGTTGGTGGTTTCAATTCCGAAGTAGACCAAGGGAAGAGTGCCCCCCGCCATCAAACTCCGAATTGTGAAGTCATTGGCCGTTCTATAGGCCGAGGTCTGCTTCATCGAAAAGTCCAACAAAGCCCGTTGCAGGATAATTTGTTCCTGCTCGGTGAAGCAGCCGAAGCGGTCTTTCATGCTGGGCGGTGTGGGCTGCCGATTGATGGCGATGATCGTTGCTAAATCGTGCATTGTTCCTCCTCTGCGTTGCCCCGGCATTTGGAACCGGGCGCTGCCGCATTAACCGGACTGGTTTGTCCGGCCCATCTGCGTTACTTGAGAAACTGGCCGCAAGCGCACTGCAACTCGCTCCCCTTCGTGGTACTGTGGCCGTGTTCCACGCGGAAGGTCTTGAGTTCGTTGTTGACCATCGCCGTGGTCACATAGGTCGCTTCAATATCGACAACCCGGCTGCACTTCGGACAGGACAGATGCTTCATCGTGGCCCCCTCTCGTACCCGTTGTCCCACTGGTTGTCCCACTGGCTGCGCTCGTCACGTTTGAATCTCCGGGCGACCGCCTCGTCTTCCCGCTTGTTCCTGGCCGCGACTATCTCCGCCCAGGTCGGGCCTAAACTCCCTTGCTTGACTATCATGTTGCCTCTTTCTTGATACAGCGAGAATGTTACCATGCTACAAGCATAAACACAGCTATAAACATAACTGTGAAGCCTACACGATAGATGAATCTTTCGTGCCTGAGAACCCATTCATTTGAGAGCATTTGTTTTCTCCTTGTTAGCATCTTGCGCTTTCCTGGCCGCTCCCGGCCCGCTTAAAGTCTAGGCTTCTCAGTTCCTAGCTTTGCTTGCGACTTCGGAGCGGCCAGAGCAGAGCAAGTCTGCCGATTGTGGTTCAAAACGCCAGCGCAAAGAGCACAAAAACCAAGATTGCGTAGGCTCCGAGCGGCGCTAGTGCGTCGCGGTTGTCGAGTACGGCTTGCAGTGCTTTCATTTTGCGATCTCCGTTGGAAGTTTCATACGAAGCGTGGCTGCTTTGGCAAACTCAAATGCCGCAATACGCTCTTCGCTGCGATCAGAGCCGTCGTCGGGGAACTCAGACAAGTTGCTCTTGCGAATACCTATCTTTTCCCAATCTTCGAGTGACTTCCAGAGGCACCCCATACGCACCCACCGGGAGCCGTCTTGGAAAAGTACAGCCTGAATCTGGTAAGGGTAAGCTGAGTACGCCATGCACCGCATTGCCGAGATTCTTCCATCGCGCAGGTCGGCACCGCGCAGGTAGGCATCGCTCAGGTAGGCACCGCTCAGGTCGGCACCGCTCAGGTCGGCACCGCTCAGGTCGGCACCGCGCAGGTCGGCACCGCGCAGGTAGGCATCGCGCAGGTCGGCACCGCGCAGGTAGGCACCGCGCAGGTCGGCACCGCGCAGGTAGGCATCGCGCAGGTCGGCACCGCGCAGGTAGGCACCGCTCAGGTCGGCACCGCTTGATACTGCCTCTTCCACAGTTGCTTTTACCGTCGTAATGTTCGGAGCTGTATAAATCACAGCGCCGTAGATGTTTTTGAGTTCAATCATTTCCTGCGCCTCCAATGCGCTGTACTGCTGTTATGGCCTGCATTCCCGGCACACGCACCCATCCTGGTGTTCATCGTTTCCGTCGCTGTTCATAGGTGTTTCCTCCCTTGCATGATGTGTGCCAGATGCGCCACTGATCCGCCCGAGTATTTCTGAAACTCTTTCTATGGGCGCAACGAAAGGATGAGAGTAGCATCCCTCTGGAGTATTTTGGTAGCGCCTCGCCGAGGCTTCTGCATCATCATCGCGGTAGTGGCGGGAAAGTATTCGCCCGCCATCTTCAGCGCCAAGAATTACCGCGTACCTGAATTTCCTTTTCATCTGCATCTCCATTTTTTGTTTCCTCCCTTGCATGATGTACTACGTTTTGGTGCGATATTGCACCTGTTACGGCAAGGACCGCGCGGCGGAGGTTTCCTCGATGTATGCCTCAACAGCGGCATTAACCAAGTCCATCTCGTCACATTTCCCATCGGCGGGACTCTCTTCAATCCCCCTTAGAGCAAGGATGAGGCGGACTTCAGCGGCATTCAACTTTGGGGTCTTTGACTCCGTAGAGCTTAATTGCCGAACTTCGAGCATCGCGTCGGCTATCGTGTATGCGTCCAGGCAATAGGGCATCACGTTCATGTCCATGTCCAAATCTCCCCGGCTGATGATCGCCTGTATCGCTAGCGCCCCAAAGTAATCCCTCAGTTTGATTGATGGAGGCCGGGGTATTTCCTTGTCCACTTCGCGTTTCATTACCACTTTGTTTCTCCTTTGACGCACAAGGTATGCTCTTATGCGCTTTTGTTGTAAACCGTTGAAAATACGCTATTGCACTCAGGACGATTGGGAATTATATACTTGACTTCCGTTTTGTGCTTTCATACGAAAGCCTCACAGCTTTCGCTGCATCCAGCGTCTTCATCTTCGTCTGGAATGGGCGGAAGGGTCATAAGTTTGGACATCTCCACAATATCGGATGCTGATCTATGACCACGGAAAAAGGTGCGAGGGGTACCGTCTTCATTATGCCCGGCCAGCCCATATTGATGCTCCATATGGCCCCACCAATTAAAGGAGTTGGGGGTTTCCTGCGCGATCCTAACAAGTTTTGGAATGTGTTTTTTGTGGCAGCAATCGCAGTTCCCTTGATGGTCCTTCAAACCCAGGTCGAACTTCTGATCTTTCCACCAATCTACGATTTCAGGTTTGGTTGTGGGCCAATTCTCCGCCAAAGGTCGGATGACCCCTTCCTTCGGTTTGAGACGCTTTGGCTCATCAATGCGAATTCCTTGGGCGGTCAAATACTCTTCCCATCCGATGCTCCGCATGTAGCTACGAATGGCATTGGCTTTGAGTTCGCGGGTACAGTGCAAGTAATTCATATTCGGAATACCGTAGACTTTGATAACGTCCTCGAACGGCTCTCCATTTCGGGATGCAGTGGAAAAATTCACAATGCGATGAGTCGAAGCAATTCCTCGTTCGGCGTGAGCCACAGCCTCAACCCATACAACTCCCAGACCCCATTCATCGCTGCACCGTTGCACGAAAACAAGCGTCTCTTCTCGTTCTTTACCTGTGTTGGCGAAGACAAAAGCGAGTTCGTGGGTAGATGACCATTCATTCTTAATATGCCACGCCATGTAAGCGGAGGATCGCCCCCCTGAAAAGCTAACGAGCAGTTTTTGCATTTTTGTCCTCTTTCCGTTTGCGCTTCTTCGCCGCTTTTGACTTCGGTTTTGGCCTGTGCGACAGGACAACATCGGTTATCACGTTCAACACTTGCGGTATTTCTTTCATGCTGTAAGCCTTTCGTAAGTCAGATGCATGATTAAATAGTATACAAACCTGCTTTGTATGTCAAGTGCAATATCGCACTAAACTGTGGATAATCTGTGCAAATCTCATTTATCTCCAGTGTTTACGCGGGTGAAAATCTTTACCGGTGATCGTCTAGACGCTGCTGATGTGTGTGCGGGACAGGGGTGGGTTCAGCCAAATACTGCTTAGCGACCCGGAGCCTGGTTTCGAGGTCGTGCCGTTGCTTCGGGGTCACGTCCTGCGTGAGTTGGAGGGTGACGTTCTCGATCTCCTCCTGGTAGAATCTCGTGCTGTTGGGCTGGCCGGTCATTTGGTCTCATTTCTGTCCGGTTAATGGACTTTTCGGTTTGGGGCCTACAGCCAGATCAGCACTGCGACCGCTAAAATCATAATAGCGCACCTGGCTCTGCTTGTCAAGTCCGCCTGTGGAAAACTATGGCGCGGTGTCAGGACCGGGGTCAGCCGGTCGTGCTGAAAAGCGGAGGCTACCACGTCGTCTTCGCCGAGCCATGCGGCTTGCTGGACGGTCACTTGTGCCCCTCTTTCTGCCCGCAAACACACCGGGCGCTGACGCAGAGACTACATTTTCCCGCCAAGCAAGCCGTACACGTCCACTCCGGTTTTGCCGTGCGGGGTTTGGCCTTGGCCCGGAGAAAGCTGGACAAGGAGTGTGCGGCGTCCGCCAGGGAGTGAACAGATCGGCGGCTTAGCCTTGCCGGGGGTTGGATGAAGGAGCGAACTAGCACGATTCCGTATCCCCCGGAGCGTCTGGTTCGGCGGAGTCCACGAAATACTTGTAGATTGCCGCTACAAGTTCCTCGGCGGGGTCGGTGTTGCTGACCGAATACCCGTAGTCGCTTAGCACAGCCTGTGCGGCGTTGAAAGCCTCATCAGTCGCCTCGCGGACCTGCCCTTCGGTTAGTTCGTAGCAATTATGCAAGTTCCTCGCTTGCTCTGATAGACTCATTTCAAACCTCTTTCACCATTAGCCGTCCGTTATCTGGACGTTGCCCGCTCCCCGCGACTTGGACGCTGGTTGATTAGGGAGCATCCCAGGTTCCGCTGGGCCGGGTTTTACTTCTTGGCTTTCGCCGCCTTCTTCTGCGCGGCCTGGAGCCTCTTGGCAATTGCCTTGAGGTACATGAAGTGTCGCCTGTACTCCGCGATCTGCTCGATTGTGTAGCCTTCGGAGCGGCCTATGGCCGGTCCGTGTTCGAGCCAATAGGCGAAGTCGTGAACGCGACAGCCGATGGCGATCTGCGTAAGGGAGCAAAGCGAAAGGGGGTGCTTGGTTCCATACAGGAGAGGGGGGGTTGTTTCCCACGCATCGCCGAACACCCGCGCATCGCCGAACACCCCCGCATCGCCGGACACCTGCGCATCGCCGAACACCCGCGCATCGTCGAACACCCGCGCATCGTCGAACACCCACGCCTTGCCGGACACCTGCGCATCGCCGAACACCCACGCCTTGCCGGACACCTGCGCATCGCCGAACACCTGCGCATCGCCGAACACCCACGCATCGCCGGACACCTGCGCCTTGCCGGACACCTGCGCCTTGCCGGACACCCGCGCATCGTCGAACACCCACGCCTTGCCGGACACCTGCGCATCGCCGAACACCCGCGCATCGCCGAACACCCCCGCATCGCCGGACACCTGCGCATCGCCGAACACGATTGAGGTTGGATGAAGATAGGCCGAGTCTTCAACTGTGGCGGTTTTGTACACCCAACCCCCACCATTTTTGTGTTGACGCCAGTCTGCCGGTTTTGAGCCGTAGACGGCATCGAGTACGTTTTGAGGAACGGCCATACGCGCCGCCTTTCTAGTCCAGGTAATGGACTGGTTGATGGTTATCCGAGCCACTGCTTGGCCTTTACCGGCTTGACAGCGCCGCCGTTTGGCCCACACTCGCCCTTGATGTAGCCAATCCACCGGGCGCGGTTGAAGGCCGGGTTTTGCTCCGCGCAGAAGTCGGCCAGAGCGTAAACCAAGCGGGTCCAATCTTCGGCCCGCTGAGCCAGGATTGTTCCCTGACCGTTGAGGGGTTGAAGGCCGCGCACCTTGTCAGCCAGGGCGATAAAATCTTTCTTGGGCATTGCCATTGTGTCCTGCTTTCCGAGCAATTAGTAGTCGCTCAACCCCGCCGCGTGAAGGCTTGCTCTTGAGGTCATACCGGGTTACGCTCCCGGCGAACGGTTAGGCTAGACGTGTTCCAGGTCTTCAATGGCCGTTTCGCGGGACACACCGCGCCCGCCCGCAACTTCCATCCAGTCCGTGATCTTCCCGGCGCTATCAGCGGGAAAGACTAGGGTTTCAAACCCGCTAAACATGACGACTACCGAAGACACGACGAAGAACTCCTCGCCCTTCTTCACAAGGCACTGGCTGGCCCCCGTTCCAGACCTGGGCAACTCTCTTACAAATTCGACTTTCATGCCGCCTCAATTCTCGCCCATCCGGGCCGGGTTAAAAGTCCATTACCTGGACGCCGCGAGGAGTCAGTCCGTTTCCTCGTCTTCGTCTTCGGTGTCTTCGCCGGGGCAGTCCTCGAAGCACTTCCCCGTCTTGTTTTCCTCGTTCTCCGAGTCTTCCGCTTCAAAGCCCTCGTACAAGCGGCCACAATGCGGGCAGGCCCACTGGTAGGCTTCGATGATTTCTTTCCCGCAGTCTTCGCAGGTCAGACCATCGGCTCCCGCGTACTCCCCGGCTTCGTATGCGGACAGAGCGTGACCCATACTCTCGTGTCCGGCTTCGCCGCAAGCGCGACAGATCACTTCATCTTCCCGCGTGTAGGCAACGATTATCAACTGCTCTCCGCTTAGCATTTTACCCTTTCTCGACCCTCGCCAGCGGTTGGGCCGCCTGGGTCACTTTCCCGTTTTCCCGCCATACCGGGCGGGCGCGGGTTGGATTAGCTGGTTACGAGCGAGACGCGCCCTTCATCGTCCGCACCAAACTGCTCTTTGGCAAAGGCAATAGCCTCTTCCCTAGTTGCAAAGGTCTGGACGTTCTCCCACTCGTTGTCCATTCCCGGATCGAGGTTGGGCTGCTTGGGAACGTCCACATACCATTCGTTATACTCGTGCGCCATCGGCTCCCCTTTTCTGTCCATTATCTGGACGGTTTTGTATGGTACGAAACAACGGCTAGTAGTTCCGCCAGTCCTTGACGTTGGCGACATACAGCCGGTCGAATTCTTCCGCGTCTTCGTCATTCTCAGCGGCCAGTTGGAAACGGTAATCCGCAAGGTTCCTGTCTAGGTCCGAGGCCGAGCCGATGAAAGCGCCGCCCCCGTCTGATGCCGTGCTGCCGCAGATCACGAATCCATCGGAGGTAATGGACAAGCTGGTGAGCGTTCCGCCGCGCCCGTCCCGCACTCCGTAGTCATGGCCGATAATGGCCCTGATCAGAGCGGTCATTTTCGGCGAGAATCCGAGGTTGGTGGGGTTGATGCGCTCGGCGAAGTCCTCGACCGGGTTTTGAATCGGGGAAACTTCCGCCTTGCGGACTGTGACCGTTGCCAGGATGCTATTTGCGTAGACCTGGATGAACTGGTTGGAGTAGACCGCGACCACGAGGCCGTCTGAGGCAACCCGCCCCCAATCTTTCGTGTCGGCGTTGATGTGAATTATGTCTCCTGCCTTCATTGTGCGCCCCTTTCTTGAGGATGTGCTTAGCATAGCACGGTTAAAAATCGTTGTCAAGCCCAGGCCGTGGAAAACTCTGTCCGGGTAATGGACTAAATCGTGTCCGCCTCGAAGTGAAACCGGCCCCGGACGATAGTCAAGCGGTGGTCAAGGGCAAAGGCAGAAGCGGAGGATACGCCGTACTCGTGCGCGGCTTCGCTCCAATCCCGGAAAGTCAGGTTGTCTTCATTCAAACGCTCGCGTGCGGCCTGAATGTGAAACTGGACAGAAGCCAGCCGTGATTCCAGGGCCATAATTTCGCGCCCCAGGTTGTTAATCCGTGCTAGTTTTTGGTGGTCCATGTTGTCCTCCAATGATGCCGGTAAAAAGTGGCGGGAATCTACCGGCCCGCCGTCCGGGTAATGAACTACTCTTCGCCGTCTGCCGTTGCTCTCTCGGTTTTGAGAATCTTGCGCCCTTCCGCGTCCAAGGCGTCATACAGCAGGGAGTCGATCTCGCCGTTTTCATCTACCATCATTTCGTATGCGTGGAAGTCCTTCCGGGCGAAGAACTGGAAGAAAACAGACTCCACCAGGGTGCCGATCTGGTTTGCGTCCCACTTCAAAACGTCTTTCGGCCATGCCGTGAGGGAATTGTCATAGTAGGACGTGAACCCGTCATAGGACGTGAATTTGTCTCTGATCAGCTTGTCCAGCGCGGTTTTGTCCGCCAGCTTGTACAAGGCCCGCGCCGTGCGTTGCGAAACCGTGCAGAAAATTCGATCAGTTGTGAAGTTGTAGGAGCCGGGCGAAGTCAACTCCACAAACTTGTATGGAATCTTGATCTTCGCCGCGTCCGAGAGCAGCGCGAAGAACTGCCCCGCGTACTCTTGAGCATAGGCCAGATGGACTTTGGCCCAGTCGATGTGTTCCCAGGAGTCGCCCGCACTGGGCAAAGGGTCGCCGTTATTGTCCGAGAACATCTGCTCCAATTCGTTCTCGATCAGTGACTCGTGGTCCGATTCGTAAAATCCGGTAAAGGGAATCGTGGTTTCCATTGTTTCCTCCGCTCTCTGCTTTCCACCTGTCCGACTTGAGACGGACCATCGGCGCATTACGGGCTTACGCCCGGCTAGAATCTCTCCTCGGTGCGGAACGGAACGAAAGAAAGGGCCATCGTGAAAGTGTCAGAGTTCGGCCATCTGTCAATCCGGGCCTCAAACCCGCCGCACCTAACGGAAGCGTGGCCCTCGGTGCAATACTTCCCGTAAACCGCCGATTGAAGGACTTCCCGCGCCATATCCTTGAGCCGGTCGATGCCCGGAACCGCCGAGGGTTCCCGCATAGAATCTGACGAATACTGCCAGTTGACCCGTAACATGTGATCGTGTACCGGCTCAAAGTCGAACTGCGCCAGCACACCCTCGATTGCCCGCTGCGCCCTGATCTTGTCCATGTTTCGCGCCCTCCTGAGCGCCGTGAGACTGAGTGAGAAGTCCATTACCCGGACAGTTGCCCGGCTTCGTGCCGGATTATGGTCATAGACGGCTCTCTTGTTTCGGCGCGTCCAATGCCCTTTGGATGGTTGCGGAGCTTGCCTTTCGTCTTGCACGAG